TTTTCACACAATCTCTTGTAATATTTATTAAGAGATATGATATACTTTTGTCTACAAATGTTTCGTTTAATGTGAGACGCTATTATTCGTATTGCTTGTTTTTGTTTTTTAATTTCACGACATTTACTGCAAATTATTTGCCGTCTAATACAAGCAACTTCCAATAAGGTTAAACTATCATCGTTCGCATTTGTTATAAGTGTTTCAGCATCAATTTCAAACCAAGGTTCAGGTCTATTTTCATTACGGGTTTTGTGTGTATTACATATTTCAAATATACAATATAATTTATCATCATTAATCCACGCAACATCTGCTATTTTTGTGCCATTAAATTCAAACCTATGCTCTAATTTAATAATTGAAGTGTCATTTATTTCAGGTAGTTTCCATATAGAACGACCGGCACATTCACAACAGTTTCTAATAAACGAAATTGGGATTTTTCTTTCCAATAAAGTTTTTAGTAAAATTTTTGCATCTTTATGTATTTGTGTTTCAGTTGGTTTATTATAATGATTACAGGGCGTTTTCGTATCAGCCTTGTGCCTAAAATGATGAACTCTTACTTCACCTTTTACTAAAATTAAATCCTTATTACATTCGGGACAAATATATTCATCTTTTTTATTTGCTATTTTAGGATAAACATATTCGCGAGTATGTTTATTTATTGCACCAAGCGATAACATATGTGTTATATTATAAAATAATATTAACATATCTTTATTATAATTTTATGAATATATATAGCAAATGCCTCACCAAAAGAGTAGTGATTATAAAGAAGCCGCCGTCCAATATTATTTAGTGGAGGATAAATCACAAGAAGAAGTTTGTAAAATATTCAAATGTTCCAGACGAAGTTTGATGCGTTGGGTGGATAAATCAAAAAATATGGGAAAATTACTGGATATGAAAGAACGCCAACGGCGTATAAGGCGCATAAAGAACATGTGGATTTTTTATTACAAGAAATCAAGCATAACAAAACCATCACTATTGAAGATTTATTGCGTTTATTGAAAAGTAAATATCCTGATTTAGATTTGAATAAATCACATATAAGTCGTATTATACACGATAATAATATTACTTTGAAAATCACGAGAATACGACACGAACCAGTAAAGCGATTTGGTAAGGATATTGATATAAATAAAAGCATAAAAGAGTTTTACGATGAAGTCAAAAAATACAAAATAGAAGATATTATTTGTATTGATGAAACCTCTGTAAAGTCATTACAAAAGCGTAACCGCTGTTATAGTGAAAAAGGGAAAAGATGTGTAATAAAAACACAATCACAAGAAGTATTCAAAAAATATACTGGGATATTTGCTATTTCGGTAAATGGTGTAGTTGGTTGGGATTTATATGAAAAGAGTGGAATAAATTCTGATAGAATGGTGGAATTTTTAGAAGCAAATATAACAAACAAATTCAAAAATAAATTAATAATTATGGATAATGCGAGTAGTCATAGAAATTCAAAAGTAAAAGATGTAATAACACAACACAATCATTTATTATATGCTGTTCCTTATCAGCATTTTACAAATTCCATAGAAAATTATTTTAGTATGTTGAAATCACGATTACAAAAATTAGACGGATTAACACACACAGAATTGAAAGAGAATATAATCAACACCATAACGAATATTCCAAAAGATAAATACAGGAACATAATTAAGGGTGCATATGAAAGACCAGAAAAATATGTATCCAATAAAAACAAGACACGAAAAATAAAGAAGAATTATTTATAGGTTATTCTCATATAAAATGGGCGTTTTAAATGAGAAAAGGTGTAAGACGCCACCAATCAGGATTGGATTACTTTGGTCGCCACCAATTTCCCGGTTTCTTTTCGACATTTAAAATCATATTGTTATAATCTACAAATCGCCGCTCTATGTCGCTATAATCCGGGCGTTGTGTGATGCATATCGGTGTTATTAAATACCATCTATCATAATTTTGGAGTTTTTTCCAATAAATATCGCATCCATATTTCGATTTATGTTGCGGATTATATGTGAATAATGATATACCTTCTTCAAAATTTTTAAGAAGCACACTCTGATATTCGCGTCGTACAATATAACTAGTACAGCAATTACAATTTGCGATTCGAACACACTCTGGACCTTCTATGTTATATGGTGGGTAATTATTTCCAGATAACAGAATAACATCCCAATTATTTTGGTATTTATCTAAAAATTTATTCAATTGATCTATTAATATTTCCGGAAGTATAAACTCGGCATCATCTTCACAAATAAGTACATAATCCCAATTTTTCGCAATAGCAATACGCAAACATTCTGCGTGACTTTTCCCACATCCTAACAACCCATTTTCAGGATCTTTTATCGCAGAGAATCGTTGCACATTTTGAAATGTGAAATCCGAGGGGTATGCATTACGTAAATCATTTACTTGGTTTTCAAAAAATTTACGACGATCAACTCGAGAATCTAAATTTATATAGATCGTATTCTTAATCAGATCTCCGATTGTGAGGGTTGTATTCACTTCAGTTCCCATACGAAATTATAATACGAATTCATATATATATGGTAACATTAATTACATTTATATTTGAATTTGTATTATAATTTAAAAATATATTCTAATATATGAATACAGAAGACAAACGAAATCAGTTTAGAATATATGATAAGTGTTAATATAATGGGAGGATTGGGCAACCAATTATTCCAGATTTTCGCAACAATAGCTACTGCACTACGTAATAATGATACGTTTTTTTTTATGAGGTATATCAGATTGCCTGGAAATCCGGGTCATATTAGAAAAACCCTTTGGGATACATTTTTGACTTCACTTAATCCATACATAACCAATGTGACTGATATAACAAATGCCGCATTTCAAAAACTGCCTATATGGAAGGAGTCATCGTTTGAATATAATGAATTACCTACATCAACCAGACAATTAGATAAGCCTCTTCGATTATATGGATATTTTCAGAGTGAAAAATACTTTGTGTCTAAATATACCGAAATATGCGATATTATTCAACTTCACGCGAAGCAAGAACTCATAAAAAGTGAATGTAGTAAAGAAGAATGGTCAAGCGAAATACGGGGAAATAATATGGTGGAAAAAACCAGACAACTAATAAGTATGCATTTTAGAATAGGCGATTATGTGTTAAATCCACATATTCACCCCATACTAGATATTTTATATTATAAAAATGCATTGAATTATATTTTTTCAATATTAAATGCGAGCACACCATTATCAATATTGGTATTTTACGAAGAATGTGATCAGATCACAGTGTATAAAAACGTAGCAATATTGCAGCGAGAGTTTAGCAAACACAATATAAAATTCTACTTTATAGATGTTAAAATCGAAGATTGGAAACAGTTACTGATGATGAGTATTTGCGACCATAATATTATTGCGAATAGCACATTCAGTTGGTGGGGTGCATATTTCAATGCGAACACACAGAAAGTAGTGTGCTATCCGAATATCTGGTTTGGTCCAGGTGTATCGTATAATACAAAAGATTTATGCCCCGATTCGTGGATTAAAATTACGGCGTCGGTATAAATTCCCAATCTAACTCGACACATATTTGTTTCCATATTTGGTCTTGCTCAATTCGTTTTTCGCGATCTTTCAACATCGGAAAATATGGAAGAAATTCACGTTCTTCAAGAAGTTCGCACAATTTATAAACTGTATAATAGTAGTTCAAGAAATTCACACGGTCATCTGGACAGAATTTAGCATATGGTCCTTGTATCTCCATAAAAAGATTGCATAAACGGTCTTCCAGATCAGGAGTCATAACTGGAGGTTTAATTCCTAATTTATCTTTAATAAATGGAATGTGTTCATAATATTTATTAAACCCGAGTTTTTTCATAATTTCTTTGGCTTTTTTGTCTGTGAATTGAGAGATTTCGATTCTCTCCTTTTTAATCTGTTGCTTAATACTTTCGATAACATTCTCTGGGATGGAAGTGGTTTCTTTTGCTTGAAATTGCGCCAAAATTTCGCGAAAATGATTGATTCTTTTATATGCATAAAAACACGCTTCTTTAGGCGGTTCTTTGTACGATGGTTTCTCATTATCAATAAGAAAAATCACGTGTTTCGCGCAATGATTACAAACCATAATACCTTCACATTCAACGGGTATCATTTCACCTTGGGAACAGAATTGGCATATATCAGTCGGATACACATATTTAGAAATATCGATATAATTATGATCGATACTTGATAGATATTTTTGAACGTTATTATGAGCATTCATATGTAATTCTTCTGCCTTTTTCGCTTCAGGTAATTTAAAAAATGCATTTAAGGATTTTGTCTTTGTAGCACCACCAGTTGTAATGGTCTTTTTATTCTCGAAATATTCAAATATATATTCACTATTATTCAAATAATAACTTTTATAAGTGTGCTCGTGGTCTTTTATTGTAGTGTTGATTTCTTTAATCCGATCACGGATCTCCATTATTTCGTCGATGGTTGAAACGGATTGTTGTGGCGCAATATTATCATCATTATGAAAAGACTGTTTCATTTCCTGCAGTTTTAACCTTAACTCTGATTTTTCTTTTTTAAGAGAGGGAATAACCACATCTTGTATATGCTGATATCCCGATTGTATTTCTTTGTGCTTACTATCAAGTGTAGTTATACTTTTTTCATCTAATACTATTTTTTTATTGGGCTTATATTTAAACGACGACATAAGATACGAAAATATTACTTATACCGGATACCTTATACCTGATACCTGATACCTTGCGGAAAACGGAAAACGGAAAACGGAAAACGGAAAACGGAAAACGAGAAACTAATATTATTATAATGAAGTAGACAAATATGAACCTATTTCAAATGAATAAAGATAATAGTACACTTTAGAAATAAATAGATAATACTATAAATGTTATAGTAAATGTGATTCGTTATAAAGAGATTTAGTGATAATTATTTAATTCGTATTTCATTTGTTTTAACGAAATACGAAACAACTTTCATATATTTAGGAAAACACATATTTTTTGTATAATGTGTTAATTTCTAATTTTTTTTTCTTGTTCAATATTATAACAAGCAATTTACAATGGGTGGAGGACTTATGCAACTTGTCGCCTATGGCGCACAGGACGTTTATCTTACTGGTAACCCCCAGATTACTTTCTGGAAGGTTTCTTACAAGCGTCACACTAACTTCGCTATGGAGTCTATCGAGCAGACTTTTAACGGTCAGGCTGACTTCGGTCGCCGTGTGACCTGCACCATTTCTCGTAACGGTGATTTGGCTTACCGCACTTACCTTCAGGTGACTCTCCCCGAGATCGGTCAGGGTCTTAAGAAGGGTGGTGACAGAGGTGTTTATGCCCGTTGGCTCGACTTCCCCGGTGAGCAGCTGATTTCTCAGGTTGAGGTTGAGATCGGTGGTCAGCGTATCGACCGCCAGTATGGTGACTGGATGCACATCTGGAATCAGCTTACTATGTCTACCGAGCAGCAGCGCGGCTACTTCAAGATGATCGGCAACACCACTCAGTTGACCTTCATCACTGACCCTCTGTTCAACGCCATCGATGGTCCTTGCGACGCCAATGCTCCTCGCCAGGTTTGCGCTCCCCGTAACGCTCTCCCTGAGACTACTCTTTATGTCCCTCTTCAGTTCTGGTTCTGCCGCAACCCCGGTCTTGCTCTTCCTCTGATTGCTCTTCAGTATCACGAGGTTAAGATCAACCTCGATATCCGCCCCATCGAGGAGTGCTTGTTTGCTATCTCTACTCTTAACTCTGGTACTTTGCCTAATGACTCGTCTTTCAAGACCGTCGCTGCCTACAACCAGTCACTCGTCGCTGCTTCTCTCTACGTTGACTATGTGTTCCTCGACACCGATGAGCGCAGACGTATGGCTCAGAACCCCCACGAGTACCTGATCGAGCAGCTCCAGTTCACTGGTGACGAGTCCGTTGGTTCTTCTTCCAACAAGATCAAGCTCAACTTTAACCACCCCGTTAAGGAGCTCATCTGGGTTGTCCAGCCCGACAAGAACGTCGACTACTGCTCTTCTCTTGAGCAGGGCACTATCCTCAACCGTCTTCTCGGTGCTCAGCCCTTCAACTACACCGATGCCGTCGATGCCCTTCCCAACGCCATCCACGCCTTCGGCTCTCAGTCTGGTGTTGCCGCTACCACCGGCTCTTTCATCGATGCCTCTGGTCTCTTCAACGACGCCGGTGCCAACGATGTTTACACCACCAACACTACCTGGTGGGGTAACAATGCCACTGATGCCGCTGTTAGCGACCTCCCCCATTTCTCCAATATGGGCGGTTATGCTTCTGGTGTTTCTGATGCCGGCACTTTCGTCCTCACCGAGTCTTCCCTCGATATGCACTGCTGGGGTGAGAACCCCGTCGTCACTGCTAAGCTCCAGCTTAACGGTCAGGACCGCTTCTCTGAGCGCGAAGGCACTTACTTCGACCTCGTGCAGCCTTGGCAGCACCACACTCGTGCCCCCGATACCGGTATCAACCTGTATTCTTTCGCTCTGAGACCCGAGGAGCACCAGCCTTCCGGCTCGTGCAACTTCTCTCGTATCGATAACGCTACTTTGCAGCTTGTTCTCTCCAACGCCACTGTTGAGGGCACCAACACTGCTAAGGTGCGTGTCTATGCCGTGAATTACAACGTTCTGCGTGTGATGTCCGGTATGGGAGGCCTTGCCTATAGCAACTAAGTATTTCAATTACTGTATCTTACGATATATCGTCACATTTTTGTATTAAAAACTACGAAAATATGACGCGATTTTATTATTCAATTCGTAATTTCATATATTTCAGTCACAATCATAAAACAACTCCACGATTTCAACCGTCTTCTCCGTTGAATTCGACGGGTTCGTCCAATATGCAACTTGTTCGCGCAACCTCTCCAAGCGCAACTCCCACTCTTTTTCTTTTGATTTCTTGACTACACACAACCCAAGTTTATTAACACCCCAGCACGAAGTAACACAATCACCATTTTCGTCAGTATACTCGTCAGGGTTAAACCGGATGAATATAATTGGTTTGTGTCCTACATCTTGCGACAACTCCATTATTCTTTTATTTTCACAGGAGCAGTCATAATCTATGTGCTGATTTTCATCCACTTCCACTACAATAACTTGATATCCCAACTCAAGCATTAAGTCTGGTCGGCGATTCGAGCAGCCATCCGTTATCTTTTTATCAGCAACCCAGCTGAAATCCTGAAAATGTGATGTTATGTATTCAACCACACAACGCTCTTTTGTTTTATAGTTTCTAGAGACAGGCTTGTCTGGATGAGCGTGAATGAAACAGTTCAAGCAGTAACCATAGTGTTTATCGGTTAGAACAATTATTTTACACCATTCATTTCGGCAAGTTCTACTGACTACATTTACCATCTCGGGTGTTTTGTGCTGATTACAAAATTTTGGTTTTGTAAAACCTTCATAATTAAACATCGGTCGCGTCTCACAATTTATATGGGAACATCTTTTTATTTTAATATTAGACATACCTGATTCCTTGTGTTCAAAACAATATACTGGAATAGTCTTACCAATATTATTATATATTGCTTGTATTGTGCAACCCTGAAATATACAACGAGGGCTAACAACATTTATCATATGTTCGACTTTATGTTCTAAACAGTAAATACCTTTAGTTTCACCCTTAACATTATAATAGGGGCGTATTCCACACCTCACTCTCTCCTGATCCACAAAAGCACACTTTTTCGGCATGTTCATACTTATAAGTAGACATTACCTAGTTTAATTTCAATTTTCCCTCGATTAAAAATAATCACAACACGAATATATCGCCCAATATACAGCAATAAAATTGAAACATAAGTATTTCTATTTCCAATCAAGAACATAAACAATCCAACCACACAACACACGATGCGACCACTTCGACGTGTTGATCCAACCAACCTTCAACCCGGAAAAATGTATCTCATTCGAGAAAAACGTCCAGAGTTTGCCCATCTCAATAGCAAAGGCGTCTTTGTGAAAAATGATTATCCACGCTCATCTCATTATTGCACCATAAGCCACTTCACGAACGTTCAGATTAGAAATAATGCACACTATATCGACCTTCGCCTGCAAGACGTATATTGGAATTATTATGAGGCTGACGCCGTTGAACGAGCCTACACTACCCAAGCTCTTCGCATTATCACTGGCGACCCTGATTTCATATTTGACTATTCGTGATAATAATATTCTCGTTATATATAATAAAAATGAAATTCATCTTTATTGTTATTACTTTCATCACATTCATTATATTTTTTATGGAAGCACTTATCCATTTCAATATTGGAAAGAATGGTGAGCATAAACAACACGAATATATACGTGTTTCAGACCAAATAAAAATTCATATTCCAGATAAAAATGAATTTTTTCAAATATGTAAAACTGTGTTGTTCTTTTCGTGTTTAACAGGGTTATTAAGCTCGTATATTATTAAGCATCTTTTGTAATTTGATAGGTTTCCTACATTCGGCTTACGCCCCCTTAACCAAATCAAACCCGTAAAACTTCCAAAGAAGAACCGAAATAACACTTCCAACAATAAAACCGTTTCCTGCAGCATCCAATGTTTTTCCCAATAAGAAATATCCAATCACTGGGAAGAGAATGTAAGTTAATACGGCATAAAACGCCATAACGCCGCTGTATTTTGTGAGGTTGAAATTCATCTTGGTTATATTATAGCATAAGAAATAAAAATATATTATTCTAAATTAGTGTTTACGCAGTATACTGAACGTCACTCTATTCTATCACATCACATACGGCAATAAATATTCATCTCTTTTTCATCACGCGTCTTCCGTATGCACAATATTGCTTCTGAGAGAATCCACGTGGGCGACGACAGTTTATACTCCGCTTGTATTTCAGCGACCACCGACGGCGTTTATGTATAATAGGCTGTTGCATATCCGTATACTATATATATACAAAAAACATATCGTATAATGTGTATTATTATTTCATATTCAATATGTTATAGTATCCGTAATGAACAATTTGAATATAATCGAACACCAACCCGAAAATACGAATTCGCAATATAGACAATACAAGCGAGAGAGAAAGCACAATGCACAAACATTACCTAGTGGGTTAACACACGAAATGATGAAAAAATATGTGGTTTATTACCGCGAAACATTTGAACGTAATGGAAAAATACACACGAGAGAATATTTCAAGGTAGAAGGACATCCGAAATTAATGAAAGTTAGTACAAAACCGTGGATAAGCACTAAATCAGTAAAGATTTCGCTCACGGATAAACTTTCAGATGCGAACCAAGTTGTTTCCGATTTAGAAAATAATGTGTATCCAACTTCACATTATACTTCTCCTATTATCAATAATGATATGAATAATAATAATAATAATAATGATAATGATACGAATGATCAAAAATCTCTCGAACAATCAAATCATATCCAACAAAAAGGAAATAATTTCGACGTTCATCGGCTGATGAAAATATGGGAAAGTTATCTTCCAAAATATGTTTCGATTCGTAATGTTCGAGAGATTTTAGGCAGTACATTGGGTGTTACGCTTACTTTTGATAAAAAAGATAAAACGAATCATTACAGATGGTCAATGAATCACCGGTTTTCTCTCGATGATAATACAGGATGTGTCGATAATCCAACATTTATTTCGAATCAAATACAAGTACTTCGTAATAAATTATCACAAAAATATGGAATGGATATTATGTCGATTGTATGATCAATTGTGTGATCGATAGTATCATCGACTGGATTGATATCAAGGTAATATAATATAAAAATATATATTTGTATATAATATACTTCTAAGTATAATAAGGTGTTGTTTTTACCAAAAATGTACGATATTTTCTATTCGAACGATCTCAACGACTCTGTTACTCCTACAGTACCACGAGGAAAACGCAGTGATATAACCGAAAATGACCGTATAAGTTTCGTTTCATCTTATGGTGATTTACTTAAGCTACTTGATGCGATGGATAATAAAGAGAACATCAGTGATGATATGATTGAAACAATGATAAATAAGTAAGATTTTGTTTTATCGCTATTCTTATGATATCAGACAATGTAATGAAATCATAAAAAATTGAAATGTTTTTTGTAGTATGATGTAAATGATGTGAATCAATTCTCAGAAATCAAATGTCGAAACCCCAGTACAGCAGCAGCAGCAGCAGCAGCAGAAATTCCGCTTATACTACTCCATTCTGCAAAGTGTGCGCGGATGCAGGACTCCCTTCTTCTAGCTATACCAGTCACTACGTGAAGGACCAACCCGGTCCCAACGGAAGAATCGTGTGCCCGACACTTATAACGCAGGCTTGCCGCGTTTGTGGTGAACGTGGACATACGTCGTCATACTGCGATGTATTGAAAGAACGTCGCAAATACAACTCATCCACTTACCAGGATCGTCAACATCATAATAATCGTCGCGGAGAAGAAGAAGAAGAAAAGAAATACAACCAACGCCAACCAAGAATCAGCAGCAGCATCGGCGGCAGCAGCATCGGCAGCAGCAGACATCAGGATCGCGACATCTCATTCAATCGTCTTGAGGAAGACACACAACGTCACGAACGCGATGTCGCCGAACGAACCCAAAAATACTACCACGAACAAAACCGTCAATCAAAGCCTTGGCTGCAAGCTGCTTTGAAACAACCACACCAAACACCTTATGCGCATCCTCACGGACCTCGTGTTCGCATCGAGCTTGAATCCCGCGCACTTTCGGCTGGTGCTGCGTCTTCTGCTTCATTAATCGAACTCAATCTGCCTAGATGGGGCACTCCTGAATACTTCAGATTGTTTCAAACAGATGATTCCAAATCGTCGAGCATCCCTGCCCCTACCCCCCCTACCCCCCCCACAGCCACACCCGCCATCGATGTTCGCAAGGTTGAACTTCACCACGCAGCCAACTGGGGCGATGAAGATACCGAAACACCCTTCGTATGTGACCCCGAGAAAATGATGCTTGAGTTTGCACAATCCTTCGTCACTGAATCCCGCGTAACCGACGAAGAATTCGACTTTATCAAAGCGTGCGACAACGACGACAACGAAAACTGTTTCCCCGAAGAAGCCTGAATTTTGACCACTTACCCACCCAAAATTAACCCATCCAACCGACAATCGCAATAACACAAAATAAAAAAGTATGTGTATATTTGTTCTAACACTTTTTTATTCTATTTTTTCTTATTATATTTTTTTTATTAAAATATGTTTTTTGAAGTTACGTTACAAATGCTTAAGGTTGAAAAAAATTGAAATGTTAATTTAAGAAGTGATAAAATTAGCAGATAACAAAGAAAGATACAACATTTCAAATGACCGATACGACTAGAGCGAATACAACCGAGCAAACACCATTCAACCCCGAAGACAAAAAATACAAAGTACTGAATTTTGCATCACTTCCACAGAAATACGATTGGGGTTGCGAAGTAGATGCTGCAACGCAGGGAACGCCGCGTGAATCAAAAGGAGTTCAAACGAAACCACAAATGAAAAGGACATTTTGCACTTTCTGCTACAATCGACGCAGACCTGCGAGCGAATACAAGTCGCATTTCGTCAAAAGTGGACCAGAATTTGGCGCAAAGATTGTGTGTCCACTTCTACTTTCGCAACAATGCGCTCGTTGTGGTGAAATCGGGCACACACCAAAGATGTGCAAAAGCAAAGAATACCTGCGTAGTTACAGGGGTTTTCTTGTAAACCCAAACACAAAATACATCGATTTCAATATCGAGTCTTTGTCTAGACCAATGTCTTGGCTTCATCCGATTCCTCCAGCTCTTCAAGACGTACACAGACAGTACGAAAACGAGTTTGTGAAGACATCACGTGTTTGGATTTTGATGTCTGGTGATCATACCAAATACACTGAAGATTTCTACCTTTGTGAAGGAGGTCCGAATTGGGTTCCATACAGCGTGAAACCAAAAACCGAATACGAAACAATGGTCATTCACCATTACAAGTGGATGAGGCAACACTTCTCCTCCGACATTACCAGACCGCAACGCTATATAGTTGCTTATCCTGCCGCCCCAAAACAAGAAGTCAAACCCAAAGAAGTCAACCCCATCCCTATCGCACGTTGTGAGCTATTACCCAGTGATATCCGAGATATCATTAAAAAATACACAGTCCCTAACCCCGCAAGCACCCAACCCCCAACCCCTAACCCCTAACCCCTAACCTCTACACTCATTACCGAACGCGCGTGCTTGTGATACAACTTCAATAAACAAACATTTTTTATTCTATATCGAAATAATGATATGATATGATTCAATGATAAAACGTCATTTTTTGTAAATTTCTACTTGGCGTATTCGATACAGACCGACTAATTAGCATATTACTACTAACTGTATTTGAAGGCGATACTGATATATCCATATCAATCGCTCTTTTCGAAGCCATCTTAACATTCGAGAATACAGGCGACATCGGATAAATTAATTTACCGGTCATTATTTGTGGGATCTGTGAGTATTTGTTAACACGCATAAAGTGACGAAGATCGCGAAGTAAACTGCTCCACGAATATGAACGTATATCATTGGTGCGAAGCGTGGTCATTAACGCGTATGTGAGAGCACCAGCGAATTGGTTATTGATATACGCGTCGGCGGATGTTTGTTCATCACGAGAGCCGCTAATCATATAGATATCGCCAAGAGACTCTGCATATTTTGATTGAATAAATGATTTTTGTTGAGTTATCCAACGCGTTGTTGGGCGAATTTCGATAAGCTTACTGAAATCTTCATATTTATATCGAAGATCGCAACCGGTTCCATTATGGCAACAGTCGAGAATAGCGTATAATTTCGCACCCTTAGGAATTTTGTTAATAAGGCAAACGCGAAGCTCATCGTCGGTGATGATACCTGCTGTATCATAGTCAATCGGGCACAAACAAGAGTCAAAACCGGTGGTTTCATCGCCATTTGTGTCGCGTACAAGACTACCGTGTCCAGAAAAATGGAATACGACTTCGTCGCCAGAAATTAAACCAGAAACTAGCCTGGATATACCGGCAAGTATATTTTCGCGGGTTGGGCGCATTGATGCAGGAAGAAGTATAGTAGATCCACGATTTCCGTCAGTAAGTAGTGTTACTGCATCAGATGAATATCCTAAATTCGAACGCAAATACTGCGAGACGTTCATTATGTCGTTATAACATCCGTTTAATTCGCTAGATGTATCGCGGTAATTTATACCGACAAGTAATGCAGATCGACGAGGTGGTCGGGGAATAGAAGACATAATTATGAATGAAAAATAATGTCTATAATTATTTGATATATTTTATAATAATTACGAGTGCAATGAATGCAATGAATGCAATGAATGCAATGAATGCAAACGAACTATTAATATTTCGAGACAAACAATATATTCATCGCACACACTTCGGGCTTGTCTTCGCTTTTCATCGAGGTGAATATATTTTTAACGATAGAATCGTGTCTTGCGCGTATCGTATAGTCTTGCTGTATTGAGCCACGCCCGATACGTCCCATTGATTGGATTGCCTTTTCTTGAGACATTGTTTCTAAATCTTTACCTAGATATCCGTGACTAAATTGATAGTTTGTGCCGTAAATATAATCAGTCGCAGTGATAATAAGATACAGTTTTTGGTGCTTTGCGAGTGTTTTCATAATATCAGTATATTTCTGGTTTGTAGTGTTGGTGATTGCCCCGATACCCATTAATAACAGGAGTTTCCAATGCGTTTCTACATTCAAAAGCATTATTTTCTCTACAAATTCATCTTCTACAAATGATGTGAATTCATTGGAAATTACTGTTTTAGTTGTCCAACGTTTTAAATGCTCTAATCGATTCGGGACAAATAGTTCATTTAACGCAGTATATTTTACCGATTTTTTTAGTTCTTCGATTTTAATGTGCATTCTCTCTGTTTCTGGATTGATACGCGTATCTGACGTATGCTTACGCAATTTTTTATTATCATCACCGCCAGCACCAGTTGATCCAGAGTTTGACGATGATGAATCTTTGCTTTCTCCTTCCAAATCTTTAATTGTTTTCTCCAATTTTTCGATTTCTTCGAGAACGCGAGTATTGAAGTCGATTGTAGACATAATGTCTTCCATAACAACAGTCGGTATTTTAGCAATTTGTAACATATATGCGGCGACCTTGTCTACATTTTCAGTAAGATATATTGTAGGACCATCAGTTAATGTGTGTGCGTCGCTCGTGGATAGATTGACTACTGAAGTATAGAGTGGTTTTCTAACCCCTACGAGAACGTCATAAATCCGTTTCCAATATTTGGGGCGGATATTTTCAAGAAGGGTCAAGTAATACTCCTTAATGCTAGTCATAGTGATTTCGGAAATAGAACCAAACATATTCTCGGGTAAATAACGACTAGAGTTAATGACTAATCCTTTATTGTCTTCTGTGTCTGGATCTGGATCTTGATCTTTAATGGCTGATTTTGTTTGTTTTGCAGTAGATGTGGGAGCAGAATCATCAGATGTTGCATCGTCGTCGCTGTCGTCGCTGTCGTCGCTGTCGTCGCTGTCGTCGTCGCTGTCGCTCTCTATTTGCTTTGTGACTAATCCGATAAACCGAATAATCTCGCGCAAGTCAAAATATCGCATTATCGTTTTATATGTTTTACAGTGATCGACGCATTCAATGACTTTCGAAAAGTCGTCTCCAAACATATAATGCGGTAATTCTACAAATCCTGATTGATTGATAATTGGTATCGACTTTTTAAAATCGTGACTTACGATACTGTAGATACCGGGTGGTTCGTCAGCAGATTGAAATTTTATTTTGAAGTCTTGAATAACATCAATTATTTCGTCTTCCCGTGGAAGAGTTGCGGATGATAAAATCACATTTGGTATTTTATTTTCTGCCCAGTTTCGATGAATAATCGGGTGAAGCATATGTTCTTTATAATCAAGAGATATAGTTGGTTCATCCCAATACATCACAAGTTTGTCGAGGGGGTGAAACGCCATCATATATCTCATTGCGAGTAAATATGATCGTATATCGCAGATCATAATCTCTACGTTGTCTCCGATGCTATTATCTACTTTACGAATTCTGCCGCTTCGTTTATCGCGTATCGCTTCCTTTGCCGCAAAATAATGTAAACGAATATCGTCTATATTGCTACAACCGAATGCGAATGCGATCCGTTTTTTAACAGAAATAGCGGCTTTGGCTAGTGCGAGACCAACGTGTCTAGCCGCGCATACGAAAATGACTTTGTATCCTTCTGATAATCCGATTGGAGACAATGTTTTTCCTGTGCCGGTAGGTGCGATATACAGTATTAATTTTGCGGAATTCTTTTTTATTACGGTGAATAGTTCCTTTTGGTGCTCATATAATTCAAAATCTGCATATTTGAATACAGATTCATTTCGTTCAATATATTTGTATGCATTACGGATAAACGCGAGTATGTTCACATCGCCTTCATAATGTTTTATGATATAATTTGCGAATTCTAGTATGTATATATTTATGTCTTTCACCGATTTTTCCAACATTAGAATTAATGTATAATAATGTTTCATCCATTCATTCGATAGTGTCTGTTGACTGGGTGTCTGAGTCTGTGTGCGATTTTTTACGGACGATTTCGATGAAACCAGATTTCCGATAGTATCTAAGATTAGATGATCGAACGTATTCAGAGAATGCCCGGGACCTGAGCTATTGTTATCTGGCGAAGAAGAAGAAGAAGAAGATCCTGAATTACTAGAATTTCCAGTATAATTATTGCTTAGGTCTTTCACGCCTCCACCGCCGCTACCGAACATACTATTCATATTTTGAATTCGCATTAAATCCACTTTTTTCATCTGTTTTTTTGACTTAGCATCTGGAATATAGTGAATGCTTGGATCTTCTGAGACAATTTTCTCCAAACGGTTTTTAAAATATTCCGTATATAAATAATCCGACATCTCTGGTGTAGGCGTAACCTTTAGACGAGATGCTAGAGACAAATGTATATTGAACTTATTGTTCACATCGTGATATCCTTTAATTATTAAATTCAAAATTCTCATTTCAGATTCCGGTTCGGAAATCTCAACACTATTCCATTCATCTCCGGTAAGTTTCGTTTGGTGAAGGTGTGAATCTTCTTGCAAATTTGTGACTGGTGCACTAAGGTTACCAGTAGCCATTTAATTGAATTTCGGTAATAATAACGTAATAATACGATAATATGTTAAATGTTATATATCGTATTATTTTTAATTCAATTTTAGGTAATTATAGTATTACAATTGTTATTAAGTGTTTCATAAATAGGTGTTTTGTAAAATCGAATTAAATATAGTAGTATAGTAAGAATACTAACCACCAGTGATTGTCTTACGAACTTCTACAAATTGACTTGACTATTATGAAAGTTAAGCAGACAGTTATTGTGAGTGTAGACGGAAATATTGGTTCTGGTAAATCAACAACCGACGAAAAATACAAAGAATACGTGAAAGATTGTTATGCATCGTCATTGTGTGATGGCATTTCATATATTTTTAAGTCGATTGAAAGCATCGATGAGATTTGCTTTTTGGATGAACCTGTTCAACAATGGTCAACCATACGCGATAAAGACGGAGTAGATATTTTAACGAATTTATACAAAGATACTAAAGCGAATGCATTTAAATTTCAGATGATGGCGTATATTTCGAGACTTGCCTTGTTACGAAATGCGATTAAAGACCCGAAAATCAAGCTTATTATTACGGAGAGAAGTGTTGAGACTGACCGTAATGTTTTCGCCAAAATGCTTTACGACGCGGGAGATATCGCAGAAGACGAATTTTCGATTTACACGCTTTGGTTTGATGAATTTATTAGCGATGTGCGATTATCCGGTATTATATACGTAAATGCATCACCAGATGTATGTATTCAACGAATTAAACAACGATCACGTCCGGGAGAAACAATCCACGCAGATTATATTCAACGTTGCCACGATTATCACGAAAAATGGATAAACCAAAATACTTGTCCGATTCTCACACTTCCTGCGAATGAAGATGTGATTGGAACACCTCAATTATTAAATGATCGAATTGAACGCATCACTCAGTTTATTAACAAACTGTTCGTATAAATATAATAATATTATTATTGATCATTGTATTTATACTATTGTTTTTTATATTTTCTTGTTCTATTCTTTCTTATTGTTCCACCACTTGCTGTTGTTATTTGATCCAATGTACTATTTGTCGAAGTTGCGCCAGTAATGTCTGTTAACCCGATCCATCTAGCTTTCACATCATTGTCGCATTTTGCATCTAATAATTCGGATTTACTTATTCGCGTATCCGTTTTGGTTATGGGGTCTTTTACATAAACTACAAAGCCTCTTCCCGGAAATGTTAGAAATTCATTTTCATTCGGTATATCTGATACGCTTGATAATGATGGTAGATATAACTCACTACTTCGCCTAGTGTAGCGTTGCTCCTCCACAGCAGCACTACCATCACCAACTAGCACCTTTATAGGGTCGCCCCTCCATGTCTTAGAAACAGGTTCATATATTAAAAAATTTGCAGATCCTCTAGCAAAATAGTTACAACTTGTTTGTAACTCTGTTGTAAAACTAGAAAACCCTAATGTATAATATATATTCACTTGGGATCTTGATCCTGATCGTGAATTTGATCTTGATCTTGAATTTGACCTAATTTTTGGGGATTTCCAAAATTCATTACTTTTATCGATAGGTACATCAATCCCTCTATATAAACGAACAGTCTTGTTGACGGTCGAATCATTTCGAGACTTTGTTGATTTATACAATTTTGGAACTGGGATTATTAACGCGTTTAATCCTTTTAAGAATAAGAATAACCATACGTTGAATATCTTCTTGGAATCATTATACTTTGCATCATTAATATTTATCTGTGTTTTAGACATATTTAACTGCAATAGATGTCGATTTACTGCTTTGTAAAATTGTAATGGTGTGGTCGGGTCTTCTTTTGTGTATAAATTTGTTGCGAAAAATTCAAGATGAGACACCTTTGAATCTGGTGTATGCATAAAAATTATTGTAGGTGGCGCCAAATTAGACACATTGGGAACTGTCTCTCCTACAGGTCGTATTATATTTGCTATGATATCATTCACAGCTGGAACTAATTTTATATTTTGAAATTCGATCCATTTATCTAGTTTAAACTTGTTTTCATTTTCTTTAGAAAGACTAGCAATCTCTTGTTGATAATTTTCTCCATAAATAAAAAGCTCTATCTCTTCATTCACATCGTTAAATAGTTCACTTTTTACGTCGTTCTTATCAAATTCACTAATAATTCGTTCATCAATAGGATTTTCTCCTAAATCTTCACCTCCGTCTCGTACTACAAAAGGTAGTGGTATAGATACAGTAACTATTTTCTCGTCTATAATAACTGGAACCGCTTTTCGCTCGGGTTTTAGTATAATATCTTTTACTGGTTTTACTGGTTCGGATACTGGTCTTGCTGCTGGTTCGGTATGTTTTCTTTTATGCATAATCAGAATATAGATATGATTATTTATTTATGTATAATATATAATATATAATATATAATATATAATATATAATATATAATATAAAACTATAAAAATATAAAAATGTAAAAATGTCGAGTGAAACAGATTGTCTATTTGTATCAAGTAGAGGAATTTTAAAATCGTGTAAAATCCGACCAAATCCACCTATTTCAAGTTGCGCTACTAATATACAATATTTAAAGGATTTCATAGCGAATCAGGCGAGATATGAAATACGGTCAAGAGAAATAACTCATCGAAATGATAATATCATTGTGAATAACACGGATAAAATAGTACCTATCTCTATTTATGTTTGCTGTGACGCATTAAACACGTTTGTTCGCGATATTCTACCATTTATACGTATTCCGTTCTACGTAGTTTGTGGAGACGGAGATTTGACTGTATATAAAGAAACGTTCAAATCACCAAATGCATTCTTGATGTTTATATTATCACCATTTCTTCGTGGGTTTTTTAGTCAGAATATGGATATTCAAGAATGTCGTATGTATTTGATAGATAATATCACAAAATTATGGCTAGCAAAAGCACCAATAATGCGTGATGAAAAACAAATCAAAATACCGACATCATTACAAGAAGCGATTTATTTTTATACTAGTAAATTGCAGCAATTCCCAATTGGATTAGATTATCATACAATATCTTCAAATCCGAATCATCATTGGAAAACAACCCGTGAAGTTGTGAACGGGGAAATAGTATATGTTACTGAAGGAAATTCGCCAAAAGATCAAGAAACGATTTTAATGGGTATACGAAAAACAATGACTCCGTTTTATAAACGGACGCGCAAAATATATTCAAATGTATTGTTGTGTCCGGATAGATTTAACGACCGGGTTTCTGCAGTATCTACTATACCCGATGAAATTCTACATCAACAAACACATTTTTTACCAAGAACAACCACATGGAAAAATATGACGAATTTTGCGTTTGTTCTTTCACCATTTGGTAATGGAAAAGATAGTCATCGGACGTGGGAGGCTCTTTTATGTGGTTGTATTCCGATAGTAAGAACCTCGATATTTAGTGAATTATTTTATGGACTACCAGTTTTGATTGTTGACGATTGGAAAGAGATAACACCCGAATTGTTAGAGAAAACAATAGAAGACTTCAAAGAGCGACACGATAAACGCGAATTTCAGTATGAGCGTTTAGAATTGGCGTATTATACGAATAAATTTACTTAAATAACCATTTTAGACCCGAGAATACGGATGATGATTTTTTTCTTTGTTGATTCTCATAATCGGTTGTATCGTTTTCACTGTTATTATCGCTACCGCTACCGTCCGCGTCGGCGTGACCGTCGCTGTTATTCCCATTATTACTCCAGAAAATACTGGTTCTATCTTCCTTACCGGAACGTCGTGATTGAGATGGTGGTGGTGGTATATTTATTGCGATATCGGGAACATATTGATTCGTTTTAATATTCTCTATAAATGAGCGGGCATTGTCCATTATACCACCTGAATTAACAAGATATTCACTCATATCTTGTTCATAATTTTTACCTTGCGACATTAAATGCAATAATACTGATTTCGGTCTATATTTTAAAATATCAATCTCATATTTTGTTATTTTAAACAGATCTTTACCGTATATTTCGTGTAAAAGAAGCCATTCAAATAGACCGCCAGTGTAAATATAAACATTCATAAATCCCAACTTGGTCAATTGTTCATATTTATTTAAAATCGTAATATCATTTGAATTTTTACCGTATACAATTATCATAATATTCGGATTATCTACGATACATTCATTTATGATGCGTTCTTCATGTCTATAGTCAACTGTGGTTTGGATTAAACAGTGCTGCATTTTTTCAGGTAACGTATTAATGAGTAATGCTGAATATCTATTGTTTCGGTTTCGGTATATAATCATTTGTATATCTTCATAACTTACTTTTGGGATAAGAGATACTTGATTCCCCATACTTTATGATATTATATTATTTGCTGTATTGATGTAATTACAATAAATAAATTCTTTTTATTCTTTAATTGAACGATAAAACAATTTTTACGTCTTCTTTTTTTATACTTTTCGTAGCAGATATTGAAAGTTCTTCACGCTTCTTGCGTTGTTTGAGTTTTTTGAGTGTCTCTTTATTTGATTGTGCGTTATCTGTTATATGGTGCGAATCGATAATAGCTGTATCCGAATATATTTCTGAAGTGTTAATGCTTGGTTGCGTAATTGTATGTAATTCACAACCATCTATCGTCGCAGAAGACGTATGATGAGACTTCGCTGCCCTTCTAGACGTGTTATTTCGAATGTTCATATCCGTCTCAATCGCACTATAATTCTCTTTAATATACCGTATTACTTCATTCTCAATTGTCCACTTAAAAAAGTTTAATTGACCCAGTGTTGTTTGAATGTAAGTTCCATTCTTATACGGGACATTAATTCTTTCCCATCTACAAAAGGGATCAAACCGTTTCTTTGAATAAGCTCGCAGTTTCAATTTGTAATCAACATATACTTTAAACCGCTTTGGTGTAGTTGTGTTTTGTATATCATACACAGTATAATGTTTCTTCGCATAATTCGTAGCAAACCAATCTAATATTCGTAGAGAAATACATGTTTCACCGTTAATTACTGATAACATCTGCTCCATGTGATCATTCTCATTGTAAAATTTGAGAACTTTATGTAAAAGTAGATCATTTTGAGTATTATATATGGATGATGAATGTGCAGTGGCTATATATGTATTATTATCTATATTACCAGGTTCAATAGGAAGACAGTTATCGTTAAACGGTTTAATACACGATAGCATTTCTGTAATATAAAATCATATGTATAAATACTGTTTAGTATTTAAACTCTTTATGCATATAAATAATAATAATACTAGTTAAAACCAAATGCATATTTAATATAGTCTGAAATAATATATTATTATTGAACAATGTATAGCACTCAAGATAATAACACTGGAAATGAAAATGGAAACGCGAATTCCGATGTATATGCGACTGTAACAGTGATTATGGATGAGATACTGGAACGAGCAGATTCTGTTAGTATAAATAGCAGCAAATCGTCGACGTCTTCGTCATCGTCTTCGTCTTCGTCTTCGTCGTCAGTTTCAGTATCTGAAACGACAAAGGATTCGGTGAGTGGATCTGGAACAGAATCAGCGGAAATTAGTGATGCTTCATCGGTTGATATTAACGAGTGTGATTGTTTATCGGCGTCACAAACGAAAGATCTAACATTTAAGCCATATAATATGAAAGACGGTAAATATACATATACATTTTACAGCAAACACGCAATCGATAAGGTTATGTCGTATATGTACAATACAATTAATAATGTAAATGCTATTAATCGTGATAATACAATTCCGTTTACGGTGGTAAGAACAAGTCATAAATACGACCCAAAAGATTATGGGTATTCACAAATGGGATTTGGATTTTATAAGTATGATTTCAAGGGTCATATTTTTGATATTGAATATAGTCAAGAAAGTAAAGTGGTTGGAACACAAGATAATGCAGAGAAATATTATTATTTAACAGTAACAACATCATCTTGTGATATGTTTGATAAATTCTATAAATGTGCAGTAAATTTTAACGAGGATATGGAGGTCGACGAGTCACAACTGCATATTTATATTATGAATAAATATGGTGATTGGATTCGTTATAATAAGATACCAAGTCGTACGTTAAAAACCGTATATTTTGACGAAAAAATCAAGTATAAAGTGCGTGATGATCTCACGAGTTTTCTCACACAGGAAAAGGAATATCAGGAATTTGGTATTCCATTTAAAAAGAATTATTTGATCACGGGTATTCCCGGAAGTGGAAAGACAAGTATGATTAAAGCGTTATGTAAAGAGATTGGATACAATCTTTGTATCTTTTCTATTAACCACGATGTTGATAATACTACCGCAATTATTGCTTTTCGTGATATGCCGCCGAAATCAATTCTCTTGATCGAAGATATCGATTGTTTATTCGAGAAGAGAACTGGTACTGAAGAAAATAAGCATTTCACATTCAGTAATCTTATCAATCTACTAGACGGGGTTCTTTCAAAGCAGGGATTGATCACATTTATCACAACTAACCATCCTGAAAGTATGGATCACGCGTTATTGAGACAGGGTAGAGTTGACCTTATTATTCATATGAATTATCCGAGAAGGGTAGATATTAAAAATTTGTTTCGAGATATAATGAAAAAGTCGTATACAACGTTGGATGAGATTGATACTGAATTTGACTCGTTTTACTCGTTTATTCAAAAGAAGAAGATAACAATGGCTGCGATTGTCGGGTTCTTGTTCAGATTTCGAAAAGACTGGAAAGACAATATTGATGATTTGTTGGATGGAGATAGATTTATTAAGGAAGTAACTAAGAACATTGAAGATAGTAAATTATACTCATAGTCATCGTATGGTAGTCATCGTATGGTAGTTATCGTAAGTATAATGCGGTAGTTATAAATAATATTTATAGTTATTATATAAGTATGAATATTATAGTGGCGGATAGTATACATTATTTGCATATCATATTGGTTTTTTATGTTGTGAGTGGATGGCTTATAACTCCGATAGAGAAGATTCATTATTATATATTATTGGTAATTTTCATTCTTTTGGATTGGAATGATTTTGACGGCGAATGTATTGTAACAAAGTTAGAGCATTATATGAGAGATAATGATAATAATAATCCTAGTAAAGCTTTGCGCGTTGGTGTTAGCGAGGATTCAAATCTAACTATAAACACCGAAACCGGTCAACCTGAATTTTTCAGACCATTATTCAATAAATTATTCAATCTAAATATGACTTCAGAAGAGGCATCGCGATTGAATTACTTTGTATTTGTATCTGGAATATTATTAGCATTTGTTCGAATGTTACATCATTATAAGATAATGAGACTTCCGGTTCCTGCACTAACTTTCTAATCACAATTATTTATCGGTATTATCGGTATTATCATTATTATCATTATTCATTCCATTTTCTTTTGAAATGTGAATTGTTTTCCCATCCGAAATCTCTCGGAATCCATATTGCCCCGTTTCAGATTACAATCTAAGCACGCAATAACTACGTTTGTATGGTTATGACCGTAGTCATTATCGATCCGATCTAATGTCCATTGTTTACGACACATTACCTCCTTATACGTAAGTATGCAATTCTCTCGACAATAATAACACAAAAGTTCGGATTCTTGTAGAAGTTCAATGATTTGCTCGAGAGATATCGAATACCGTTCGTCATATATAGAATGTGATTTATCTTGATAAATATAAGCTTTTCGTTTATTATCAATCTCTCGAACAATATGTTGTAAAGCTGTACAATCCCGTGAAGATTCCGAAGAATGTGATGTGCTATCATTATTCTTGTCTGCCTTTTTTTTTATGGAAAAAAGTTCAGGTTTATAATCTTTTAAAAGTGATAATCCGAGAGATTGGTCAGAATAATATATATCATCTAGATGCTTACTTTTTATGGTTTTTTTTTCGATTCTTGCATTTGGTTCATTTTTTTGTTTCATTTTGTCTTGATTTCGTTTTCCCTGTATATCGATTATTTTACTCATTGTATAGTATAGTATAGTAGTATAGTATGGTATAGTATAGTATGATAATGTGATAAAAAATATCACAAATAAAAACGATTGATTATTGTTCAATAGAATTTCTGTTTTTATGATAGTATCTTGAATTTAATCTGCTGTTTATGTTTTTCAGACTGTGACTGTGATAGTTCTAGTCCTTTCGCATACCACGCAGGCATTCCGCGCTTTTTTCCCCATTTCGCGATGCGGCGTTTTTGTTCAGATAGATAGTATTTTCTGTACGATGCTACTGCATCAAATGAATTTTCACCATTACTTATGCCGGTAGGTAGTAGAACTCTTTTTCTTGATGATGATTCGGCGGGGTCGTTTGATCCGAATCGAACCTTGCATTCATCCGGCATTGCGAGTGCGAATGGTGTGATTATACCGGTTTGTTGTATTTTTTCAAATCTGGCTGCATCTGGTATATTGTTTCGAAGATATTGTGCGACAATATATGACTTGTGCTGTTTGGATTGTGGGTGACCATACCTGTATTTCCATTCCGTATGCATCGCGTCAATCAAATCCAGTGTCCAAACAAAGTTGGCGTGAGACGCGCGACACCAGATTGTGACTGGATGGTTCTTGTGTGCGATTTTATACACACAAGGATCGATGTTTTCTAGTTCTGATAATGTAGACAACAATCGTTTTGTTGTGCACAGCATCTGAACTGCCTCTAAAATTATTTTGGCTATATGCTTGTCCATCATATATTTCGCAGTAAGTTCTGGATTCAGTGAGAGAATAAATAGGTTCATTTGGTTTCTAGCGTAGTTCGTGACGTACGTATACGAAATAGCAGAAATTAGAATTCAATTTTATTCATTTCTGCTAAATAGCAAACAATATAAATAAAATTTATAGGTATATACTATAAAATGTCTTTGAACCCTCTTTCTACTGCTAACACAGATATTGCCCGTCCAAAGGTAAGTGTTTCTGGATCCGTTTCTGGAACTGTGAATTTTTCATTTGGCGGGCGTCCATCAGCAAAGTCTCTTGCGAATACGTATGTTTCAAATGGATATACGATGAACTCGAGTGGATATTTAGCGAATCCGACTCGCGCTGCTCAACAAGCAGCAAATAATGCTGGTGCTCTTACTCGATACGAAGCTTCTCGTATGGGTTTGCCGCTAGGTGGTCGTCGTTAATACTTTTTATGATATAAAAATAATATCTTGTAGTATATCATAAAATGACTTTGAATTCTTCTACTAAAATTTCTATATCTGGAAAGGATATATTTGCGCCCGGTTTACCTTCTGCAAAGCTCTCGTTGAGTATAAATGCATTTAATGGTAACACCACAAATTTCAATAAATGTGCGAAACCAAGTTCGAAATCGATGGCTACCTTCAACTCATTATCACCGACACAACAACCTCACGAACCTAATGATCCATTCGTAGGACCATCTACGTTTCGATATAAGCCAGGTATGATAATGCCGTTGTGAGTGAACTTTTTGGATACTGTACTGATTTGAATAGCATACCCAAATCCATAATATACAAAAACGACTTTAAGTCATCTTTGTATATTATATATATATCATCGAAGTATTATCATAAAATTATGCCTAGAAAATCAAATAACGTATCAACCGAAAATCAAACTACATCGATTGTTGTACCAAATACATTAATATTGCCTGAAACCGTGAAAAGTCAGTCGACACCACAAGAAGACCAAGCATTGAAGAACATTAATTACAAGAATATGCTTCTTACTGGAAATTATGGTATGTTGAAACCGGATGTTGTTACTCATCCGAATATTGACGCAATACTTGAAAACGAAAAAAACACGAATAAGAGTGATCCGTGGAATAAACTGGATAAATCAGCAAAGGTAATTAAGCTTAAAGATTTTGCAGCTAGACACGGAAAACAACAAGATCTTACGGATAGAGAGAGTAATGCACTTTATCAGTTTCTTCTTTCTAATTTGGAGCAAAAAAAATTGGTTCGGGCAAAGGATGTTATTTACGATAAAGTTACCGGTTTAATCACGAGTATTCCGTGTTTACTCTTTAATTCTGTTCTTAAAAAATTCACCCTTAAGAGATGCGATAAGCGTCAATCAACGTTGAAATCACTCGCACCCACCGGTATGTCTAAGAAGCGAAAGATGAGTTTAAAAAGTGGTGGAGTAGGTAGTAATGTAGTCAATGGTAGTAGTGGAGATGATGTTGATAAGGGATACGCAGACGGTGAACTTAATAATCATAGTACATGTACTGTTTCATCTGATGGGTGTAGTGATGCGGAATAGTTATTTTTTACGAGTATTGCGGTATTTGAGATATCCCAACGACGACCTTTTGCGTTTCAAACGCAATTTAGACATTGTTTTGTATTTATTCATTCGATTATGCCTCCTAGTAGATGAACATTTCATTTTCATAAGAGTTTTAGTTATCAGATCTTCGTGCGCCAATACAACATCAACCATATGTTGATAAAACTTTCTAAAACTAGATTTATTTTTGCGTAATTCGGCAAATGTGAACCATTTTATTTCCGCCTTTTCCAATAATCCATTCGACGGATTCTTTTTCGCAGACGGAATATATTTCTCAAAAAACTTATAGTTATTGCGGTAATATTCCTCTAATCTCTCATCATAATGTGTTTTAAATACGATTGTTGTATATGTGTCGTATTTTAATTCTGCTACTTTCTTTTTTATTGCGATTTGTTTCATTTGACTTTGTGATCCCAGTAAACCATTTAATTCTTCACTTCCTTCTCTTGCTGCAGCATCGATTATCGTCTCGTTTGGTTTTGTTCCGCCCCCGAAATCTGCCCAGCCAGGTGTATCATTTAGTTCATTCTCTCGACCAAACAATAAATAAACGCACCCATTATGTAATGCAACCGGTAATAATCCTGCTCCGACCATTATACTGAATAAAAAATACTAAATATAGCTATATGTATAAAATTGATATTATATATAGGGATTTAATAAATATTAAATATTAAATTATATGTATTTGATATGACGTATGATATTAACAAACACAGTAATATGGAGTGTAATTCTGACTTCGAGAAAGGTTCGCATAATCATCGAACAACCGACGACGAAGAGTACGAAACAATCGACGAAGAGTACGAGTTCGATATTTCGCCGTATTCAATACTTCCAACAGAAGAAGATCGAGAGATAATAATAAACGACACACTTTATGAGGTAACCGAATATATGAAAGAACGTGCACTAGAATACAAAAATGAAGATTTTAGTGAGGATATTATTCGAGATGCGATTTATGGGTATTTATGTATGCATTTCTCGGAAATAACGCTTCATCAATCTGGATATTCTAAATCGACATCAGCTGAAGCGGATGCACTAAATAATGTGATCGAATCATTTATTCAAGAACTATATGATGATATTCTCGAGAGATATTATGAATTTATCGCTCCGCCTAGATCGTATAAAGAGACGACGAATTCGCAAAATAACGCGGAATCCGATACTGATACTGATACTGATACTGATGCCGATGAAGAGAACAAACATAGAATCACTGAAAAACTGAATATCTTACGCGCTAAACCGCAACCTGAACAAAGGACACCTGAATGGTATTTACGTAGAAATAATCTTATCACCGCCAGTGCTGCCTCCAAGGCATTTGGTTCTCAATCATCGATGAATCAACTTATATATGAGAAATGCAAAAATCATTCGATGATATTTGATTCTACTAGCAACGATAACCAAGAAATAAATAATGTTATCATCGAAAAACTAAATGAGGTTGAAGATGATGCGAAGACAATAGATGACTCCTCCATTGATACACCGAAGGATAAGGATACACACAAAGTTATTATAACAACCGAAGCTATTGTTCCCCCGACTATTCAACAACAACAACACGTCTCTGTGAATTCACCTCTTCACTGGGGACAACGTTATGAGCCTGTGACTGTTCAACTATATGAGTATCGAAATAAAACAACATTAGGTGAATTTGGATGTATTCAACACGATGAGTTTTCGTTTATAGGCGCATCACCAGATGGTATTAATGTAGATCCGACGTCGCGATTATATGGTCGAATGGTAGAAATAAAAAATATAGTAAATCGCGATATCACCGGCATCCCGAAAGAAGAATATTGGGTTCAAACACAAATCCAGATGGAAGTCTGTGATATCGATGAGACTGATTTTGTCGAAACTCGTATCAAAGAATATACAGATGAAGAATCGTTTTTAGAAGATTCACCTATCGATGATCCCGAATCAAGAATTTATACCAAAAAGGGGTTAGAAAAAGGAATTATTTTATGGTTTCAACCAGCTCCAGTTAAGAATCCGAACGGTTCTGGATTTATATATTCGATGCCGTTGTACGAATATTGTCCACTTGGGCTAACACAAGAAGAATATGAAAAATGGGAACAAGACATATTCGCCAAACACGAAGCGAACGGGTGTTTTTGGGTTAAAACCATTTATTGGTATGTAGATCAATATAGCTGTGTTCTTATCCGAAGAAATCGTTTATGGTTTAAAGCGTCCGTGCCTGTTTTACAAAGTTTATGGTCGACTATCGAGAAAGAGCGTAAAACCGGATACGCACACCGTGCACCGAAAAAAAAGACGAAAAATTCCGGAGATAGTTCGAAACAAATGGAATCAAGTGGTGAATACGTGAATGTCGTAAAAATTGATCTGTCGACACAGACGGCGACAAGCGTCGGAACAAATAATGAACAGTTTAAAACATCCAATCCAGTATTGAGACCATCAGATGTTTTAATAAAATGCTTTAAAATTGATAATTTAGATATGGTAGGAGGTTCATAATTATACATTAAAGACGAGTCGATGCATAATATCCTACTCTTTTTTCTGGAGTATTGAACGGTAATGGTTCGGGGACTTTATATTCTTCGGGCGCTTTTGGATCATATAATGCACCGCAAAATGCACTCGGTTTACACGATCCATTATCAGGTGTTAACCAATCACGAACATTGTTCGTAGCCTGGTCATATTTATTTGCTTCAACGTTCATCACAGATGGATATAATTTAGAACTACTAGACGAATTATTTTCAGATAATACTACACCATAATCAATCAATTTCTTTGGATACGTTGGATATAACAATGGTTCATTTACCTCACGAGGATACTCACCAGATGGAACTCGGTCGGCATTAAAACCTTCTTTGGATTGTGAATTAGTGATACTTGCGAATATATCTGATCTCTTTGTATCTGATACTAATAAATATAAAATTAACAATACAGCACCTAAAGTATAGATTAACGTCCACGATGTAATTATAATAAAAGGTTTACTTGAATTCATTCGTTTTCGTTTTTATTATGGTGAATACGTATATTATATCATTTTATTATTTTTATGTATATATACAAAGATTTGTTGTATATATACAAAGATTTGTTGTATATATACAAAGATTTGTATATAAAAGATATAATTAATATATACTATAATAACAACTAGTAATAATTCTAAACTACTCATTATAAATTATGCAAGATATGCAAGATATGAGAGTTACAAAACGTAGCGGTCAACGTGAGATTGTCGCGTTCGATAAAATTCTGGCTCGTTTGAAAAACTTGGGTTCCCAAGCGCAAATTACTGGGGTGAATTATACAACTCTGGTTATTAAGATAATTGACCAATTATATGATGAAATTCCTACAACAAAAATTGATGAGTTAACCGCGCAGCAGTGTGCGATGATGTCCGTGCAACATCCAGATTATGGTACACTTGCGTCGTATATCATTATATCAAACGCTCACAAAAATATATCAGACGGAAGCGGATTCTATGAAGCGATGCAGCAATTATATGATTTTTATGACGCGAATGGTATACATACGCCAATTATTGATAAGCGTATTTGGGAATTTTTGAATAATACGTATATGTCGGACACGCTAGATTTGAATCCGTGTCTTAAATCTACATTTACATCATCCGAACAATCTCAGCGAAAAATACATCACGAGATTGAAACGATGATTGATAATAGTCGTGATTACTTGATTGATTATTTCGGATTTAAGACGCTAGAGAGATCATATTTAATGAGAGTAAATGGTGTTATTGTTGAACGTCCGCAATATATGTGGATGCGTGTAGCAATTGGTATTCACTCCCATCGTGTCGATGCTCTAACACACGATGAAACTCTTACGTATATTAAAAAGACATATGACGCGATGTCTTTGAAATATATGACCCACGCGACACCAACACTTTTCAACGCGGCTACACCACGCCCACAGTTAAGTTCGTGTTATTTGATTGCGATGGAATCAGACAGCATCGATGGTATTTTTGATACACTGAAAGATTGTGCTAAAATATCAAAACACGCAGGTGGTATCGGTCTTCATATTCATAATATTCGCGCATCCGGTTCTCACATACGTGGAACAAACGGCAAATCGAATGGAATTGTTCCGATGTTACGTGTATTTAATAATACTGCGAGATATATCGATCAAGGTGGTCGAAGAAATGGAAGTTTCGCGGTTTATTTGGAACCGTGGCATCCTGATGTTGAGGATTTTCTTGAAATGAAGAAAAATCACGGGGATGAAGAGATGAAAGGTCGCGATCTTTTTTATGCATTATGGATACCAGACTTATTTATGGAGAGAGTAAGAGGTGGTCCTGGCGTGAACGAAATGTGGTCCTTTTTTTGCCCAGATAAATGTAAGGGTCTATCCGATGTTTACGGTGGAGAATTTAAAGCACTGTATCATAAATACGAAAACGACGGTTGTGCTATACGTCAAGTAAAGGCGAGAGATTTATGGTTTAAAATATTAGACAGCCAAATGGAAACAGGAACGCCGTATATTTTGTTCAAAGATGCCGCAAATAATAAATCAAACCAGAAAAATGTAGGAACGATAAAGAGTAGCAACTTATGCACCGAAATTATGGAGTATTCTGATGAAAATGAGACGGCTGTATGTAATTTGGCGAGTATCGCATTGAATCGTTTTGTAACGACGAAACAAAGCGATAATACTGTATCGAGTATCACTAGCACTAACACTAGCGTTTTTGATTTCGAAGAGCTAGAGAAAATCACAGCGCTTCTTGTTGATAATCTAAATCAAATTATAGATATCAATTATTATCCTACTACAAAAACAAAAACAAGCAATATGCGTCATCGTCCAATCGGAATTGGTGTGCAAGGCTTAGCAGATGTATTTATGATGATGGATATTCCGTTTCATAGTGAAGAAGCCAAAGTACTAAATCGAGAGATTTTTGAAACAATCTACTATGCTGCATTAGAAGCATCAATGAAACTGTCGATAAAGCACGGTGCATATGAAACATTTCGTGGTTCCCCAGCATCTCTCGGTATTTTGCAATTTGATATGTGGGGTGTTGATCCTAATAGTACTGATCCAGTGTATCGTAATAAAAAATATAATTGGGACGAACTTAAACATAAAATCATACAAAACGGTCTAACTAACTCGCTACTTTTGGCTCCTATGCCGACTGCTAGCACATCTCAGATTTTAGGAAATAATGAATGCTTTGAACCAATAACGAGTAACATATATACGCGGAGAACGCTTGCTGGCGAATTTATTATAGTAAACCGATATTTAATGAGAGAACTGATTCAGCTAGGATTGTGGAATGAGCGTATAAAAACGAATATTATTGCGAATAACGGTAGTGTTCAATATATAGATGGTTTGCCTGAACATATTAAACAAAAATATAAGATTGTATGGGAAATGCCGATGAAACATATTATTGATATGGCTGCCGATCGTGGCGCGTTTATCTGTCAGAGTCAAAGTATGAATTTATGGGTGGAGGAACCAAACTACAATATTCTCACATCGATGTTGTTTTATGCGTGGAATAAAGGTCTCAAGACTGGCGCCTATTATTTGCGCCGAAAAGCAAAGCATCAGCCACAACAATTTACGATAGAGCCTGAAAAGCAGGGTAGCGCCGGCGGTCAAGACGAAGAGCACGATATTTGCGAATTCTGCTCTTCATAAATTATTCACACTTTTTTACATTTCAAACGCCGATTTTCTACATTAGTAAAACGATTTGGTAAAGATATAAATATCAATTCAAAGATAAAAGACTTTTATGATGAAGTGAAAAAAATACAAAATAGAGGATAGTATTTGTATTGATGATCAACTAAAGTTGGTGTGCGACTATTATGTTCTTTTATTTGATGTAAAACGTTTCACATTGCGGCTATGGCTGCGGCGACCTCTAATGTTTCGTTTCCTAGTCGTTCTAGTTTTAGATGATCTTTTTTTACCACCTTCGAGCAGAGAAGTGCCGTCCGGATTCCTAAACAACAAATTAAGAGTACTTCTATCTATAGGTGACGGTGGCTTAATTACATATTTTGGGTCAGGTGTAATTTCGTATTTTTTATAAATATCTTTAATTATTGCATTCAGTTCTTTTACACGATCTCTATAGTATATTAATTTTTCTTCATTTTGCAAAAACTCTATCCTATATAGATCCTTTATAGGGTGACGCGGGCGCAACTCTTCAAATCGTTTTTCTATTGTATCGTTCAATTTTTCAAAATGTTTGATATCGGCTAGTAATTGATGCACGTTTTCTTTATCGTGAAAGTATTTAGCTTCTGATTCTGCCTTTTCTACATTTGATTTATGTTTTTCCTCATCGTGTATTACCTTGCAGCCCTTAAAGAACGTCATTTCTATATTGTAATTATACCTATCATTCACTTCTATCAGATCGTCTATATCTTGAGCTAACACAGATAAATAACCACCAGGTTGACCTGGTGGTTGATCTACAGGGAACCGGACAAAAATAGTATTGTTTGGAAATTTATGTTGAAATGGTGGAATATCTTTGCTGAATACGAATACGTCAGGCTTAGGGTTTGCTTCATTACTCCATGATTTTATTTGTTCCAACGGCATCTCAGTCAATACATATCTTTGGAAAATTACACTAGTAGCAGGTCCATCAGAATACCAGTGAGAATTAGTCGGAAAACTCATATATTATATAATATATATATATATATAATAGATAAAATGTGTTAGATTAATTGTTTGATTATACGAAGCGTTTTATATGGGTTGCTGAATATCGACTGTTTATAAAATAAAATTGAATTAATATCTTTCATTTATCATAAAGATATTAGTATATAACAAAACAAGAAGAAATCGTCGCCATCACCGCCATGTGGACGACATTCGTAAAAGGAACTGTAAAAGCTGGTGAACTTATCACAAAAATCCAACAATCAATACAAACAAAAATCAAGAAATCTGATCGTGTGAATAAAGTACATCGGTGTCCGTGGACGAACGTTGTCTTATCGCAAGAGGAATATGAAGAAAATGAAGGCAATCCGAATTTCCATCCCAAATGGAGGCTTCGCAGAAATCCGAAAGATACGTTTGATTCAACAACTAAAACTACTGAAAAAGCCGACATGATTTATTCTGATCAACTACTTGTAGAGCGAATTCGTCTATGGGGGGAGAAAAACCGATTTTCACATCCGCCAACATTAAATATCGAATCTGGAATTCACTCTTTAACTAAAACAGAACAGCAAATGCTGAGTAATATGAATAATAGAGGGTTTTCTGTGGCTTCAAATAATTATGGCGACATTTCCGATAGTAGTTTCACCCGTATTTCCACTATTGGTTTTAGTATAGAGAGACAACGACTTTCTGCTTACAATCCGTGGTTCATCTGCTGCAAAATGGAACAAAAACGACCTCACCTTGAATCTAAACAAAACGATATTTGCTTTATTGCCCCCTACAATACTCCCGGCGATGATTCATCACTCGATCTCGCAACCTTGTATCTGTGGCCGTTACTGCATTCGAGATCAGAAGAAGTCGTTGCCTGTCGAACATTTGGTGATTGGAAACGCCTATTTTATGATACGATTCATTTAGCGTTTCCATCTTACCACGAATGGATTACGTTACATAATTCAAAAACATTATTTCTATCATCCTGGGAAAAAGCGCGATTTCGAATGTTCGCAGAAAACATAAATCCAGCACGCGCGCTATATCTTATATCTACAAAGTCGAATTTCTGGCCTTATGGGGTCGAGAGTTACATTCCAAAATGGTCCATCTCACCCTACCGACTATCTCTGAAAAGCTCGGTTCTAAGTGAGCGAATGATAGAACTAGATGAAATGAAACGGAACTATCCTAAAAACTCGGTTTTCACAATATATAAAACATTTTATCCTAAAAAACAAGAACCAGGAGAAGCACCAGTAGAGGGTGAAGGAGAAGGAGACGCGCCAGAACCAGAACCAGAAATAGAAGGCGGACGAAACGCCACCGGATTATGCTATGTTAAAACCATCAAAATGATCAATGATTCAACCGAAATTGCGTGGTTGGTAAATGCATCGTATCTAAAAAAAATGAAACGCATCCATATTTATTTAGAGAAATCACCTTGGCCAAAAATACACGAAGATATAGTAGACTATGATTATTAGTCTGATGACTAAGAAATAGAAATGGTATATAACACTTACGCTTGGAATCTTCGTTTCTAACAGTGATTCTTTTTTATGTGCTTTTTTCATTTTCTTTTATTTTGAGATAACACTTCAGGCAAACTTCGACATCTATCTTTGAATTATGCAGTCCAATTGGGTCTGCTTCTTCTGATCCGAACAAATGACGATGTAACTCGATCAACTTCGGATACTTCAATGAAACAGTACCATCGTCCCACATCTTCCTAATCTGGCACAAGTTCGTTCCAGCCTTCATTGTACAGTACTCGATCATTGGAAACCTGAAATGCAAATACCGGTTTCGATGTAGCTCAACCTTCACCATATTCATATCGAATTCCAAATTGTGTGCGACAATTACGCCGCATCTATCCGCCGCACGCTTGAAGTCAAATAACGCGACCTCGATCGCGATTCCTTTTGCCCTAGATAATTCACTTGTGATCCCGTGAATCGCCGTGGATTCCGGTGAAATCGGAATGTGTGTTCCGATACATATAATATTGTCCATCTCTTCTTCCACCTGGTTGGTTTCATCATTATAAATAACCCAACTAAACTGAATCATGAATGGCCATTTGTCGACGTGATTCACTGGTGTATTTTTAGGTGGAAGACCTGTTGTCTCAGTGTCGAATATTAGAACGCGCATTCCAGAAATCGTTGTTTTGAAAGTTCTTGATATAAAGAAGCATGTTATTTCTTTATATCAAAGATTTTGAATCAATTTTTTAATATTATTATTCGTGTTTACTTTCCGAGAGCTGCGGCAACAGCAAGAACTGCTGGGCCACCGGGTAACGTTCCGATGACTGCATTTACAACTGGCCTGACAAAGGGTTTCAGCGGTCTCAAGACCTTGCCTAACTTCAATTTTTCTTCGGGAGATTGTTCGTTAGAGAAATTCATTTCAAAGATTGTTATACTATATACAATTATTATAATTCTATATACTATTTCTATTTGTTTGTATTTATTTATTAGACATGCTAAATATTCTAAATAATAGTATCTATCCACAGAATGCATTACCAAATGCAACCACCGCAAGAATTCCCAATACTAATCCAATATGATAATTATACTGCATCGTTCGATATACATTCAACCTGGCCTGTCCCGCGGCGCCGTCCCGTCCAAGCGCATCCGGCTCGTCGTTAAACCCAACCCCGCCGTGCGCCCGTGTCACAGGGCGAGTACATGGCCGGTGGCCGTATCGGGCGGCGCGAGTGTCTGCCCACCCCCGCTACCAAGCAGCACTTCCCTTTCACGCTGGTGCACAACGGCTGCGATACCAACTACTTTACGTGGCAGGAGGCGCAGGCTGCTGGCACGTTGCCACCGGGCTATATCGGATAGGAATATGAATAGGAATCGGAATAGGAATATCAAAATATGAAAATGAAACATACATATTTTGATAGGTCTAGGTGTAGGTCTAGGTGTATTGCATCACCCTCTACCGCCCTTGAGGAAACGTCCCCTCGGCAAGATAACTAAAAAATCTATCCGAGATAGTGTACGCCGAGGCGCTTTTCTCACGGTTTCTGGTGGAGTCAGAAGCGTCTTCCACCAGATCAAGTTTTCCGCGCACGAGTTTCACTTGGGACTTCACCTCATCATATGTCACCACGACCCCTTTGGCCGCGCATATATCAACAATAATCGATGACTCAGCAACGAATGGGACCCGCGTTACTCTACGAGCGTATGCCGTAATGCCCTTTAAAATAGCCTCCTTCGCCTCCTCGACGCTTAGTCTTTCGGCGGGTATCAAGGCTGGTACTTCCGATACTTCTGCCGCTGCTGCTGCCGTCGCTGCTGCTGCCGTCGCTGCTGCTGCCGTCGCTGCTGCTGCCTCTCTTACATCCAACACCTCCCGTATTATGGAGGGGACGTTAGCCTGACTAAGAAGGGAGGTAGCCCACGCTTCTTCATCAGGAGTCAACTGCCTCACCGGAAAAATACTACCCTCCCCAATATGGGCGCTTAATTCCTCCATATACGGAAGTCTAGCGGGCGACCTCTTTTTATTGCCGACTTTCTGCGGTAATTTAAACGCGCAACGAATGTGTTGCTCTCGTGCGCCCTCCGCTGGCCATCGGTACCCTCCCGTCGTCGCCGCAGTCATATCTTTGTCCAACCAGATGCCCTTGACTAGGGGAATCCCGGTCACTACCCCCTCATCATTCATACCCGAAGCCACGTGGGTGCACGCAAGCAGGCTGTACTGCGCCGTGTCCGGCATCATCACCATCGCAAAAGCTTTATCTTTCAGCGCGCGCATATTAAACATCCCTCTCGTTGCCTCGTCGCTCCACAATCCAGCATCATCAAAAATACACTGCGACGCAAGTTTCCACCGCATCCGGGTCTTTAACTCGTGGTCAAGCGTCTGGTCGGCAAAGTGGCCGGCCGATACCCCCGTTTTACATACACAGTTCGCAATGATGTGGGCCATTTCCCTTACAAAAGCTCGCTGCGGGTTAGAGCCTACGTCGGTTTGATTCACAGTAATAAACTTGAGCGTTGCCTGCGTGTTACCAATATCAACGTTGGGCGGTGCGTGCGCTCTTGCGTCAAACGTCATGACTAGCTGCCACTGAACGCCCCCCACAACATATGCCGGGCGACTCACAAGTGGTAACAAGAAGTGCACCACCCCCGCGTTGGTGGTATGTGCGTTTTGGGCCGTTACCGTATTAAACTCATTCACCGAGCTCCCCGACTGCGGTCCGAGATGTGCAAAGCCATGCATCGTACCGTGTGCATCCAGATGCTTGTGGGGGCGGGCGGCGACGGGGACCCCGTATTCCATAATTATGTCGCCATTCGTTTTTGACTTGTCAACGCCTGCGTAATCGCGGACTAGAGTTGCCTGTCCTCTATCAGCATTACCTTTGACATAGACATCCATATCGGCTATTAACTGTAGCCTAATGGCGGGGGTCTTGTGAATTGATTTCGCAATCTCTCTGAATGTTTCGACTGGAACCGTCGTAACGTCTAATGCGTTGTTGCGCATGACGCTTTGTTCGAATGAACCCGAATCCACAGTTACCGGCCTACCGGCGGATGCTCCTGCTTCTGCTCCTGATCCTGATCCTGATCCTGATCCTGCTTCTGCTCCTGCTCCTGATCCTGATACTGATCCTGATCCTGATCCTGATCCTGCTTCTGCTTCTGCTCCTGATCCTGCTTCTGCTTCTGCTTCTGCTTCTGCTCCTGCTCCTGATCCTGATCCTGATCTCGCTCCTGCTCCTGCTCCTGATCCTGCTTCTGCTTCTGCTTCTGCTCCTGCTCCTTCTCCTCCTCCACCCGCAATGCTCGACCGCTTGACACCCGACTCGCGCGGCACCATTTCAAACCGGAACACCCCGTTACCGACCTCGTCTGTCGGATAGAAGTACACAAGCGTCTCGAAGTTTACAACCGTTTGCACTAAGCCGCTATCGCGTTCCAGCAGCACCGACTTCTGCTTCTTCAGTAACACTCTAGTGCGTTGCTTCTTCGACATCAAAGGGGTTTGCTTATTCAGTAACACTCTAGTGCTTGCGCGTTTACTCAACGTGTTGCGCCCGCCTTTGTGTCGGACAGCAAACTTGGACCGGGCCGTCACGTTGCGTCGGACATACCGGACAGTCCCTTTGGGCCGGGGAGTAGTAACTTTGAACCGGCGTATTTTTCTCGTTTGCTGGTGCATTTTGGAATAATATAATAGATTATGTATACGGTATACTATATACTATATTAATATTTTAATTCATGCCGTCTTTATATTGGTCGCTTTATACCGCGTATTATTGTCGGGCGCCAACAATCCAGGGCCAGTGTCTAGCTAGCGCAATTATAAAATAAAAGAAGTGCATTTATGGTTCTTTTGGAAATGACTTGAAAAAAAACTATAAACCCTAAATCACAAACCCTAAATCACAAACCCTAAATCACAAACCCTAAATCACAAACCAAAGACTCTGAAAAAGAAACCAAATTCCAAAACCCTAAACCCTAAACCCTAAACCCCAAACCATAACCCTCAAACCATTTTACGTACGGTGAAAATATATAAATATAATAAATATTATAATAATATATTTATATAAAAAATTGATTTAAACAACTCTGTATAATTTTAAATTTACTAGTAGTACTTTCATTTATCTATAATGTCTTCCCCATCGTCTGTCTGCGAAATAAAAGAAGATCCTGTTCAAGATCGGGTCAACTACCCCAAAAACGAAAACTCACTTGAACTATGTAATATTCTTAGACATACGATTACTGACCTTAACCATACTATAAAAAATATGGAAACCGATATCATCTTTCTTCGGAAAGAGAATTTTCGCCTTGAAAACGAATACCTTAAATCATTTGAAATGATCACAAATCTAAATATAACAAACAGAGCAGCCGCAACACAGCAACAAGATCGAACGCATGAGCGCGGTTTTGGTAACTACGGAGTGAATGACTGGTAAACCTGTGATCTCATATTGATATTATTGATATTATTGATATTTTCATTCAAATGTTTTACAAATCCCATATGACCTTCTGTGCCATTGTGTTATTCCATGTTCGCGAATTCCGTCCAAATGTTTTTTTGCGCCATAACCTTTATTACCGCGAAGTGAATAGAGCTCATCAAGTACTGGAAATTCATCACATAAATTTTCAATATACTCATCTCGCGCGACTTTTGCTAATATAGATGCTGCTGCGATACACGCATACTTGTTATCGCCTCCTTCTACACAAGTGTGTGGTATATATTCCATTTCACCAGTTGTTTGATTGAAGTGACCCATCGGAATAAAATCATTTCCGTCGATAAGAAGCATATAATCATTTTTTCTGTGAGTAACCTCTCCTTTTTTTTCTGCATCTTTTTTTATAACTGAATCGATGGATGTTCTCATACATTGTAATGTTGCTCTACGTATATTTATACGGTCAATAACATCCGCTTCTTCATAAGAAATCGCCCATGTAACACTTGGGTGCGTTTTTATGTATTCAGATACTGCGCGTATTTTTTTGTCGGAATGAAATTTCTTACTATCTTTCATAAGAGAAAAGTCGAATTCTGTATGTTGATGTGATACCGGCAGAATAACTGCAGCAGTATATACGCGTCCGAATAACGGTCCTCTACCGGCTTCATCTACACCAATAATTGATTGCTGTGTTATCTCACAACCACTCGCATCTATATACTTGGTTGCTAGTATTTGTTGCGGATTTTTTCGTTTATCTGTGATACTAACGGAAGGAGCGGACATTATTAACCTATATATTTTTGAATTATGATATTATCCATAATAATAAATCAATTATTTATAAATAATCATTTATATTTTATTATATAAGTATAATATACATATTATCTATCCCTTTTACATAATAGAATGAAATTGGAAAAGATTCATCTTTTTTTGATTTTAATATTTAGTTTAATTCTAGCATCAAGTTTAGGCAACTATGTTCGTGATGGATTTAATACGGCTCGTCCACCATTACCCGATGCACTGAAACCGGTTGATACGAGGGATCTTCCGTCGAATACGAATTTACCGACGAATGTGAAGTATGATCCTACAATAAATGCTGGTATTAGCGCGTCTTCATTAGGTTCTCCTGTTTCTGCATTATCGCCTAGTACGTTTCCGTTAAATACACCTGGTGGAATTCCAGGGATGAACAGCGTTACTGGTAATGATCAGGCGAACAGTGCTGCTGGGGCTGGTGCTAGTAAAGGAGAGCATCAGTGCCCACCTTGTCCCGCTTGTGCTCGTTGCCCTGAACCGGCTTTCGAGTGCAAGAAGGTTCCAAATTATTCCAGAAGTGAAGATATAAATGCACCAAAGCCAGTAATGGCTGATTTCAGTCAATTTGGTATGTGATATCATACTACTACGAATACATAAAAAAAATAAGTTTACTTTTTTATGTACAACACACAGACACGCACACTATCCTTGAATGCGCGCGACATTGTTGATTTGCGCTCGTTCATTCATAATGTCCAGATACTCATTGACTCGCGCATCATTTTCCATCCAGTAACCAATGATGTTATTTTGATCTTCAAATATAGCGTGCTGTGCCGCCTGAGCTTGCTGGTTTTGTTGAAAATTGTTCACGAGATTGTACCACATTTGGTTATTCTCGTTGCGGTGGGCGGCAACTTGTTCTTGATAATCAATCTGATTCATTTGATTGTTCTCATTGTTGACTATTCTATGGTAGATTTCAGCCAGGTTGTAGTCGTTTTGTGGGGGAGGCGGAGGAGGAGGGATTGCGGCAGCGTAAATCGGTTCGTTGTCGTTGTCTTCGTCGTCGTAGTAGTCATTATAATTGTGCTGCGGTTGTTCACGTAGACGACGGTTCAATCCGACAAAAGCGTGTTCGTGAATCAGATGACCGCCATCTAGTTGAAATTGCCGGGAATGAATACCGCGTAGGAAGACATAATGCAACAAGTCCAGCATTTCGTACTCATCGGCGAGTACTTCCAGCATTTCGTACTCGCTACACTCTCCTACAACCGCATTTGGATTGTCGCCAGTCGCTCTGAAAAGATCTTCAATGATCTCGTATTGTTCGCTTCCTTCAACGACATCGTAGCGAACCATATGCCCATATCGCATCGACTGATGCGGGTAAACGCTGATGAAGAAGATCATTTGGTGAATTCCGCCTTGTCCGACATTCTCATCAACCAAAAGCGAAATGTCGAGTACTTCAAACCCGTCATTCATCTGCATATCTTGGATGATTCGTGTGCCGTATACCGATGCGTCTGCGTGAAGGTATTCACCGTATTGCCCGCCAAAGAGAAGATCCCACATTTCCTGATCCATCAGCTGAATTTGGCGTAGTTGATGTCTATCATTACCTGTAAAATATCCGTTAGTGTTGTTGATGAGTCTTGACTGGTTTCTTATAATGTCTTGAACATCTGGGGACTGATTCCAACGACGAACTTCATTCTCGAACTGAAGTTGTCTCAACATTTGTCTTCTTTGGTATTCTTGCATTCTGTTATGAATTGATATCTATCAATGAGTGTGTGTTTCATATATTCTACAAAAAGCATTTCAATTTTTTAACAGAATGTATATACGCAGAGGATCATCAATGGGCGAATAAAAAATAATTTATTTATTTATTATACAGCATTATAGATATGTAATAGAATTGTGATATAGTATTTTGCATTATAAAGACATATTTGACCTTATTGATAAGATATATACGACCGTATTTCGCCTCCATTACGTCGGCAAATTTCCCAGACACAGTCTCCAGTTCGCGGCATATGAACTTCGTATTTCTTGCGTAATTTTCCGAATATGGGGCAGCGCGATGGAACGTGATTATCAAGCGCATCTGAGCAGTTGTTTCCATCAAACCCACATATCGCTAATTTTGGTGCGATATATTCATCAACCATACGCGGTTCGATTGCTGCGAATGCGAGTAAACCTACTCTGCATCCGATAGGATGATTTGAGTTTGCATCTATAATGTTAGATGATAACCTACGCGTCGCAGAATGGGTTGCTTTCACTAGTCTAGCGACCTTAGCACTTACTAGCGACAGCATATCGCTAGAGTACAAAAGCGGAAACTCTGCAACCACAGACAGCACATTTATTGTGTGCTTTATGCTTGCACCAGGGTTAATACTCATTGATTCTTTCAGGCAAGCTAGCCACAAAGCAATTAGCGAGGAAAATTTCGGATCTTCGCGAATTGTCTCTGCGTTGACCAACCCACGTTTGTATTTTTTGATTCTTTCCATAATATTCCCGATCTCACTTTCATAAAGAGTACGCATTTCGATACGTTCTATGAGCGTCACCGGATGCGAACGGGCGATATGAGAACCAAAATAGAATTCCTGATCTGTTTCATATTTGCCGGATTTTCCGTAACGATTGTCTGCGAATATTTCGCTCTCTTCTTTTGAATGTACACGACGAGCAATGACGCGTGCCTGGTTAAACCTTTCTCTGTAGGTATGATCGTACTGATAATACGGTAATGAAGTGGGCAGAAATAATCGCGAAATGAGAACTCCGACAATTCCTGCATGCGCAATCACCATATTTCGCTGCATTTGAGATAGCGGTGTGAATCGGGTGATTTCGTTCGTGTCGTGTGCGTGGGTTTTCGCTGCAGTGAACGCCTGCTTCATATAGTAATTTGATAACCACATCGTCGCAGCGCTTACCGGAATAGTATTGGACCGATAATCAATGTATAGCACCGGATTCACGCCACTATTTCGTGGGAGCAGACCCATATCTAGACTACCTCTGTTGGTTCCGATACGAAACCCGGTTTTTGCAGTTTCCCATAAACCTTTCTCCAGAAGAGAACAGGTTGAGCTCAAAGACGCCATCGTAAACGCGTGGTGTCGCGGAAATGCTGAATATGGTGTGTCTATCTGATCGAAATAGATGTGATAATCGTCGATCAGGCGCGTGTAATCGAACTGGAGCTCTCTTTCTTTCTTATCTTCGCGTATTTTATCATTATACGCGCGCCCCAATCCCGCCAACGCACTCGCAGCACGCTGACCGCGCGTAATGGACTCTTCTTCCATTTCTAAGTACGGTCTTGGCTTTTCTGTATTTGGTAAATGAACACAAAAGCCTTTGTATTCAAAGATCAATCTGCGCCTTTTATTGACCGCACCATTTCCGCAAGCGTGGCGCAAAGGATCGTTCACTGCTAGGTGTGAATTTCTTGTTGTGTATTTTTCCATTTGGTCTTTTTCAACTTGTTTCCAATACAACTTATTATTACTCTTCGAGATACTATTTACCTTCGTATACTTACCTGCCCGAATATCGCAACAAGCTCGACATTCACAAACCACCGAATCTTCGGCTTTGGGCAATTTTTGATCGAGTTCTTTCACTTCTTCCATCCAATCATCGTCATCTTCGCTATAGTATTCTCCATCATAGTCGTCGCCGTAAAAATCATCACCACTATCACTGCTGTAGAAAGCCATGTGTATTTTGATTGTCTATGAATCGCTAATATTCGAGATATACAAAAAAACATTTCAATTTTTTTGTCTACTTGCGCGTGAAATTTTTATTTTTGATGCTTTGTTTTTTGTTTATTCTCTTATGTTTTATGGTTACTTTTATGTTTCTATTTCTTTTTCTTTTTGAACCATCTCCACCTCCACCTACACCTATGCGACCTTTTTTTGATGGTTGAGTTGATGGTTGAGTTTTTTCAAATAATGATAATGCGTGTTCTTTGAGACCATCTTTCACTGATTCAAGCCTGGAATCAAATTTTTTATCTATACCGGTATAATAAGATGTGAAAAAACTATGAAGTTTATCAACATCACCTGGATTCTCCGTTTCTATTTGTTCGAATATACAAGTCATAATTGTTTTCAATGAACCACTAAATTTAATTAATTGTTCACTGTTAATATCATTTGCTTTAATAAATGTATTCATTATCATATGAGTTGTTTTATCGGGATCGGGTCGAATCTTATCTTTCAAATATACAAACCAAGCTTTAACATTGGAAGGAATTCGCATACCAGCACGAACGGGCGACATATCTAAGAAGAAATTCAATACAGAATGATATAATGTATCTTTCTGAGTAATACTTTTGAGTGAACTAATTATACGTGCGTCATGCTCCATACGACTACTATTTTTTCCAATTCCATACAATATAAAACCTATTGCGATTATTCCCGAAAAAGACGCGTAATTACTGACTACAGCAGCTACAGGTACAGGCATATATGCGCCTACAAAATCAATAGCATACTTCACATTTGTACACCCAGTATGTATAAAATTAAATAATAAATTGATAAATAAGGGCAAGTATGTTGCCGAATAACCGGCTAAACCAGCGCAAACCGCAGTTGCCGTTTGTTCTTGTAGAGTACCGCCAAATATAGATCTAAAATACGCTAATATAACACTTGCACTTGTTAAATGTATGTTAATACAGTCAATTATGTATCTTATTATTGGTGGTATATAATGTTCTGGTGATACTCCTTCTTTCATTTCTTTGTTTATAAAATCTTTCAAAATAGATAATATCTCAATAAAAATAATAAGCTTACAAAATACAAATATCGAGTATTCATTTACTGGACTTGGTTCTTCATCGTGTGAAGATTCGCGAACTTCCTTGAATTGTTTTATCGCATAGTTTGCTAGGCGTTCTATATCCATTTTTCCACCATTCTGCATATATCCACCACCACTACCACTACCACTATACCGATATTTTGGATGAGATGCTCGCACGCATTCAGTTGTTGGGTCTATACTTATTATTTCTTGAAACGCATTTTCTGCATTTTCTAACTCCATTATATTCTTATAATAATACAATAATATAATAATATAATAATACCATACTATTCATCCCCACGTTTCTTGATGCATTTATCGTCAACCTGAAATGTCGGAACTTCTACGTCTTGTGGAACTATTGATATTACGCATTTGGCTTTTTTACCATAAAGCGGTTCGGTGCAACCTTTTTCCGGTTTTTTTTCGAATTTCTTACTAAAATCGAATATTTTGGGTGCATCCTGTGTACATCTCGAACGAAAATGTTCATATCGTTCACGTACATCGCAATATGTGAGACCAGATGTTTTTCCAAGCATCTTATTCACGATTTCGTGCAATTCATATACAAAGCGTGAAAATGTATCTCGGCTTTCCATATGACACATCTTAATCGGTTTAGATTTAAAATTATTTGTTAGATTCATTCTACAATATTTACAAGGAAGAACGTTCCTTAAACTTAGCATAAACTCCATATAATTACGCTTATCTTCTGGTGTGGGTGATACTGGATAATTAAAACTCATTGTATGTAAGAAATGCCACATACTAGGACCCCATACTGTAGTAAGCATTCCATCACCACTATAAAAATCTTTTTTAGAAAAAGTATGCTTCATTTTCCGCGTTTTAATCTGTTTTGTGGTACCGCCGCCACCACCACGTATAGTTGATTGCGGTATAATATTGCTTTCCCATACATTTACCACAGGAAGTATTGAAGATGTATTTTTCCTGTTCTTTCGTCGTTTTGTCCTTGATTTTCCTATATATCTATATATATTATTGACCATTTTTCGCGATCGTTTCTTTGAATTAAACGCGTAATTATAATATACAAATATAATAATTCGAAATGTCGAAATCTATTTTAGATGACCCAACAAGCTATATCGTTGAATATAGTGAGCAAACAAAATTTTCTTGCATTTTCATAGGTATCGCATTATTCCTTATTGTGATCTTTTTTATAACACCATTATCCATCTCACCAGTAACATCATTTATTGTTAAATTTATAATTATTGGATTGCTTGGATTTTCATCGTATATTTTATTAAAAGCGATTATGCCGGTTATTGATGTGAAAGGTGCTATTGAGACCGACGAATACCCCGATTTAAAGAAGAATTTCTTCATAACTTCATTTTTTGTTTTTATTTTGTTTAGTTTAGGCGTTATTGTTATGCGAAAGTAAAATAATATCATTTACCCAAGAAGGAATAATGTCTGTATAATCGTAAGCATCAGAATACAGTTTCATAGTATTATCTTTTTTGTTGTTTATCAAACATCGGTTTTGTACTATATTTGAACAACAAGATATTCCAGCTTTTGCTTGGTGCATAATGGACAAATAAAATAGACGATCATTTGAATAATCAGTTCGACATATATTTAGTAAATTTCCATTCGTAATGTCTCTAAAAATCATATTTATTATGATATGTATGATATGTATTATATGTATTATATGTATGATATGTATGATATGTATGATATGTATGATATGTATGACTGATGTATATATATAATATGGAAAATTGTATTCATATCATTTATTTGACCGCGATGCGATGAAAATATTAGTTTCGCAACTTTTCGTTTAAAAAGATATTATTATTCATAATAATATATTATAAACGATATTTGTATATAATAATATAATGGCTACCGCTGGAAATACAAATGTAGGAGGCATTACTGGTGCAGGGGGGTTATCCAATATAACAAATAATTTAACGTCTTTTTTAAACACTACAACCGGTAAAGTTGTTGTTTTTGGATTTTTGTTTGTGGTAGTTACTATCGCGGTTGTGATGTATTTCTATAACAATAATCTTATTCCAGAGTTAAATAAATTTATTAATCAGATGTCTGGAAAGGCGGTTACTTCGACGGATGACTCCAATACAGAGGCTAAACACGCTACGTTGTATTTGTTCAAGGTAGAATGGTGCCCGCATTGCAAGACTGCAGAGCCTGTATTCAAAGAAGTAGAAGAGAAGATTAACGGTGAAAAGATTAAAGGGCATACAGTCAAATTTGTGGTCATTGATTGTGAAGCAGACCCAACAATGGCTGATAAGTATAATGTTAGTGGTTATCCCACAATTAAACTCGATAAACAGGGTGAGATCATCGAATATGATGCGAAGCCTGATAAAGCCAATTTAATTGAGTTTCTCGAGAAGGTTCTTTCTCCATCGTAGATTTATTACCACTTGTAGTTACGTAACAATAATAATAACCAATACTACGCTATTATTATTATATTTAGTTTCATTCTATGAATATACCGCTAATGTCTATGTCCGTTTCGGTAATTTCGTTTTCAGAATCTGCTATCGATTGTGTGATTGTTTGATCCTCATTTATCATTGTATCTAGATATATGTTGCTGGCGTCTATGTTGGTGGTGTCTATGTTGGTATGAATTTCGTTATTTTTATGTAATAGAGAATGATTACGCCGATAAGATAAAAATAGTTTAGCAAATGTTTCACCACGCACGATTAATTCGCGACGACAGTTCTCGTCTTTTACTACATCAACCCAATCTCGCAATTCTTGTATTTTAGAAAAACATATTACTTCATTAGGTATAGGTTCAACTAGTCTATTTTCAAACATATTCGCACTAATTTGGTTAAAAAACCCATATATGAAATTTGTAAATGTGGTTGTTTCATTTAGACTTGCAGGAATTCTCTCCCATTCCATTTTCACACCTAGTATTTCACGGATATCGCATTTTTGACTACGAATACAGTTATTTAAAGGATAATCGTTTATAATCGCACCATCGATATAGACACAACCGTCGCGGAAAATAGGTGTAAAAATAAAAGGATAGCAACAGCTCATATAACACGCTTCGATTAATGATTGATTTGGATGTGTTTTATACGACATATCTAGAGATTCAAATTTGTTCAGTTCAGTCACGACAAAATGAAGCTCTATGCCTGTTTTGTCGTAAAATTCCTTCATAGTCACATTCACGTTAAAATCTTTACCTTCCATCGCTGGACGAAGTGACTCGGTAAATTCCTTTATTCCGTATATTCCACATTGATGGTATAATTTAGAAATCGTGTCTAGTTTGTTTTTCGCATCAAATGCGTATGATGCAGCCTTAGATGTTGCTTCCGCTATACTCGCCGCAACACCTGAAGTGGCTGTACCAATAATCGATGATGATGGACTCATATAAATTTTTGACCACGGTCGTTTTAATAAAAAAGTATCCATTGTTTTCCATTCATAGTTTAAAGATAGTAATACTGCTATAAATGATCCGACCGATGAACCATACATCGTCTTTATATCATTAATATTCCATACACCTTCTTGGTTTAATAAACGTAGTGCGCCGTACATTGTACAACCCGAGGGTCCACCTGCTGCGATTACCAAGTGTTTAATCGTAGGAGGTTTATTGTTTGTATTTGTAGACATTTACGGATACGGATACGGATACGGATACGGATACGGATACGGATACGGCGGATGTATATTATTAATTAGCATTTTTAGATTTATACCCTTTATTATTTTTTGTGAATAAAAAATGTGTTTATTATCAATTTACTATGTTCCGATACACATTCACACACTAATACTCGACATCATTGTCTTGGGCTTTACCGTCGATCCATTCTCCTTCGAACATAATATGTTCGCGTCCATTGCCGAATTTGCGAATGTGACGCCCGAATCCGTGCATTTTGTCGTTTTTCCACATTCCGATATATTCGTGCCAGTTCACCATATGTCCATTCTCAGCGGCTTCGTCGCTCGTGTAATTTGCGGCGGCTTTCTCTCCACCGTAAATAAATGCAGCTGTGCGCAGCGTACCTCTTCCGTGCTTCTTACCTTCCAACATTTGCCCCATATAGTTGCTTCCGTCTGTGTAGGTGAAAATGACTTCACTTTGTTGTTTCTCGAGCGCGTTCTTCTGCTTTTCCTCTTCAAGCCATCGACGTTCGCATTCTAACATTCGAAATGGTTCCAATTCAACACGAACATTTTCTCTCAGGCGTCGATTGCACTCAGCCAAAAACTGCTGTTTCCATTCTGCTTCCTGTTCTTCAGTTAACTTGCGAAGGTTTGCCGCACTTGGAATGTATGTACTAATTTCTGCATTCATTCTGATTGTTTGATCACTATCTACTAAACAACGTTACGTTGAAAAAACATTTCAATTTTTCATCGATCTATGAGTCAAACGTTCTAGTATAACGAGTAATATAACAAAAATAATTATAATAATAAAATATAAACTCGATAGATGGACGATATTTTTAAATTTACGACAGATAATATTGAAAATGTTGAAAAAATCAATTTAGATGAATTATACGAAAAAAAACAAGAAACAGACAAGAATAAGCTTTTCACATATAATAAAATATTAACAAGAATACACGAGAAAATTAAATTGACTTCAAGACAGAAATGTAATCAGCAATTTTGCTGGTTTGTTGTCCCGGAAATAATTTTAGGTGTTGCGAATTACGACCACGCAGGTTGTATCGCATATTTAGTAGATAAGTTATTAGAAAATAAATTTATGGTTAGATATACACATCCAAATTTATTACTAATATCGTGGTTGCATTATGTTCCTAATTATGTGAGAACAGAATTCAAGAAAAAGACTGGAACGGCGATTGACGAATATGGTCGTCCAATAATGTATGACGCCGACGGAAAAATATTAAACCAAGATAAGTTAGGACTCGGTAACGGAGGTGTCGATAATAATCGCGCATCGAATACAGTAGCTGTTACGGATCCGAATATGCTATTATATAATGCATCTCGTGGTGGAGGAGATGCAACAGCTGGTGGTGCATCATCAAATGCGAACGAAAAGAAGGAATATAAGCAAATAAATACATATCGACCAACTGGAAATCTAGTATATAATGAAGAATATTTTCAGAAATTGGAAAATAGGCTCAATTGAACAAATCACACACCTTCTTTTATTATAGCATTCAACTGATTCTTATAGTCTTCAATTTGAAGTTCTATACGCTGCATAGTGGCGCTATCATTTATATTTTTATTCATACTTTTGATTCGTTCAATATTTCCGTATATCTTTTCAACCGCTTTATCTTTTTCCATCATAAGTCTTGTTTGTTTTTTACCAACTGCTGAATTGATCGCAGTTTCGAATTTATATATTAATTTAGTGAAACTGGTACCGGCACGAGTATTTCCAATGTTCATTTTGATATAGTCAATATATTCTTCGTTTGATTTCTGGGTATTTCCAGTATTTCTTGCTCCATATCCGAATGCATCTCCTTGTCTATCACTAGCCAAATGTTGCGATGATGAATCAAAACGTAATTTCGCATTTGTATGTAATGCATCTAGTAATTTAACGCCTTCTATGAAATTCTCTTGACAAGAAACATACATTCTAACTATTTTAACTCTAGCATCGTTTATTATCTCTTGTAACATACTATCAGTTAATTGAGGGTGAATAAAAAAATTATGAATCATTCCGTATTTTTGTAAATGACGAGAATAGTTGTTATTCGCATCGGAACTGGATCCCATCCGATAATCATCATACCCATCCATTTTTTTACTTGTTTTACCGTATTCATCCTGCATTCGTCGTATTTCAAGATCTGATTTTTTAGTCATAACAAATACTTTATTTAAAAGAGCAATTAATTCGGTGCGCTGATTATTCGTCTTCGTTATCATTTTTTTAATGTGTGTTATATAATTTTCGAAATATTGATTTGTTCGTAAAGTATCATCAACAACAATAGCGGCATCTATATTCTTGCTTTGATTAGAACCATTATCGGTCGGATTGAGTTTTTCTTTGGTTTCACAAACATTCCGTAAAATCGAGCTATTGATATCAAACGGAATATCACCAAAAGAACGTATTTCTTGGCTTGCATCTCGACCCGTTACCATTTTATATAATGCACGAACATCCGGCAAATAAATTTCTTCCATCATTTTAGTAGACATTTCTATAAATTCCGCTTTATTGTTCGCATACGTTTTTTCGTGGAATATATCGAGATATAATTTATCCAATGACGAAAATAATGAATTTTTTCTAGACGACGACGACGACGATGATGACGAGGACGACGAACCCAAACCCTTGATCTTGGAATATACAGAGCACACTGACGGTAATAAACGCTCATCATCATTATTGTTACTTCGTTTTAAACGATTGAGTTTGGTATTCATATCTCGTTGTTTTTTCATATATTGATGTAGATTTCCTGATACATATTTATCGAAATTATCCTTTTCAAACAAGCTATTCGCAAGCAAATCGCAATAATTGTAAGGTGCGCTACTACTACTCGATCCACCAGAGTAATCGAAAGGCTTAATCGTAGACATTATTGCGTTAAATAAATTTCCGACTTGAACATAAAATCTGGCGATTCCAATACACATTTGGTTCTTCTTGTATGAGTCTCGCTCATCCATTTCATTCTCTCTTATTGATGATGAATGTGTATCCAATAATAGCACTTTTTCAGATGCAGCGTAATTTTCATAATCATTCCCAAATGTTTTACGCCGTCTATTCATAAATGAAATTACCTTAAACGGTAATCTTTTAAGTATTTCACTTGTGATAATAATCAATTGCGAACATCTACCACTATCACTCAATGCAGAGTTTTGTTTCACTTCTTTTGAAATAATCTTATTCGCAATAAGATCTACTTGTAAAGCAATTTTATCATACTTATCTATTGAAGTGTTGTCGTTGTATTTCGATATTTCATTACCCATATTTGTTTCGTATTTTCGTATATATAGTCAATATACTAAATATTACTTTATTTCACTATCTTTATTTATAATCTTTATTTATAATCTTTATTTATAATCTTTTCTAACAAAATTGATATCATCTATTAAAAATGATATAAAGATACAGAACTATATTATATTTAAGGGGTAGTAGAATGACTACAGCGTCGAATTTAACGTCATATAATGGTGTGTTTATTCATTCTGATATAAAAAAAAATAAAACGTCATCTACTACCAATCTTCAAAATATAGACCGTCATCATCGTAATACGAAACAGACGTCTAGTGTTATCATATCGTCATCCGGTTCTAAATATAATACTAAAACTACAAAGAAATACAAACAAAAAAGCGTGTTATGGGATAAAATACAAGATGAGTTTTTACCAGAATTATTAAATGAGTTCGCTATTGGCGACCCAGTTGATAGTCGCAGTATTCTTACTATACCCGATAATGTGAGATCCTCGCCAAAACAGACAAGCGCCAATGTAGATACATCAGATGCACATGCGTCGTCGGATGATACAATAATTCAGGCGAAACACGATGATTCAATGAAACGTATGAAATTATCGTCCCTATTTATAAAACCTGAAACAAATGTAGAATGTTTATATCGACGAAGCAGTATACGTGAAAATTGCGATGTTTGTTCGTCTGACGTCGTCCTGACTGATGACGGATTCTTAACTTGTAAAAATCCAGAATGCAGTATAATATATACGGATGAATCACTCGATCAATCTGCAGAATGGCGTTATTATGGCGCTGACGACAATCAAGCAAACGATCCTACACGATGCGGAATGCCGGTTAATCCTTTACTAGTTGAATCATCCTATGGATGTAAAGTAATGTGCGAAGGCGGATCATATTCACAAGATATGATGAAAATACGTCGGTATACCGAATGGCTATCTATGCCGTATAAGGAAAAAGCACAATATGATATGTTTCAGAAAATAACAACTATCGCGCAAAATAATGGTATATCTAAAATGATTATCGATGAAGCTCTTCGCGTACATAAACGAATATCCGAGCACAAAACATTTAGAAGTTTAAACCGCGATGGTGTAGTCGGAGCATCGATTTATATATCGTGTAAGATGCATAACTGCCCTCGCACTGCAAAAGAAATAGCCACTATATTCAATTTGGATAATACAAGCGCTACAAAGGGCTGTAAAAATGCAGTATCTATTATTAACGAATTAGAATCTAATATGGAAAACTCCGAAAAAACCGCATTTTGCAAAACAAAACCAGAAGCATTTATCGACCGTTATTGCAGTCGTCTAAGCGTACCTGACGAACTAACTAAATTAAGCCAGTTTATCGCCGTTTCTATTGAGAAAAATAACCTCATTCCTGAAAATACACCTCATAGTATCGCTTCCGGCATTATCTATTTCGTCGCATATATGTGTAAATTACCCATCACCAAAAAAGATGTGAATAGAATAAGTGATATGAGTGAAGTCACTATTAATAAGTGTTTCAAAAAGTTATATGATATGCGTGAGAGACTCATTCCAAACATCATCTTGCGAAAATATAATGCCGCCGCGATACAACCAGAATCACTAGCACCTACGACATCTGTATAATTTTCACATCACATTTTCCGTTATATTATCGGTTATTTTATAATAATCTATATTATATCATCTATATCTATATTCTCGTCGTAAAGATTACGATTATTCATATGGATTTAGAAGTAGCATCATCGTCCAACTCTATTCACGCAAATATGAATATTCCTCCAAAATTCATTTTTATCATCCCTTACCGTAATCGAGAACAACATCGTGTTTTTTTTTCAACGTATATTCAAAAAATTATGGAAGATGTTCCAAAAAATGAATGGACATACTATTTCGTTCATCAAAATGATAAACGCCCATTTAATCGCGGTGCTATGAAAAATATCGGATTTTTAGCAATGAAATACAAATATCCGGATGATTACAAAGACATTATTTTCATTTTTAACGACATTGATACGTTACCTTATGATAAAAATATATTGGATTTTAATACAACAAAAGGCACTATCAAGCATTATTACGGATTCACATTCGCACTTGGCGGCATTTTTTCAGTTACCGGTGAAGATTTTGAACGAACTAGTGGATTTCCTAATTTTTGGGCATGGGGCGGCGAGGACAATATGATCCATTCACGCGCACTACGCGTCGGCATAACGATAGACCGTAGCGTTTTTTTTACTCTTGGAAATATGAACATTCTTCAATTTGCCGACGGGTTTAAACGACTTATTTGCCGCGATGAATTAGCTACTACGCTTCAAAGCGACAATATCGACGGCTTAACAACTATCAAAAATCTAAACTATCAGATTCTTGATGATTCACGTATGATTGATGTTACCACATTCGATTCATCTATCCTACCTTCTGAACTATTCTTTGAAGAGCAAACAATCGACCGTATCGGCAAAGTTCGAGTAAACAAAAAAAATCCACTCAATAGTATGAATCAGTTTAAATCTACTTTTTTTGGAGATATAAATGCACAGCCTCGTAATTCTAATTTACATCAATCTGATGCATCAAAACATCCGCAGATGCAACTACAAAATATCGCAAGACCCAATAATATATTACTACAACGTCCAACATACAGTGGACCAAATATAAACCCGAATTTACCATTCACTCATAATAATCCGAAATCTTCAACTCAAAATACATATCGCCCTCCTTCCATAATTCCTCAAATCATTCCTACGCGAAATGGCGCACCCAACGTTGATTTTTCTCGCAAAAATATACCAGATAAACAAGCTAATTTACAAAGACCTCTCTCCGCCACGAGTAACATACAACAATTCACGCGCTCATTCGGAATGAGAGGATTATTTATGTAAACTTTAAAAATCCGCATTAAAATCAAATACGTTATCAGACACCTTTTTCTCTGCTAACGCATACTCACCCACCCTTCTCTCGAAAAAATTCGTCTTACCAGCCAAACTAATCATCTCCATAAAATCAAACGGATTTGTTGAATTATATATTTTATCATACCCCAACTGCAATAACAACCTGTCTGCAACAAACTCGATATACTGACTCATTAATTTCGCATTCATACCTATCAATCTACATGGAAGCGCGTCAGATATAAACTCCTTCTCTATCTCTACCGCATCTTTCACAATCTCATACACACGATGTTTTTGGATCTTTTTCGTTAACTTCGTATATAATAACGCCGCAAACTCAGTATGCAATGCCTCGTCTCGAGAGATTAACTCATTACTAAACGTCAAACCAGGCATTAATCCTCTCTTCTTTATCCAATATATCGAACAAAATGCGCCCGAAAAAAATATACCTTCCACGCACGCAAATGCGATTAACCGCGTATGAAACGAACTTCGCTTGTCTCCAATCCATTTCATCGCCCAATCTGCTTTTCTCTTTATACACGGGTAATTTTGAATCGCATTAAACAGCTTATCTTTCTCATCTGGCTTCTTTATATATGTATCAATAAGGATACTATACATCTGTGAATGTATATTTTCCATCGCAATCTGAAAACCGTAAAATGCACGCGCTTCTGCTAACTGAATCTCGCCCATAAACCTTTGCGCCAGATTCTCCATCACAATACCATCACTCGCTGCGAAAAATGCGAGAATCATCGAAATGAAAAATCTCTCGTCGTCATTTAAGGATGCCCAATGTGCGTGATCCTTTGATAAATCAACCTCTTCTGCCCTCCAGAAACAATCCACCTGTTTTTTATACATATTCCATATTTCTGCGTCCTTTATCGGAAATAACACAAAACGCTTATCATCTTCATCTAAAAGCGGCTCAGTCACACTATTGCTTTTGGATACCACTGGAGAAACAACAACCGGTGGCTGTTGAACTAATACGGTCTGCATAGATTCTCCTTTTTCTTGGATATTTGTAGATTGGATTATTGGATGTTCGAGAGATTGTTGCATCACAGGCAATGTATATTTTGTATGTTACTTATATACTTTTATTATAACGATGAATGAGCTCAATAATAACAATGATTAGTTATTATATGTGATTGGGATTAATACGTTTTCCTAAATAAGGGATTTATGGTAGATATTATAATCAAATATATAAATCTCTCGAACCATCTATTTTATTTGATAAAAAATATATAATTCTATATCATAACAATATAAAACGATCGCACCGTAAATAATATAACACAATGAACACGCACGAGAGATTGGTTGATATCGCAGTAATTAATCTTGATCGTAGAGTAGACAGGATGGAATGCATTCAACGGTGTTCTCCTTTCAACGTTATTTCAGATTATACCGATAAAAATTTATACTCTATACGACGATTTTCAGCCGTCGACGGCAATAATCTCTCGACATACTACAAAACAAACCCAGAATATCGGGCATTATTAGACACAATTCGTGGACAATCTCGCGTTCTAGGCGAGGTCGGCTGCACACTTAGTCATTATTCGTTGTGGCTATCACACGCATACAACCCCAAGAATAAGTATCTTCTCGTATTTGAAGACGATGTGATGTTCACAGATAAATCCGTCGCACGATTTTCCGATACAATTAACCAATTGAAGAATTTCGAATGGACTAGTGGACCATCCAGATTCACATCGATGTGGGATGTTATGTACGTAGGCGGTCAATGGACGCCTGATTATAACATAAACAGTAATAATACCCATTTTAATTTTCAGAATATATCCTCTGAATCTCTCGATACGTACTTCAAACCTATGAATTTATCGCCCGAAAATACAATTTCTGCTCCCGCCGCAGAAGGTTCGCGTATATCGTCCATTTATAAAAGAAACAATCGATTCTCAGCAGTCATTCATAATGATAAAAATGTTTGGTATACCCCATTATTCCGAACTGCTGGTGCATATATGGTAAGCCAGAATGGCGCAAAAAAATTGCTAGAAGCCGTCGAAAACGACACCGCACTATTTATGAAAACACCACTCGATATGTGGATTCTCGAGATGGATTTTAGAGGGTATATAGATGTTTTCGATAGTTTACCACATCCATTTTATCAATCCGGATTTAATAGCGCGATTGATCCTTCACATATTGAGAACGATATACATCGTACGAAATATGATATTGTTACATTATGAGTATTAGTTTCACGTACACGTCGTGCGCGCTGCTTCTATATTACTTTCATCGAAAACGTCGACCAATCAAAATTACCGGTCCATTTTAATCTCCCGTCAATTTCACTATATCCTTCCTTTTGAATGATATATTGATCGTTAGCAAGCCAACAATCGTATTTGGGCTGTATATATTCCGTATAAAAATAATCTATGTTTTTAGACTCAAGTTCATTCAAGTTTGGGTAAGAATGCACGAATTCTAAGATTGGTTCATACATATGTCTCTTTACCAAGTAAGCGTGATTACACCATATCGTACCATTTACCCACTTATTCGTTGTATCCATCTTATCGAATTTTGTTAAAATTCCGCCCAAATATAATATATCCCAGTTTTCTATCGGAAGAGCTATATTCGCGAGTTCGGTGATATTATCGCGTATAATTATGTCGTCTTCTACAATTAATACCGACGATAAGTTATTACTCAGTGCATACTCTATCGCCTTTATATGCGATTGAAAACACCCAATCTTCGTATTCGTCGGATGTATATTATTCAATAATAATGTGTGCTTCACACCAAACGACAATAAATGATCCGATACATACTTTATTCTTTCTGGACGCTCTTCTATGCATATAACTACTACCTCTTCCGCAAATGGTGGTAGTATCAGAAATTTTGCCGTATTTACCGTATTTACCGTATTTACCGTATTTACCGTATTTACCGTATTTAATTGTACTACCAGGTCTGTCTGTGGAGGGACATTATTCGATATTCGCGGCGAATATGGGGTTTTATTCTTAAAATACTTTTCCCACGTGACTTCTTGTCCGTTGAAGGTTATTATTTTTAAAAATGGATTCTCAATCTCTTCATAACCATTGTTCTCCATCAATGTTCGTATCTTATCATAATTGTTCACCTTTATACTAAATACATCGATATGAAATACTTTGTTTGTTACTACTAATTCAACACTGCTATCATCGCCATTCTCGCCATTCCCGCCATTCCCATTCAAGTCAAACAATCTATTCTCTATAAAAAATGTTTCTAGTACGTCATATTCTGATCCTTCACAATCTACCGCACAATAATCAATATATTCCGGCGAATTTTGTTTACTACATAAATCATATAATGTTATCGTATCTACATTATATTCCTTACGACCAAACCTACACCAATCGTGCCCGTTTTTATTACTTTCTAGAGCATCTTTAATACCACTTAATGCCGGACAATCATTATCATAAAATGTCGCACCACCCAGACCCAGTTCGCTTGAAGAGGTTATTTTTGATACCGCTAAAAATATCGGATTGTTTCGATTCTTTGTTATTGACTCTTTGTATGTCTTCGCTGGTTCTACCGCTAATCCATTCCAATCCATATTCTTCTCAAAATAATAACACGACGACGATTCGATTCCATCACCAGCACCAATCTCTATAAAATATCCGCACCTCTTACCAATTGTGATATACTGATTCAAAAACTGGTCATTACGAAATATATGGTAATAATCATCTGATATTTCCAATTGTTTTGTATCACAATTCACGTAAAATAACGACTCTTTATTATTATAAACATCCAATTCTATTTTTTGTTTATTTAAAAACTGGTTTTTCTTCATTATATCCCCTAAGATCGTCTCCCATAAATGTGTCCCATATGATTCCGCTGGGAACTCGTAGGGAACTCTTTCAGATTTTGAAAATGTATCTCCATCTGTCCAATGTAAAGGCATAAATATATTTCCTTCCAGAAGTTTAATCTTATACTTGTGCATATAATGCGGATGTTCATCTAATAATTTTTTGTTAGAATCACGAATATGATGCGCCCATATTCCTAACCGTAATCCACACTTGAATTCATTTAACCATAATTTAATAAACTCATTTTTAGGCTTTGATGCTAAAAATGCATTGATTAAACAATCCTGTCCTTGCTTCTCCTTGCTTATGTAAAATGAATGACCACTCTTGAACACATCGTGAAACGGTTTCACAATTAACATATCCAAATCCAAATATACACCGCCGTAGTTATACAATACCTCTAAACGCAATACATCCGCCTTATATTGAAAATATTTCAAGTCATAACCATCATATTGTTGTGGTACTTCTGTTTTTTTGATTGTGATGTGCTTTTTTATATCATCCCAATACTTATTATTTACTGGCTCTTTTGAATTATGTATCCATATTTCGTAATCAGGCATATACTGTAACATCGAATGAATACACCTATGATGAAAATTGTAAAAATCTGTCTCTCCAAAGAAAAGAATATGAATTATTTTAGGTATTTCTTCATTGTATTCTTCATTATAAACTCGTGAATATAACTGTCCCAAATTACAAATAGAATAATGTCGAATATGATCGGGAAATTCATCGTGCTCCGCATTTGGACCTGGTTGCGGCATATCAACGATTTCTTCATATTGTTTTATCGCAGTTTTGGGATGTAGTACATAATTTCCGCACGCCCTGTAAAAACGTATATAATTCGCATCACGCTTATTGAAGTCCGCAAAATATTCAAGATACATGTCTGCTAGAGCCACCAACTTTTCGTAATTCTTCTCTTGATTATACAATCTATCAATTTCGGTTACCATCTGCATTCTCTCCATATATTTATAATTATTCTGTATTTGCATATATATTAAGCTGTTTTTACTATCTGAACTACTGTTCGCTTGTGTACCATTGTTTACTATATAACTACCCCACGCAAGACCTCTAATATCACAATCTTTGGGACATTTACCCGTATGATAATAATCATCATACCCTTCCTCTCTAATCATCCCATTCTCTTTCAGGGTTTCCCACGCTTTTGTAGGCTCTATCGTATAATGTGCTTGCCTTGATGGATCACGCGAGATATCATCAATTACTACTACATTTTTTTCGCCAGATACCAGTCTATATGAATTTAATAAATCACTATGAGGAATATTACCTTGATGACCACCATCCACAAAAATAAAATCAAATTTAAGTGGCGGCGGATTTTTTGAATTCATACGATGCGCAACCTGATCCTCATAATTAGGTACAGTATGTCTACTATCACCAGTGACTAATGTGTGGCGACCAGGAAATTTCTTGTCTATAAACCGCTTTGCGACGAAGACATGCGTATATTCACCTAGATCAAAACTCACAACCTTTACATGGGGTGGCGTAATAGCCAAAAATAATAACGCAGAATGACCTGTATTAAATCCGATTTCCATAATTGACGACGGGCTTTGGCGTTCTACCAAATATTTTAACCGTAACACCTCATCTGGAATCTGATATGATCCACCTTCCGGAATATGAAATTCCGATAATAATTTATTTAATTCACAGTTTAATACTTCAAATTCATTATCAAAGTAATTCATATTCACTGTATATTATTATGAATGATCCTTATTATATTTTTAAGTTTATTTGAAAATATAATACTTCATTTCCGATTTATTGTACTGGTTCTTCTGGAACATAATCAGAATCTATAATTCTTCCTGCATCGCCTAATATTTTTTTAACACAATACTCTCCAATATAATCGTCATTCGTTCCCCACGCTTTATAGTCATCACCTTCCATTAAAAATTTGTGCTTTTCTACTACATCAAATGATTCTATGTAGATTAACTTAATCAAAGCACAACTTTTAGGTTTCACTTCGATTGATCTAATCATTATTGTTGTTCCTAGATTTGTTCGAAAATTAATTAGTCCGTTCATTATGCTATATATAATTTACTATATAATATAATATATCCTTCCTATTACGCAGGGTAAATGACGTAATTCGTTATTATTTGATTGGAATTTTCAAAATACGAACAGAAATTTGATTCGATGATTGATTTGTCCCGAAATAGTTAGCTACATTTACCCAAAACTGAATTGTCTTAGACCCATTAAATTGTATATTTGAATTCGTAGTCGCACCTATATACTGACTGAAGCCGCGACTTGTTTTAAAATTTCCACCAAATGCACGGGTGTTCGGTGCTTGTAGGGTTTGTACGCAATTATAGTCAAACAATAATCGGTTATTATATAGCGAACTTCCAGTATTCGGATTAATCGGTACTCGTAAACGCCCTCTTATAGCGTGATGAAGATTCGCATCTCTATATAAATAAATTAGTTTTGAGTCTGTACTAGGACCAGTTGTTAAAGATGTACTACCGTTCCCGATATGATCTATAAAATTTTGCCTATAAAATGATTGGGTTGCGTCACCATTCCAACCCCAATATACATAATAATCTGTATTATCTCCAGCATTTTGTTGTATATCAATTTCAATGTCGTATTCAAAACTCTGAAAATCCCAATCAAATGGACCTAATGAAACACCGTGGCTATTTGCGTTAGGTAGTGCAGAAACCGGCGGACTCGCAAAATACATTTCTGTAGATGCTAATTCATTTGATAAAATTTCTCCTAGTCCAACATCTCTAATTTTATATGTATTCAAATCTATTAAAACTGCCGCAAGAGAACCCGCAAACAATTTGTAATATCTTCCATTCACAGATATAATATTAACTTCTGTATCATTACTATATTTTTTAACCATAGTACCAGTCGTATAGTACTTCACATTATCTATCTGGAAATACTCGCCTGAATTCACCGGCAAGTAAAACGAGTTATTAATATCACTAATCGTTATATTTGAAAGTACCGACGCAGGATTCGTTGATGTTACCGGAAGTATAACTTTAAATATAGAAGATGAAATGTTCGTCACACCAGCAAGTGCTGTATTTGCCGGAATCGCAGATAATATCACATTACCTGTAGTTTCCGTAAGTAAAATACTCGATATAGAACGATTATTTGTATTACGAAGTAACTGCAATTTTTGAAGAGCTGTGAATACGATACCCGTTATATTCGCACCATTAATATTCGTATTCGTAAAATTAGCACCAGTTATAGTCGCATTTGTAAAATTCACATTACTCATATTCGCTCCTGTGAAATTCACATTCATCGCATTCGTACCTAATAACGATGCACCACTTAAATCTACACCTGCATAACTTTGACTAGACGATATAGTGGTTCCTTCTAATATAGTTCCCGCCGAAGCCACTGTGATCACTGTACTTGATGATATATCCACAAACAAACTATTTGTCGCTTGTGTGGTAATTACTGTGAATGTACCCGGACTTTTTAATACGACTAAGCCAGTATTCGCATTTAAAGTCGCAAGTGTCGTATTTGACGGCGATAATGAAAATGTTATAACACCACTACTATCACTCGTAGGCGTTATTGTGAACTCTGGCGCAGTCACATTATACGATAAAGTCGCCGGCACTACTAAACTCGGAATACCCTTTGATATCTCTAACGACCAAGTTATATTTGCCGGAACACCATAATTACCTGATGCATCTTGTGACGCAGTTAATATACACGTTCCAACATCCAGAATTGTTACTCGACCCGTAGTTTCATTTACTGATGCGATCGCAGAATTTGAACTATATCTTATTAAACCGACACTTACACTATTCGCAGAAATATCGAAGGGCGCATCTTTATACATCTTGGTAATCGTAGCGCCAGTATTCGTACCTTGTTTTACTAACGTTGGCGTTCCAGGTGAAATAGTAAATGCAGAAGAAACATCTGTTGGCGCATTATATTGATTTGTTTCTATCTGGCTAGCAGTTAAAATAACTTGCCCAACCTTTTGAATCGTAACAGTATAGGTTGTCGCATTCACACGTGCTACTGATGCTGTATTCGAGTCACTGCTTGTAAACATTATATCAGTTGTCGTGTTAGAACTGATTGCTGCGATATTGAATGTTAAACTATTCACATCATACGGTCTTGAAAATGTTGCATTTGTAAAATTAGTCCCTCTTGTTATCGTGTTTGCCGCACGAGCAACGGTAAGCATATTGCTCGTCTTTGTTGCGAGTAAATATTGGTTTGTCTGTGCCTGGGTTGCTGTGAATCTGACTGTTCCTTGACCAACAAGTGTTATAACTCCGCTTGATGAATCTATAGTTGCTACATTTGACGCGTCAGTTGTATAGGTAATCGCACCTGCGCTCGGACTTGATGGTGCAGTTGTTATAGCAAAAGGTATTTCTCCAAAGGTTTTATTTGATTGGACTTCGAAGGTTGAACTAGCAAAACCGCTCACACCACGAGCAACGGTAAGCATATTACTCGTCTTTGTTGCGAGTAAATATTGGTTTGTCTGTGCCTGGGTTGCTGTGAATCTGACTGTTCCTTGACCAACAAGTGTTATGACTCCGCTTGATGAATCTATAGTCGCTACATTTGACGCGTCAGTTGTATAGATAATCGCACCTGTGCTCGGACTTGATGGTGCAGTTGTTATAGCAAAAGGTGTTTCTCCAAAGGTTTTATTTGATTGGACTTCGAAAGTTGAACTAGCAAAACCGCTCACACCACGAGCAACGGTAAGCATATTACTTGTTATTGTAGCACTTAAATATAGATCTGTCTGAGCCTGGGTTGCTGTGAATCTGACTGTTCCTTGACCAACAAGTGTTATAACTCCGGTTGATGAATTTATAGTCGCTACATTTGACGCGTCCGTTGTATAGGTAGTCGCACCTGTGCTAATACTTGATGGTGCATTTGTTATAGCAAAAGGTATTTCTCCAAAGGTTTTATTTGATTCGACTGTGAAAGTGGAACTAGCAAAACCGCTATCACCACGAGCAACTGTAACAACTGATGTGATCTCCCTATAACTATAGGTATCAGTTTCTAGTTGATATGCTTTTATTGTAGTTTCTCCAGATTTTAATATTGTGACTACACCAGATGTGATACCAACAGTAGCAACCGTCGGATCAGAACTCTCATAAGAAACAGCTGTTCCTCTATTACTTGTTACACTCGCTGTATATGTATTATTTAAATGTTGGATTGTATATATAAAATTTGCATTAAAGTTCGAAACTCGTGTTAATATTGTTGGCAATTTACTAATTGTAAAACTATTGCTATTTATTGAATCAGATGCGAAATCATATAACGATATTTGTGATGCAGTTATAACAGTTGAACTAGATACGGATAATTTTTCTATGACGCGCTGATTGGTTGGAACAGATACTGTTATACTGGATATTGTTCCAGACATACTTTCACCTGCTAGATTTATCCACCCACCTATTGTTACTGGACCTCTTCCCATAACAGTATTGGCTACATTTAAAGATCCAGTCTGAGTCGTGTTATTGGAAAGCTGTGTTAGTGTGAACGTGATAGTTGTTTTATTGCTTTGAGTCACATTTAATGCATATTGAACTCCAGTAGTATTACTCACAGTAATGTTAGGAACGTCACTTGCGGATGTTGACCATCCCCAATGTATTCTTTGTAAATTGGATATCCATAAACCCCAACCACGACCTGTATTGATCGAATTATACATATCGCCAATAAAGGGACGAAACCCACTTCCGGATGTAACCGTAAAACTTATATCCATTGACCAGTTGGAAAGGTTTTCTAATACAGGAAAATCATATGTAGTTAATACCGGTGTTGTGATTGGTCCTTGTATAGAATATATTGTTTTAGTGGTTGCTGCGCCAGTTGTTATTCTCGCACTTGAATTATTGACTGAATATACAAATTCTCCCAAACTATTTGAAAATGGATCAATAAACCAGCCATTCGGATTTGCTAATAACACGTTAACTAGAGTTTGGAATTCTCCAGGTGTGATAGTAGGTATAAACGGTAAATCCGGAGAATCAACCCAACTTGAAGAAGGAGATGCAAAATTAGTTAATGTACCAAATTGTCTAGTTACTGTTTTGTCTATAACAGATGTATATACTGTCCAACCAGAACCATATCCTTGATTTAATGGCCAATATCCCATTAATCTATCTTCATTTCCAATTAAACGGCGACGATAATTATCCGAAATTTGTTCTGGTGTACGAAGCACATTCCATATACGAACATCAGAAATAGAACCTTGGAAATTACGGTTTAAGTTGCCGACTAACTGTCCTGCGTCACATCCAATCATTATGGGTATACTTGTATAGTGTGTTGCAGATGTTGCACCAATGTTCGCGTTACTTTCAGTTTTTACTAAGACACCATCAACGTATAATGATGCTGTTCCACCCGATGACGTGTATGTACCTGCGACATGATGCCATTTTCCGTCGTTATATTTCAATGGACTTGAAATAACATATAATCCGATATTCGAACTTCCGGAGGTAACGCCAAACCCAACAGCTCCATTATTTGCTTGATCAAAAGTACCAACCATAAATAAGGCAAATTGAGATGAGTTTGATTGTCCACCGCCAATATTTCTGGCTACTAAAGTTGGAAACTCTTGGGGTTGCGGAGATGTATTCGTTGTTTTGAACCAACACTCAACAGTCATTGTATTACGGAACTGGGTTTCATTCGCCCATGTGGGAATTCCGAGATTAACATAATCGTTAACACCATCAAATTGAAGTGATTTAGTAGTCGGTGTTCTGAAATTAGCACCAGTTATATTCGCATATGATAAATTTATCCCAGTGATATTCGCATCATATGCTATAGCACCCCATAAATTCGCATTTGTAAAATTCGCATTTGTTAAATTAGATCCACGTAAATCGCTGAAGCCAAGATCTACACCCGAAAAATCAACTCCAGAAAAATCGGTATAGGTAATATCACCAAAATGTGATACCGCGTTAAGTTTTGTACTATTATATGTTGTTAACGAGTAACCATTATTGATAAGAATACCAATATTTGGTATAGATACTAATGTATTCGATCGTCTTGCCGAATTATAACTTACAATTGCAGTATTAAATCCATTACTTGTTCTATCTTGAAATGTAGAACCACTACTCTCATTGAATAAATAATTCGCAACAAGTCCACTTGTATTCGATGGAAGAATACGGTTACGATTTATTCGGATTTGAGATGCGCTTCTGGCTACACTCCATAAACGTAAATCATAAAGCACATTTCCATCTTTCATAAAATTACAAGTGCATACAGTCACAGCCGGACCTGGAGCTTGTACACCGATTCCGAATATACCTTCATTCGAAGAAAAATTTCCTGTGATATTTGTGAATGTCTGTCTAACAACACCATTAATATAAAAAGTCATAGTAGAACCTTCTCTAGTCAAGGCAATATGAGACCATTGAGCAACAGGAACAACCGCGTTTTCTGCATATAACCAACTTCCTGCTGCTGCTGCTGAATTATAAAATGATAAGCCTTGCGCATTACTAGTATTTAAATTTCTGATTTGAAATGTATAATTATAGTCTCCCATATCGACAATCGTACAGTTTGTTTGTCTAGCGGTTTCATAATACCACGTTTCAATTGTGAAATTTTTGGTGCCGTCCGCAATTCTTAATAGATTATTGTATGCGCGAGTCGAATACATCGCATTATTATATCGTAAAAAATAAATGCGGTTATCAATATATGTATCCAAAATGTATTTCCAGTTATAAATTTCTGGCGTGAAATAGACATTTGTTAGATTAATATCATTTGTTTCAAGAACCCAATCTCCTCCGCCCAATGATGTTCCTGTATTATCATTTGATGCGCGGATTATGATATTTTGTTGGGAAGAAATTGTATCTATAATGTATCTCCAATTCGGATTTGCATATAATGCGCACGCAACTAGATCGAGTGTAGTGATTCCATATATTGTCTTGAGATTCTGAATAAAGGTCACAAATGATGACCACGATTGTAAATTTGGATCCGTTTCTATTACGTCTTTTACTACTGAATTGATCGGTTCACTATGAATAAGTTTATATCCATAGTCCTCTATATTCGAGTGCTGCATAATGCAAACTGAATCAAAGACCATCGGTGATGACGATGCCTCTTTTGTATCTTTGAACAGGTCGTACAATTCATCCAAATAATTTATATACAATAATGGTCTCACAACGTATGTATTACTACTATTTATTTGGTTCTCTTCTGTCGAAGTATTAGTTATATCATTCGCACTAGAATCTACTGCTTCCGGTGCTGATTCTATATTCTGAATCTTCGCCCTTTGAAAAAATACCGGCGTTTTCCGGATGTTCGTACTTTCGGGATAAAATGTCCAGCAACTGCTGCTAGTTGCATCCCCCGATATGTCTGTATTGCCGGATGATATATCTTGTTCTGGATTATTCATAACATATTCCAAATGCTCGGCGTAAAGTGTTGACGGAAGTAACTGAAACGACGACATATCGAAACCATCGCACGGTGTACAGTGGTTGCCTGATCCATCCATTTGAGTCGGTGGGATTGGCTCCTCATAATAAAAATTATCTAAAATATACTGGTTATTTTCATTTAAGAATCGTAATTTCGAGAGAATTGTATCTTGTGTATCGTGGAAGTAATTAAATACCAAACAATATGTTTTGCTATTTGTAGCGTTTATAATTACGTCAATATCTTTGATACGGCTATCTATCAAAATTAATCGTGGAACATCGGGTATAACATTTATATTTTCTGTAGTATCTGTAGTAGTATATGGAGGAGGGTATGCATAGTAGTAAGTAGTACTCTCATTGTTACTTATATCAGTAGTACTCTCATTGTTACTGATATCAGCCATTATTGTATATAATATAGCAATATATTACTATGTTATATAATAATAAACATAAAAAACCATATTAATTATATGATAAATTATCACGATTCTAATTTCTTAATATTCGTGTGATCAATTCACTTACTTGTGAAAAAAATTGAAATGTTTTTATTGATTGAAGACAATACAATAGGTTCAACCACAAACAATCAACAATACGAAATCACAATATGTTCGCATCTTTGCGCAATGAAAAATACAGTTGCGGACTATCAGGCGTTCCCAATATTGGATGCACCAACGACGAATTGCGTTACCTTCTTCTCACATATACCACAGGAATGAGAGTGAATCTCTCACTTGGAAAACCAGTTTTCACCACAGTTTGTGCACCCGAAGACGACACGATGCTAGCGGCGCCGACCTTTGAAGAACACACGAGCGACGAGACACACGAATGCGATTCTGCTACTGCTGCTGCTCCTTCTGGAGAAACTCTCACCGCAGAAGATGAAAATGAAAAATACGACGATGATGGAATATCGACCCCCTGCATCAGACCCAACAATGCGGAATGCGATAAGGCTGCAAACTTCATTAAAAAAAACGTTGTGCTTGCTGAAATATTTGCTAAAGAACTGGCGTTTTTGGGCAGAACAGTTGAAATGATCTCACTCGTCGCATCGCGCTACCAAGAAGAGCAGGAGGATAAGCAGAGATCTTTCGATGACGACGACGACAGCGACAACAGCGACGACAACAGCTACGACGACAGTGTAGGTTCATCATTTGAAGATCTTGAACTAAATGACCAAACAAAATTACCAATGTTATGTCGAACGGAATCAACCCCAACTTGCGCAACATCTATTCCAGCGAGTGCCGCAACTTCGTCGAATCAACTCGCAACATCTATTCTTGTCGGAAGTGGACAAATCCGATCTTCATTTCAAGAGTTGTGTGCAAGTGTTGGACTCGATGATATTTGCCTAGTCAATTCGATGATTATGCCCGATCGTCCGTCTACTACCAGATCAATTGAAGAACAAAGACGAGCCGGAAATGAATGCGCATCAAAGCTGTTTGCGCGATTTTCTAGCTTTTCCGATGAAAGCGCGCGTACCGAAATTGTCGGGTACTTTGAAAGTTTGCGCAGCATATCACAAAGCGCTTGGAATATGATGTCTCTCTTCGCATTCACAAATCTGTTTCGATTGACCAAAGGAACTGACTTCGAAATCAGTCATATCAATCCAGATGATGCTATCTTTCCAAATCGTGGAATTCCTTCATCAAATCGAATGATGGGATGTGTGACTAGGTTTTCGTAACAAATTATAGGTATCTTGCTAGGTATGACGGTAGGTAATAAAAAATATTATTTGTATTATCTAACACTTTTTTATACCCTTTTTATTATAATCTTCGCTTCTATGATTAGGCATTACTTATATAATATTATTTCTTTTTCTGTCTTCCCCCACCAATCATTTTTTTTAATTTGTAAAAATAACCCTTTTTAGTTTTTAAGTATACAACCATTCTATTATATATATATATATATATATTGGAAAAATTGAAGTTTTAAATGAGAAAAGGTATAAAAACATATAGTAACTTATATATTGAATACCAAATAATATGAATGTTAGATATTTTTCAGATTTACATTTAGAATTTATTAAACCAAATAAAATAGAAAAGTTCATTGAAAAAATTCCATCTGGAATCAATGAAATATGTATACTAGCAGGAGACATTGGTAATCCATATCAAAAAAACTACGATATTTTTATGAAGTTTATAAGTAAAAATTTCAAAAAAATATTTTATGTTACAGGTAATCACGAATATTATAATAAAACAAAAACGATACAAGAAACAAACGAATTTTTGGAAAGTTATTGTTCACAATTTGATAATATTAGTTTTTTGAACAATAATTATGAAATTTATGAGAAATATTGTTTTATTGGTACTACTCTATGGAGTAAAATCATTGATCCAGATCCAGCTTACACAATCAATGATACATCTAGTATACCTAATTTTAATTATATTCAATATAATAGATTAAATATGTTAAGTGTTGATTTTTTACAAGACGCTTTACAAAAAAATGAAAATTGTATTGTTATAACACATCATATGCCTTCTAGTTCATTGATTGATATAAAATATAAAACTATACAAATGCAACCTTATAATCAATGGTTTTATTGCGATTTGGATAAATTAATTGAAACAAATGGAAATAAAATTAAATATTGGATATACGGACATACTCATACACCATCTAATGTTATTATGAATGAAATTCCGTTTTTATGTAATCCAATCGGCTATCCAAATGAAAATAAAAAAACAGATTATACAAAAATATTCACAATCTGATGCGTTTGAGATGTAAAAACGGGTATAATTCGATCCTAATATTCTCGAAACTGGTCGCGAATATGCTCAAATACAGCTATCGCATCTTTTGCACACGTTGTTATATAATCAGCAACAATGCCTTCATCGGTGCCGACCTTTTCCGCAAAACCAACGCGAATCATACTATCCGGATTGTGTGGATGCACCTTTCGAAACGCGCAATATGTTACTGTCTGATCTTCGGCATAATGTTTGTCGTGCAGAAAGAACTCTAATACTTTACCTAGTGTATAATCCTCATTCTTCAATTCAATATCATATCCATTCTGTATCGTAGATACTGTCGGTACAATATGATTCACGCCACTTTCGATATCACTGATAAATTTGGTACACTTATTGATCATAATTTGCGCAGCCTTTGAAACAATCTCGGCGTTTGAATAAACACCAACAGTCTCAATAACAAAATCAAAACTATCTGGTTTAGTCAATCGTTGCGCATCCAACAACGACCAATTTTTTCTTTGCAGTTTGATTTCCTCGCTTCCGATTTGAAGTCCTTCCTTCACAAGCTCAGCCTCTTTCAATCTCCACGCTTCATCTAGTTTTGTGGCGTCGATAGTCATACTATACGCGCAGGTGCATACGACATTATACGCACCATCTTCTTTCGCCGTTGCAACGTCAAACTCGCAAGTAAGCGATAACTGCTCACCTTCGCCATATTCGGTGGTTTTTGGTAACAATCGCATAAATTCAATATAGTCGCCACTAATAACATCAGGCGGAAAGATCTCTTGTACTTTGACGTCAGTGAGATATTTTCCGTTTGATTTGTTCTTTATTTTGAAATCTTTTGTAGTCACATACCTTATTTCGTTACCGTCCGCAGTGACGTTTACTTCAAGAATGTATTCCTTGTATGGAAAATCTACATCCTTAATATGAATTGGAATACAGCTCAATCGCTGTTTCACGATTTCATTGTGAATTCGCGACGTATTCACAGTGATCGACGCCTTGCATTCTGAATAAGGAAATGTCCGAAATACGAATGTCGGAATTTCCGACAAAATAACACGACGAAGCGCATTTGCTAAACTGACGTTAATTCGATCGATTGTGAATTTCAACTCGCCATCTTCATCGGTTTTCGATACAATTCTTGGAATATATTTTGAAACAGCATTTGCAGAATATACTGGAGCGGATGCTGACGTAGCACTCGATGTTCGGTTCATATTTCCTAGCATTGATATAGTATTGATAGAATAAAGACGCGAAGTTAAAGAAAGTTTAGGCGGAAATACGGACTCTGTTAATAAATCCAGACAGTTGTATTTATATTTTGTTTATATTATTATATCAATTTTATTGATATATTCCTATGATAAACGCGTGTGAATAATATATAAATACTAATAATAATTATTAAGTATCGTGAGAATAAGACAACGTTAGAAAATGTCGTGTATTATTTATTATAGTAATCACTGTGATAAATCAAAAACAGTTTTAACTACTTTATCTAAATCGCGCATACAGGATGATATTCATTTTTTATGCATAGATAAGCGTGTTCGGTCGGGTCCATCAAGTTGGCATATTGTTACTGAGTCTGGTGAAAAGGTGTTATTACCGCCACAAGTTAATCGTGTACCAGCGTTACTTCTATTAAATAAAGGGCATCAAGTTCTTTATGGTGATCAGATTTTGCAACATTTTCAGCCAAAAAATACCGCATTAAATGCTGCTGCTACAAATTATAACGGTGAGCCAAATGCATTTTCGATTGGTAGAGAGAGTATGGGTGGATACGGTGTCGCATCGGATAATTATAGTTTTCTTGATCAAACCGCGGATGAACTATCTGCAAAAGGAAATGGTGGAATGAGGCAGATGTATAATTATGCTACAATTGATATTATTGATAAAATTGAAACACCGCCAGATGATTATTCGCCTGATAAGGTTGGTTCTGTATCTCTCGAGCAGCTTCAACAGCAAAGAAATTTAGAAATAAAGAGCAACAACAATGGAAATATTAACAGCGTTGTTGGTGGTGATAATCGGAATAATGCTTATAGCAACAATGGAAAGTCTGGTTTCGGAAATGAAAATGTGGTTGTTCGTCCGCCTCAACATATGAGTGGAGGTGGAGGACCACAACAGCATAATGCACCATATCAGTATCAGCAACCTCCGATGCAGCAACAGCAGCAACAGTATCAGCAACCTCCGATGCAGCAACAGCAGCAACAGTATCAGCAACCTCCGATAAATCCAAATCAACGAGGTCAACCATTACCGCAACCACAACAATATGCTCCTATCGGCACTCCCCCACAACAAGCTGCTGCTGCAGTATATCGCGCACCACCACAACAAACAGAATACTCTAGGTTATCTACACAACAAAATCAAAATAGCGGTAGTATGAGAGGTATGGATGTTCGCCCACAACCACGCGGTGGCGGAAGTTGGATCTAAATCACTTGTATAATACACCTTTGAACATTTAAAACGCAGATATTATAAAAAATTGATTTATTATTATTGGTGTAATAAATAATTATACCAATAATAATGTCGTTGCAGCCACATATCGATAAAGTAAAAGAACAAAATCCTTTATGGAAAAGTAATTCAAGAATTATAGGTAGAGCAGCTGAAATATATTGTTGTGAAAAAATTCAATGTATAAAATGTAATGAAATGAGTTGGTTAGAGTGTATTATAAATGCAAAATCTAAAGATCAAATATGTAAAAATTGTGGGAAAAAATATCAAATTAAGTGTAAAAATACTACCAAAAAGTCATATAATAATATAAAAAAAAATAGTGAATTTAAAACCATTGGAGCAGAATATCACACTACATTAAAAAGCATTGAAGATCAAATCGATTATATAATAATTTTATACGAAAAGGTTAATCATAATATATTAGATATAATTCATATAAAATCCGACGATATTACTTGTAATAATATTATTCCGAGAAAACCACTCAGTAATAATGCTAAAAGAGCGGGTTGGAAAGGGTGTAATTTACATTTTACAAATATTCATTTTATTACACCGGCGTTTTAAATGTTTACACCCTTGAACACTTAAAATTTGTCCCAGTTTAAATCTTCAAGGGTGTAAAGGTGTAAAACATATGTGCGTTTTATTATATAATACTGGGATTGTTTATAGCCATACATTATTGTACCTATTTATATTTGATTAATCTATTGTCTATGAATGCTTTCAGCTTACCGGGAGATCGTTTAGTTGGACTTAAGTTAACATTACCTCGTTCTAACTTGTTTGCGATTTCATTTATTATTATCCGACTATTCTGAATTGGTCTTGGTTCTCCTCTCAATATGTCGAATATGTTTCGGTGATTGCCTTCGGCGGACATATCATTTCTTTGTAGTGGATTAGCAGCAGCGCGATTTCTTAAAGATGGTGATTTACTTTTTGTACCTTTCTTATCACCTCCACCAGTCATTTTATTATTTTTATCATATTTTCGTGAAAATCTTTTACCATTTTTTTGTTTTTGAATATCGAGCCATTTTATACCATATTTATATATCATAATTTATCTACAAGCAGATAATTACTCAAGAAGACTAAACACATCTAAAGATGCATAAAGTAAGTAAATAAATCGAAGTAAATAAATCGGAGAAATACAACCGGTTGTTTAACATTTTTCGTAGGTATAAAATCAAAAAAATATTCGGTTTGAATATCTTATTTCTCTTTCTTTTTCTTTTTCTTTTTTAAACCAAATAATATTTCCTATAAATTCCTAGGAATTTCCTATAAATCCTAGGAATTTTTCAGACCATAATTCGTAAAAAAATATTCGGTTTAAATATAAAAAAAACAATAAAATGCACAATTTGACGTTTTAGAACGAAGGGATTTACCCCCCAAAAATTGGACATTTTTTGCCGATCCAAAAATGTCCTTTTTTGACTTTGCGCGCGGAGATTTTTAAAAACACGTTGATTTTCGTGTTGTGACTGAAACGCTCTTATTTCCGTTTTTTGACCCTAAAAAACTGTGACTGACTTTTTTTAGCGTTGTCCGAAAAAATGGTGTCTGTTGGTTTTAGGCGTTTTTTTGTCTCCGCGTAGACTATAAAATACTACACAAATACGACAAAATGCGACAAGATACGACACTAAAAAAACTCAAAAATTATACGTGCGAATTTTGCGCATTTGTAACGAGCAACAAAAATGATTACGGACGCCATATCACCACACGTAAACACCAAGAACGCGAGAAAGGAGACATTAAGACTCAAATTACGCCATTTGGGATGTATTCTTGTGATAAATGTGATAAACAATTCAAATCAAGAACTAGTATTTATCGCCACAAGCCCAAATGTGAGATGATAATCAATAAGATCATTGATTCCACTCTATCAACATCGAGTAGCGCAAGCATCGAAAACACAACCGTGGAAGGGACGGGTAATGTCCAAATAAACGAGCTTGTTGCGGAAAATATGAAAATGAAGGCAATGATGATTGAGATTATAAAACACAATAATCATTTGCAGACACAGATGTTAGATTTGTATAAAACGAATATGATTATTTCTTCTAATGCTAACACGAATCCTTGCGTGAAGTCTAGTTCTGGTAATACAAGCCATAGTCACAATAATCACGTTAACATTAATACGGTCAATAATACGAATTGTAATAATCCGACGTTTAACTTGAATCTATTTTTAAACGAACAGTGCAAGGATGCGATGAACATCCAAGAATTTGTGAATTCGATACAGTTGAATATGACTGATCTTGAAAATGTTGGGAAGTTAGGCTATGTTGAAGGTATATCGAATATCATTATCGATAATTTACAAAAAACTGATCTTTATAAGCGACCAGTGCATTGTAGCGATGTGAAGCGCGAAACATTGTATGTTAAAGATGATAATAAATGGGAAAAAGAAGGTCCTGAACACCAAAAAATGGTAAATGCCGTACTGGCTGTCGAACACAAAAACATCGGATTGATGGGAGAATGGGCAGCAGCGCACCCGAAATGTATGGACAGTAGTGCAAAAGACAACAATACTTATTTAAAACTCTCTAGAACAGTAACCGATGGAGAACGAGACGGAAACATCGCGAAAGTTATACGTCGTGTTGCGAAAAACGTTGTGATTGATAAATAATATTTATTTCATATGATACGCCTTATCGATTCGTTCATTACGCAGAATAGAATCGTCTAGTTTGTGAATCGCATCAATCGTCACATTTGACGTCAGAATCAGAATTAAATTCGGATAAAACCCTAGGTCGGTTACTTTATCCAACATACTATTCCAATCGCTTTTATCCATCATCGGAATCGGTATATATCGCAATTGTACCTGCAGCAGTATTCACAACTTCATTGAATTATTGGCGTGATCCACTTCACGATTCGTGGCGTAGAACAATTGATATATATGTCGTTTATTCGGGAATTGGCGCCATTTGTTTATATGCATATTATCACATTGATAATATGAAATCAGTACGAAATGAATACCATACCGTATAAATATATAAAGTTATTTCTATATATATATATTAATTCTATAGTATTTATTGTGAGTGAACAATGACTGAACAATATTCTATTCCCGCAACCATAAACCACATATCGACAACATCGACAAATGATACAAGATTAAGCAAGTGGGCTGCAGAGATACGCGAGTTACGTGATAAAATATCCGAAGATAAGACAATCAAGCAGAAATCGATGGACCATTTAAACGATATTGTTACATTTAATAGTATGATATTTTACACCGGATTCTTTTTTTCCTTTATGAATTATACGTATATATTCCCCTGGCTTATGATGGGATTATCTATAAGTTCACACTGGACTACGGTAAGCCATCACGTAAGCCACGGAGGTTATAATGATAAAGATAAATATAATCGTTTCACATATGGCGTGAAATTTCGCAGGTTTTTTGATTGGATGGATTATATATTACCAGAGGCGTGGAGCTGCGAACACAATGTATATCATCATTATATGTTAAACGAATATAATGACCCTGATAATGTGCAACATAATTTGATTATATTAAGGTCGATGAATGCGCCATATCTTATTAAATATGGTATTATTGCGTTTTTCGCAGCAACGTGGCGTATCTTTTATTATTCGTCGAATTCATACAAATATTATAAAGCAACTAAACTGAAATATACTATGCAGAAAGAGGATTATAAACAGATGACGCTATTCGGAATAGTAACGAATGAGTGGCCATCTTGGATTAATAAAGTTGAATATTTCACGCACGTATTATTGCCTGTGTTACTATATCGAGTAACGTGTTTTCTTATTGTATATGCGATATCGTGTTATATACCATTTGTGATTACTTATGGTTGTTTAAAAAACGTTGTTGTGAATTATATAATAGCCGACTTGCTATGTAATGTTCATACATTTGCAATTATTGTTCCAAATCATTCTGGTAAAGATATGTATTTATTCAATACGCCAGTAAAAGGTAAAAGCGATGAATGGTTGCTGCGTCAGTGTATTTCATCAACAAATTATAACACTGGAAACAACGTTATTGATTATTTACAAGGATGGCTGAATTATCAGATAGAGCATCATTTGTTTCCAGATATGTCTGCGTATGAATATCAGATTATGCAGAAGGACGTCGAGAGAATCTGTAAAAAATACGGCATACCGTATGTTAGTGAGAATATATTTATTCGTTTGTGGAAAACGATTAAAATTATGACTGGACAGGAAAGTATACCATATTTTGAAGGAAGTGAATTAGAAAAGTATGTATATGAACGTATCTCGTAATATTGTAGGATTATCTGTTTGTACAAACCAATAATAAAGCTAATTAAATATAAAATTGATTATTATATATTTAATATATTGAGGGTACGTTACTGTATTCTTCGAAGTTGGATTATGAAAAAATCGAAAAGTGACGACACTACGCGAATTCATCGATTGAATTATATTGGTTCGAAATTTCAATTATTAGAATGGATTACCGAATATATGAAATTGAAAACCGGGGGGGATAGCTTTTCGGATAAAACGGTTGCAGATATATTTGCTGGAACTGGCGTAGTTTCTCATCATTTTCGCACAAAAGGTGCAACTGTACTATCGAATGACGCCGAATTATACAGCTCGATTATCACGCACGCGTTCACACGTTCGGTGTATACAGATTTAACTGTTAAAATTATCTATGAAATGAACAGTGATATTTCTGAGAATAAACACGGTATCGACGTAAGCGAGGAGGGAGGGAATTTATCCACGCCAGGATATATCACAACTCATTATAGTCCATTCGAAACAAATGAGCGAATGTTCTTTACTGTTGAAAATGCGCGTCGTATCGATTATATGCGATACAAGCTAGAGCAATTACGTAGAGAAATGGGCATTAATATGACGGATGATGAATATAAATTTATTCTAGCGTCAATTATAATCAGTGCAGATGCTGTTAGTAATGTTCCTGCAGTATATGGATGTTTTCTAAAAAAATTTAAAACAAAGGCTGTGAAAAATCTTGTTTTGTATCCTATACACACAATTCGTGAAAATGCGCGGTTGGGGTCGAATACGAATAATTGTGATGTGCTTGACCTCGAATATATTAGTGGAATTGTAGCGGATATAGCATATTTGGATCCACCATATAATGAGAGGCAATATTCGAAGAATTATTTTCCATTGAATATGATTGCGAAAACGCCAGAAGAATTGAAATCAGAGGCGCCGTTGAAGGGGAAGACCGGAATTCCGGTAGATTGTTTCATTTCCCCGTTTTGTAAAAAGGGGAAGACGGTAGAGACGGCATTTGATACGTTATTTCGCGAACTTAAGACGAAATGGGTGTTCTTATCTTATAGTAGCGAAAGTATAGTATCGAAAGAAAAAATAATAGAAATTATGGGTAAGTACGGAGATGTAGAGGTTATTCAGCGGGATTACAAACGTTTTAAATCATTTGAATATAATGATGATAAGGAAATCGTAGAATATCTATTTTGTCTAAAAAAAAGTGTTAGCGGTAGCGGTAGCGGTAGCGGTGTTTGAAAATACGCATTGCGTAGAAGTTTCAGAGATCTAGAATGTCGAATTGATCACTGAAGATGCGAAGGATGTTTTCGATCGACCAGCGAATAGCCATATTTTTTCGGTTTTTGTGGAATTGCCATTCAAGAATGGGTTCTTTTTTTCCGTCGATGGTAATGCTTACGCTGCTCGAACCTTCCCATTTATCGTATGAGAGTGTCCAAGTGTATTGATACTCGCTCCAATTCACAGGTGTGGTGGCGGTGGTGGCGGCGGTGGTTGCGGTGGCGGCGGCGGTGGTTGCGGTGGTGGCGGCGGATAGTACACTATTTCTTGGTGTGATGAATCGGATAGTGTTCGTATCCTTAACATAGTAGATCAACTGTGAATCAAAGGTGTATCCCCACAACACAGACAGAATCGATGAAATGTTCTCTTGGATGTGTTGTTTGAGATTTTCTTTGGTGGTATACTCAATTCCAAGAATAGTGCAGAATTTTGTAGGTGTAGCCTGACCAATCACTTGTGCAGCAAGTTTTCCACCCTTTTTCTTGTTGCTTTTCGCAGACAAATGCATTTTCCCATCAAGCGACGTAAAATCGTAACGCGCGCCCTTTTTAGCAGTGTGAACGCAAGGTGGAAACAAATTTTCCGTCAAAATTTTGGAAAGACGCGGTACCAATTTGTCTACCTCATCTTGGCTATATTTGAACGGTCCATCATATGGAATGCCCACGCTGTCGCAAATTGCCTTTTCAAAAATCTTACCTGTGTCTTCAGTTTTGAGTGTCGGTTTTTCTTGGGGGATGATCTCGGCAGCGGATTCGGGTACTGGTTCGGGTTCGGGTACGGGTATGGGTTCGGTTACGGGTTCGGGTACTGGTTCGGGTTCGGGTACGGGTTCGGGTACGGCTGTTTGTGTATGATGTTCAGTATGGTTTGATGATAGCATTGATCAAGTGAATTGGTTATTCTGAAATACAGTGAATAAACAATTTATCATTTCAATTTTTTGAGATAACCAATATATATGTAATAACATAAAATAAATAAAATAGCTATACATTAGTAACAACATTCATCGAATAGCCAGTTCAATATCGTCGGGCGATTCGAGATTCTGATGTTCAAGTACGTTATTTTTTCTGTAATCAGAAATATACTGATAAAGTAATATACTTCCAGAGAGACCTAAAAAGAATAAAGAAACGCCGATTGTAGCATCAAATGGTTCTTTAAACCATACAAAAGAGTATGTGAGTTGTAACACGCGACGAAGTAGATCAAGTCCACTGAGTAGAATGTTCGCGGGAATTAACCTGTTGCGACTATTAAGAATATATATTTTATTAAACATATAAAGTTGCAACCCAAAAGCGATAAAAAAATACATAGTGATTGAACTAGGATTTATAGGAGGCGCATTTTTCACAGTAAAATAAATCGCACACGGCGCAGTAATCACAAAATATGTACTCTGAAAAATGATTTGAAAATCGATATTAGTTATACTTTCACTATAATGGATCATTGTATATTCGATCATGTTATTATATGCGGAATTTAGAAAACACGAGAACATAATAATTACCGTATTTTGCACGACGTTTTGGGCACGTTTGTCGTCTTGCGCCTGATATTGAAAAATATACTGCGCTGTAGCCAATACTTGTGAAATCACTAAAGAGACACAGCTTGCGAAATATAGTTTTGAAACCGGCTTTTTTAGTAAATATTTGAACCACGGAATGTTAAAAATAATAAATCCGGAGCGTAGGATTGTATAATAACTTAGTGTTACGGTATTCAATGCGAAAAATACGAATACAGTTTCTACAGTATAGAGAATTCCTGTACAAATTGGAAAGATTAAAATATGCCGACGTTCCGGCGATATATATTCTTTGATATTATTCCACGAAAATTTTTGAATAAAAAAACAGCTGTAGAATGGTGTGAATGTTAAACTTAATAACGCATTAAACCATTCGTTTTTATAATCATATGTATTTGTGATATACTTCATGCAAATCAGATATTCTGTTAATGTCGCTACAAATAATATGGAATTTATAATGAGTAACCAGGTCATAAATATTACTATTTATCGGATATAATACTATTTATCGGATATAATACTATTACTATTAGTGAAAATATGTCTATATCCGTTTTGAAATATAAAAAATTGATATAGAATTGTAGATATGTATATATAGTAGGAAGGCATAACTATCATTGTTATTGTTTGCGAATAATCATTATTATGTCTAAGAACCGTTATGATACGAACGAACCAATTGTTCCAGAAGGACAAGACTGGACTACCGTTACGTTAACCAATAAGACAAAAATGCAAAAAAGTGCAACAAAACCGGTCGTCGGGTCATCAATTGCTTCTTCAACGGTTAATTCTGCGTCGGCGATTGTGGCTGCAACCCAGAACCATATCGAAGAAGAACCGAAAAAAACCAAATATATCGCAAAGGCGGCATCTGATGCAGTGAGAATGGCGAGGTGCGAGAAAAAACTCACACAAAAGGAACTAGCACAAAAATGCAATATGGATGTGTCTATTATTGCGGAGATCGAACGCGGAACGTGCGTCTATCAGGCAGCGCACGTAAATAAGATTCAAAGTGTTCTTGGTGTGAAAATACCGAGGTCATAGACCATAGACCATAGATCATTATATAGTCTGATTAGCTTTATTGAACCAAATAAAATATTTGTATATATTATATTTAATTTAGAATATACAATACGGGGTATTGTTGAAATGAATAGTTATCAAGATACCGATATACTTGTAAGCAAACGTATAGAACCATTAATATTGGAACAACTAATAGCCCTTTTGGACGTTAACAGAACATTCGCTACATCAATTGAAGAAGCGCGCAAAAAAACACCGGTAGGTGCGCCTATTAGTGTTTTTAAATCAAACTATTCGGCTAGTTTAGTGATGCCGTTATTATTTTGCGCGAGTATAGTTGTGATATTATATAATGATCGTTTTTTTAATAAAGATGATCCATCCGATCGAGTAAAAAAAGGTGTGCGTAGTAATGCTAGCAAGAAGTCATTATTACGTAAATATTCATACAGATTACGAAAGTATGAAAAACAGAATTCAACGGTACCGAATAAATCGATGATTATGTCTACTGTGTATATGATACTACTTAAAAACGGTATTGCATATTTCGATGCGGAAAATGTTTCAAGCGATGCTGAGTTACTTAAAGAAAAGCAACAAAGTCCATTAAAACGCCAAATAGATCAACAAGAACTAGAAGCAGCAGCTGCAGCGAATGATGATAAGATTTCTTTTTCAAAACTTGTCGAACAATTCAGTTCACGATTCTCAGGAAAAACAAAATCAGAAGATAAAGATACCAATAAAAAATATGAAGAATTGCATGGAAATATCGAAAAGTTTCCAAGACAATTTGCTCGACTTATTAACCATCCAATTTCCAATCCGGAGTGTTTAAAAAAACTAAACCCTATTGAGGAAGGCGAAGAAGGTGAAGAAGGTGAAGAAGGACGTGATGTAGAGCCCGAAGAGAAGAAGGATAGTAGTGTTGACTTTAACGAATTATCATCACCACTATGTGAGAACGTAACTGATAAAAAAGACGATTCTATAAAAGTAGAAACAAAATCAGGTGGGATTCAGTTCTATATCAAAGATAATGTACCCAACGGCGAACTACCAGGCGCAGATCGTAACCCTTTACATAATGCAAAACTCGCATATGGACAACATATGGATAAATTTGAGGATGATATTGTACAATGGATCCGTATTGTATTTAAAGGGTTTAAAGATTTTTATCACGGTACAAATGAACGGAAAATGTCGGGATTAATGTTAGCATTTAATAGTGCTATATCAAATCAATTAGTCAAAGATACAGCGAATGGTACATTTTACAAACTTCTTGTACAACCTAAAATGAAGCTGTTACCAGGTGAGGATTATGAAATAACTCTTATGTTGGAACAATTAAATGTTCTTAAAGATATGGTCGCGCAGTCTGGTAATAACGGAATTGTGGTTGATGTAGAAAAGGGTATGAATATTGATGACCCGGAATATATTAGTAAAACGGTTGAAGAATGTGGTGGGTTCTCTGGTGGTATGATATTATTTTTATATCAGCTATGGGAACACGCAGATGGTAGATGGCTTGAAATTTCAAAGAAATATGTTAATGCGATAATATCTTATGGGGACAAACTTCGTATAACACAAATGCTTAACCATAATACAGATAATCAAAACGGGGGAGGAGGGCGGGGGGCGGGCAAAGGGGCTGCATCACCATTAGAAGAAAAAAGATATAAAGACTTACAAAAACTTAAAGAAGATAAAGATAAACAAGAAGCTACCCAAGCTCTCCTCCAGCACCAGCAATACATCGATTCCGATGATACCATGTCCTTGGTTAAAAACCTACCGTTTCATTTATTGTATAAAATATCTGGTAAAAACCCTAAAATTGGTGCTGTAATTGGTGCTGTATTTGGAGCGTTAGTTCCGCTTAGTCTTATCTTTGGTATATACTACTGGTATGATTTTCATTTTGGTTATACTTTAGCCAATCTCTTTTTTGCCGCAATAGCGTCTGCATCTGGTTCTTATATCGCTTATAATACCGCTTATAAAAATATTATTTATGCGAATGATTCATTTAGATTGCCTCCTTGTATTGTTAGAAACGACAAGATGCAAGGAGGTACGAGAAGGAAAAAAAGTAAAAATACTAAGAAGAACAACTATAGTAATCATAGAAAGATGTCGAAAAAAATAAATAAGAGGACATCAAATATACGACGACGCACAATAAAATACTAATAAAAGAATAATGTTGAGTAAGTAATAATAGTATGGAAATATAGTTAAACTTAATCGTAATACCAATCATCCAAATATTTACGTAAATAAATGACTTAAATATTTGGTCTATAATTATACAAACAAGTGTTAACAAATTTTAATAATGGGAGGAGGTAAAAAGAACAAGAAGACCAAGCCATCTTCTTCTACTAATAACAGTGATAGTAAAAATTCAAATGATGATAAGCAAGGTTATCCATCACAGCCGATAACAATTGATTCTATCTCAATTGAATTCAAGACTGTTATGTTGGATTTTTTGAGAGACATTGATTGTTCTTTTCCAGAGTATAGGGAAACGTTATCGCGATATTTAGGGTACTCTCACGAGATGAAACCGATGCCGGATGAGTTGTATATTGAGCTGTATTCGTATTGTAAAATGATTTATCCTGCACGATTTTTTGATATATTGTATAAAAACGAAGAGTTGTTTAAGGCAGATAAAGGGTCTACTCCCGAAACAGCTGTACAATCGACAGTTATGTTTCTCCCAAATGTAGATTTTCGAGAGATTTGGCTTACGGAAGATATCACAGAAAATACAAAAGAGATTATTTGGAAGTATTTGCAGTTGATTTTGTTTTCAATTGTGAACAATTTATCGGATATGGGGTCATTTGGAGATACTGCGAAATTGTTTGAGGCGATTGATGAAGGAGAATTAAAGAGTAAATTGGAGGAAGTCATTGGTAGTATGAGTTCATTTTTTGATGGAACTGGCGGCGGTGGCGGTGGCGGTGGTGGTGGTGGTGGTGGTGATGAAGGAATTAGTGGAGAAGCATCATCGAATGCGCCTAATTTTGAAGATTCATTTAAAAAGGCATCTGAATTTATGAATTCATTTATGCCGAATGCGGGAATGGAATCTGGTACTGGTGAATCGGAATCGGCGTCATCAACGCATCAACAGACACAACAAGGACCTCCTGTTCCAGACGCGAATGCGATTCACGAGCATTTATCGTCAATTCTGAATGGTAAGATTGGTAAACTAGCAAAAGAGATTGCGGAAGAGACTGCAGCGGATTTGGATTTGAATATGGAGAACGAGACATCAATGAAGGGTGTATTTCAACAGCTCTTGAAGAATCCAACTAAATTGTCTGGAATAATCAAGTCAGTTGGGAATAAGTTGGATACAAAGTTGAAATCAGGTGAATTGAAGGAGAGTGAGATAATGTTAGAAGCGAGTGAACTAATGAATAAGATGAAAAATATGCCGGGTATGAATAATATCGCAAGTATGCTTAGTAAAATGGGAATGAATATGCCTGGCGGTGGAGGTGGAGGAAAGGTCAATTTTGGTGCGATGCAGGCACAGCTACAAAAGAATATGAAACAAGCACAAATGCGTGAGAGATTGATGAAGAAGGTACAAGAAAAGAATAGTAGTGCTGGTACGAATCCAACTACATCTGTATTTAGGACTGGTGAAAAGTGTGAAAAGACGCCTAGGTTTCCGGTAAATCAATCATCTACGTCACCGGTTGTAGGTGGAGCAGCAGCAGCAGCAGCAGCAGCAGAAGCAAGAATGCTCGCTGCAGACAATCAAAGTAAATCTACGAAAAAAGATAAGCCGAAAGATAAACAAGAATAAATTGAATATTCATAATATATAAGTATAATAATAGCATATTTATATATTAAAATAAAGCAATAACAATATTCGCGATAATATGAGTAAAGATCAAACATTTTGGCTTGAAGATCCAAGTGTTCTTATGAACAAAGATTATATTCAAGAGATCTGGCCCACGAAGACGATGGAACCAGCTGCAAAATTAAATGCGATAACCCGTTTTGTTATTTTAGCGACGATTTTGGGATTTTTGGTAACTTCTGCATTTTCGATGTTTATTTTGGGAGCGATTACTTTAGGAATTATTGTGATGATATATAATTTTGTATATAAAGGCAAAGCAGGGTTAGACACAGAAAAGGTTAAAAAAAATATGAAAACAAAGGAAGGTTTTGTGAATAATATAGATAAACCCGAGTTTTATCAGTTATTAAGAGATGATTTTACTGCACCTACGCCACAAAATCCATTAATGAATCCTTTACTACCTGAAATTATGGATGATCCGCATCGTCGAAATGCAGCACCATCATTTAATCCAGCGGTTGAATCGGACATAAATGAATCCACTAAAATATTTGTGAGCGGAAGTATAGACACCAATGCTAGTAACCGAATATACAATGGAATGAATGTTCCATCTATAACAACGAATCATACCCCAGAAGAGACATATGGAAAATTATTTGGAACTTTAGGTGATAATGCAGTTTTTGATGCATCTATGAGAAATTTTCATCCGATGGCGAATACCCGTATTCCAAATGACCAAGATGCCTTTGCGAAATTCTGCTATGGTGAAATGAAATCTTGTAAAGAAGGAGACGAATTTGCTTGTGGACGAATTAATTCTAGAATAGGACAAATCGTTGGTCAGTAAATATTATGTATAATATTAATAATATTAAAAATAGATAATATCTATAATATCTATATTATCTATAATATAATTTAATCGAAATGGCGTATGTGAATAGTTATACATTTGATAATATGTCGCGGATTGGAAACGATAGTAGCGACACAAGTCAACGTAATGTGCAAAATTTAAATGCAGCGAATTATGCATTAAATAATTTCTTTTCTACGGATTGTCAGATGGAGCGCCCCATTCAGTTTGCGACAAGTCAACCAAATGTTTTTTATAAGGGTGGTCATCACACTGGATTTGGCGGTTGCAATATTGATACTAATTCTGAGCTCTCTATTGGAAGTCTTAACACTCATTCAAAAAGCAAGTTGAGCTTATTGGAAAGACCCTTTAAGACTGTTCCTTATTTAGGACGTGGTGCCGTAAATGTCGATTTTGAATCCAAACTTATGCAAGGTGATACGAATACGAATAAAAAGAGTATTACTCAGTTGGCTGAGAAATTGAATACTGCGCACAGTGATTATCCTCTGCAAGAAGAATTTAAGTCTACAATTAATAATCCGGCAAATTATGTGGAAGGTGCAGCGGTTAACGGTTGGATACGTGGTGGGGTTCCGTCTCGTGAACTTGTCCGCGATCAAGAGTATTTATTTAACAAGTAATACAACAACATTCTGAACACGAAACATATATAAAACGTAATAAACTACCTTTTATATATATACAATATCATATAATAAATGAGCGGTGAACCAGAGTACAATAATACTTCTACTATCAATTCGCAACTGGTTCTTGACCCGATTACTGAAGAGGAAGACAGTTCTTGTATATACGACGACGAACGATTAAATATTATTCTCGCTCAGAATATGGCTACCGAACACGAACACGAGCACGACAATAACATACGCGTGGTTGAAACGCTCTGCATTGGTTCAGGTGATACAAATATAGATATTCCACAAATATCTATCGGTTATAATTATGATATTGTTTTGACGTATAAAATGATCGAAGATGAAGATGACCAGGATGCACTATTTAGGCTTCAATTTTTACAAGCATTTGGGATAACAAATGACGATTATCAGCCAGACATTGTTTCGAGAGAATTAGATGTGTTGTATTCACGATATCGAGATAATCCGAAAATCCAAGAGATATTGCGATCACATCCACTTTATCATAGAGAAACCCGTGGAGGTGAAGATGGGGGTGGAGGTAATGATAATGATAGATCTGACTCATCGTCACTAGATAATGGAGAAAATTCTGTGGATGAGAATATATCAGTATCAGAAGATGGAACATCCATAACAATGAATACCGATAACAGTGAAATGATATTCTGTATGATGTTTTCATTTCAGACCTTTGATTTGTTTCATATGTGTCTTCAAGATATATTTTATGGTCGTGATATTCGAAATGATATCATCGAACAAATTGCTGTATTGCATCAAAATATGTTTTGAAAGTATGTCGACTGATATATTTAGGAAGTATGTAATCCGGTAATAATAATAATAATAATAATAATAATAATAATAATATACAATAATAATAAACATAAAACTAGTATACAATGGCGTCTACTCGAAACAAAAATACCGCGAGTGATTTTAAGATTGAGCAAAATACGCAACATTTATCTCGCGCATATGTCGCATTTGAAAACGGATACGCAGGCAAGGCTTATGAACCAGCTCTCGCGTTTGAAAGTGTGGGTATTTTGCCTTCACGTATGAGTCGGGAGCATTTTTCGTCCAACTCGGTAGACATCGAGTCTGCGTTATTTGGTATTAATTCAACAAATTTGGTAGAGCCACAGGCGCCAGTTGTTCCACATTTGAAGAATTTACCAGAAGTCAAATATTTTGAACGGATGGCTATGTTTATGCCGGAACCTTTAGTTGTTGAGAAGTCAGCAAGACCGTTTCAGCATGCGGAGGCGAAGCTCTTTTAAGGGGGGAAATTAAATAAATTAAATAATATATTGTGTTATGTATATAGATAATATGTCTAGTAAACTGTTTAGTAAACTGTTCAGTAAACGACAATCACTTCAACCACAATCACTTCAACAACAATCACTTGAACAACAATCACTTCAACCACTTCTTCAACACGATGATCCAGCACTTACTCAATATTTTACCGGTCGTAATAAAGACAACCAAAAATATATTTCAGAGATACCGGAATATAATGATGATGTAATTCCAACCACATTAAAAAAAGTTAGTATGTTTTCATCGTTTGAATCGAACTATCAGGGTTTAGGATCCTTTTTAGAAAATTTAGGTAAATATGATCATTCAGACAAGTGGGTAGTAGCCGGTTTAGAAGCTGGTACTGACATATTGGTAGATGTGGATAACATTGGGGGTTTTGCGCCGGTGGCGGCGGGGTGGAGAGCATTAAAAAAAAGCATAAATAACAAACTAACAAAACAGATTCTTTGTAAAAGATACGGTAATAAAGTTGTATTTTTGATTAATGTTGTTGAGTCCGAAAAATCAGGATTAAATGAAATTTTTTCAAAAAAAATTATGATTATGACGCTCCCCCCGTCCCCTAACCCCGACATTCCCCTCGATGTTCGTGCTGATGGTTTCGTTAGTCCTCATTTACCAGTTTACTATTATCATGTAGGCGTTGATGAGCAAGGCGAACCTATTGGAGGAAATATAGATATTGGAGAAAATATATATTTTATTGAACGTCGTCTATCCGAACGTCCTATATTTGTTATAGATCCGAATAAACTTGAAAATGGTGTTACGGTTGAATGGTTAGGTAATGTGCCTCTTAGTGCTATTAATAATCTGATTCAAAGATCTGGAATACTAGGCGATTCTCCTCCACTTCCTAGAACAAATATAGGAACAAATATAGGAGGTAAATCCCGTTACTCTAAAAAACGCGTAACGAAGCGTCGCAAACCAACTAAACACCGCAAATCCACAAAACGCCGCCATCGTCGCACTACCAGAAAACCAACATAAAACTATTTTCTCCATTACTATTATAACCTACTCTTTGAATATCATTATCATTCGCTTCTATGCAATCTCTTCAATTTACGAATCCAAACCCGCGTACATCTCCTGCCGGGTTTTCCGGCTCAATCAGCGCAAATAATCAAGGCTATAACGGCACCGGGCGTGTGACTTTCGGTAACGAAAACAGAAATGTTTTTGTCCAAGGTCAAGTTGGTGGCGGCTGGTCTGGACGTCCAAGTGTTGGCGGAATGGTCGGTGCTACTATTCGGTTTTAACGTGTTTAGTGATTTTTTATTTATCCTCGGCGAATCGAGTATACGATCTTCCCCAATAATTATCTACCTGTCCTAGATAAATATCGCCATTTTTTACCTGACGCGGTGTTGGAATGCTTGAGTGTGTGACTTCTGTAACAAGCACTTTTCGATAGCCTTGTGTCCAATACATATATGGCGGACTCATAATTATTTTCCCATTATGTAAATGTGTCGTTGGATTTGATATGCGTAATTGTTGTGATGCTTGGGAATACCACCCAAAATACAATGATGTGTCTTCTGGAAATGGAGTGGAAGGTGGTGTTGGTGGTAGAATGCTCATATTCGCCAATTGATATTAATAAGATACTTACTATTTATATCAATTTTATTTCAATTTTATTTGTGAATCAATTTATTTATGAAGACTCTTCCACGTTCAGTCCAGAGAACTGATTATGCACTCTAACTACACCACTAGATGGACCGTTGAATTTTTTTCCTCGTTGCCCCGCACCCGCATCATAAGAAGACATAGTACGGGTAAGAACAACCGTATCTTGCGCTCTACTATTTCCCCTTGATGTTCTAAATCCGCCACGTTCCGCCAGTGTGCTACCGCCACGACCGCGTTGATAGTCTCGTGATGTGTTATCTAAATTTGGATTCCCGAATCGTTTAACACGCTGCTCTCCTACAGTAGAACTACTAGGACTCGAAATCAAATTCAAGCACGCCAATTGCTGTGCTGGTGCTAGATTATTCACATAATTAATCACTGTATGCTTAGTAACAAATGCACCGGCTTCCTTCATCGTAGCCAAAAACACGGTATAATGAATCTTATACATATGCGTTTTCAGCTCACGGGGGTAATCTTTAAGCGGCTTGTTATCCTTCTTCACGTAATGATCGATGTATGCAACATACAATCTCAATGTATACTCGTGCAAACGCTCACGAAAATCATTAAATACCTTATTATGTTGAGGATGATACTTCAGATATTCGTCGATATTACGATCCTTTCTCAAATACAAAAACTGAGAAAGAAGCTTTTGTTCCATACCCTTTCGCTTCTTCACACTCTCGTACTTTGGATTACGCTGCTTGTAACAAACCCCAGTATCTCCATCTCTGAAAACAACACCGGGCAATGTAGCACCCATTGTTTCTTGCGAACCATACATCCTACAATAATCCGCAACTGTATGAGGCGTAAACGTAGCAGTAGTATCATCTGTAGAGTCAGCGACACACGTCAAACTGCTCGGCATATTAAATACTGCGCCAGAAAACGACGTCGAAAAAATGTCGCGATCAAGTCTTACCGCATTCGTAATACCATCCAATACAGACAACTCATATACTGCGATGAGAAAAATTTTAGGCTCAGTAATCATATTGACTATTTGGTTTTTAGGATGTTGCAGAACAAAACTATAGCAATATTGAGTAGGAACTGTCTTCAATCCATTTGTGAGCAATGATAACGAATCACAGATACGACGACGCAAAACCTCCTGAACCGGCAAACGCTGAAATACAGTGCCGGTACTCGCACCCGCGCCTGCAGCCGCACCCGCATCCGCACCCGAATCCGCCAATACTTCTCCCTCCACCAAAGACGTCTCTTCATCCGCGACAGCGCCTTTATCACTCGTTAATTCCTCCATATGATCATAAGAAACCTCCCCAACACAACTTTTGGTCGCAACACACCAAGCTCCTTCATAATGAAACAAATTAAACATCACACCTTCTACGTACTCTTCCGCATTAAGATATCCGCCAGCAGAATTCACAGCAACATTTTGTAGCGTATCGTCAATCTTCAACATCTTGGGCGGCGCGATTGAACAAATCTTTCCAGTGTGATCGAATACTACTGACCGAAATCTACCAAGAGTACCGTATTTATCCACATTCAATTTAGCACGGTCATACTTTAAAGTATAAAATACACCAACAGGCGTTTTAGAATAATGAACCGACATCCCTTGCTCAGTACACCATTTTCGCAATTCATCCATATTAGAAGTGAATACGCTACTTTCGGAGTCAGTAGCAGTAGTACGAACCTTTTCAATAAAATCCGGAAGACCGGCAAACTCACTTGAAGACACAGCAAACATGTAGTAAATAATAGAATAATAGAATATATCCTTCTACATAGTAGAATACATTATCTTTATATTTGTTTACCATCATATTCTTGCTATTTAGATTTGGATATAAAAAATATTTCATTATTATAATAAACAAATATATAAACAATGGAGGGGCTACAAGAACGTGAAAACCCTGAACAAATTGTGGAAACAAACCCAGTTTTAGAGATAGATGAGATAGAACGTCAGGAAGGCGAAGAAGAACAACCTGGCGAAGATGTGATGTCGCTACTGTTAGAGTTAGGTGATATTATTCGAATCATCGCTCCATCAAATAGCGATATTCACGATAATATGTTTTTAGTCGATTATGTTTCACCCCGAAGAGTAAAATTAATCAACGTTGATAAATTGAATGAATACACGCTAATGATAGATGCAACCGGTAATTTAACTGATGAAAGTATTACTAATGTGGAACTATTGAGTAGAGCGGAAGAAAAGGGGTATGCTCGCCAAAATCATTTAGTAGTATCGACTTGGGTTGATATCAAGTTTGGCGGCGATCTTCCAACAGTAATAACTGGTTTAATTACTGATCTTGAAGAAGATATGATCGAAATACGCACATATCCTGAGGATGATATCATTTATATTAATTTCGCATACAAGGGTATTCCAGAAGATTTGCCCATTGAAGAAATTAATATTCGACAACCTCCAGCTTCCTATATTTCTAGTTCCAGTGAAGCTGATGAATCATCTATAGATATTGTTCCTTCGTCGTCTACCGAAGTTAGCTTGTTAAGAAAAACATCAGAAGGAGCGCAAGGTCAAGCTCGCGCAGCAGCAGAAGCCGGCGAAGAACAAGAAGAAGTACAAACGCCATCATCGAGAGAAGAACGGCGTCTTGCGAGAATGCGAGAGAATATCTCAAACAGTCTAGGAAAAGGAGAAAATATAGATGTTCAACCCGTTGGAATATCGGATACAACAATGCCTTCCTCGTTATTATCTACCGATAAGGCGTACGTTGCTCCTCCGGCAATTCGAGAGAAATTGAAATCCATCATAATTGAAGCCGACCAAATTCAATTTGGTGATGTTCTGGATGTTCTGGTTCAGACAGTTGATATTCCTGATGAAAATAGAAGATATAACTTGGACAAACAATGTGATGATTTAATGGATACTTTACTCACAAATATTCCATCTGCAGAGAAAACACGCCAGGTTTTAACAAATATACAAAAGATGGTCGAGAGATTTAAAGAACTACGCCATAAATTTTCAGAAATAGATAAAGTAGGAAATCCAGCGATACCTAAACCCAAAACCGCGAACTATCGACCACTCGTTGAATCACTTGTAAAAATGAATCGTTCATTGAGTTGGATCATTCCGATTGTGAAGACCCGAAAGGTTATTTTTGATATACCAGTAGATGCGGAGAAGGCGAACGAGATGGATATTGATGCGCGTATTATTCAGGATGAACGTGATGATGAGAATGCGCTACAAAGACGATGGCTTGATGGGTCATTAACGTATCCACAATATATGACGAATTTAACGTCTAGTTATTTTACTCCGCAATTAGAACCACGAATAAAACGCGACGTTATTATCACAAAAATGGTATACGATAATTTCACTACTGTTATAGATAATCTGGACGATTTATGTTCATCTGTTGTGCAAAATGAGAAATTAAAACAGCGCAGATTTGTGATTCAGAAGTATAATCTTGGTCTCTCGAAACTATCATTGCGAAACACACGAGGCGGTGCAAAAATGTCGGCAGATTTCACATCTTTAACGCCGAACGATAGTATAAATGTAACCGGATTTATGACTTTTCCTGAACCAGTTATTTATTATTCGCGTATCACACTACCGAATACCAATATAATGGACAAGAGTAATTTGAATACACAGCATGTTCATTACTGGAAAATGTTGCGCCAAACAATGTCTATAACAACTCACGAAATTTCGGATTTAAAGGAATCTCTCGATATGAACAGTCATAATTTTCTTACTAGTATTAAGAATTTCGTTCTTGATCCATCTCTCGACGAACGAGATAAATACCGTAAATTTTTAGAAGTAATTGTTCCGAAAACGAAAAATATATTCGAAATGATGCGAAAATATATTCACGGACGTTTATCGTTACAAGACGTTCTTTCGTATATCGAGCCGTTTCTTATTTACCAAGAGGATCTGAATGTTAAACAGTATGACGAAATTGTTGCATTTTTGTTTGAGCGTATATTGGAATATAAACGAAATTATGCGACAAATTATCGTAAGTTCAGCAAATTGCGTGCATACAAGTATCATATTCGGTATATTGGTGTCTCTTTTCTATATAAATTAATTGTTACTGGTAAAATGATGGATTCTGATGTATTTAAAGCGTATGGTTTTCAGGATATACAGGTGCGTTCTGGTGGATCAGCTGGTTCGCCTGGTCAACTTGAAGGTATGGATGCGAATCAGCGGCAACAGATGCGCGGTCGAGCTTACGCAACAGGATTATCCGACCAAACTGAGTACAACGACAAATTATTATCATCGTCTGAACTTCTCTCGAAAATGTTGTCCATCGATTATGCTAAGTTATATATGGATGCGATTGCGATAACGACGGCTGATTTAATCACGCCATTTGATTTTAATTTAGTACTGGACGAGCAAAATGAAAAATTACAAAAAGAAGGTGCAATGCGCCCAGATTCGAGTTCAGGTACTGCAGCGGATGATAGTCGTAAACGATTTGGTTTAGTATTAGCGAAGAGTTATCCATATGAAGATGCATTGAAAGAAGACAATGATAGCGGTCTTCCAATATACTTTGATAAAAAATACGACACATCCGATTATTCGTTTATAGAATCGTACCGTGATAAACAGGAAACGATGAGCGAACCGGATTTTAAAGCATTTTTAGCCGACGAATTAATAAAAAAGAAGAAGATGACCATCGATTCTGCGATGAAAGAGGCAGATGCATTGATGACTGGACCCGGACTTCGACCAGTAAAAGATGGCGATTATGCAGTTGTAGAAGTGGATGATTATATAGAGTCGTCGTCGTCGTCGTCCGGACCTGCAAAGGGAATGATGTTTCCGAATGAAGAAGATACTGGCGATGTGGAAACACGTTATTTATATTTTAAAATGGAAAATGGAAAATGGGTGCGTGATGAAAGTATTCCAGCGATAATACCAAGTTCGGATAGAAATTACTTCTGTAATGTGAATCGCGATTGCATTCCTTTGGCTATTGAAGCTGCGAAAAACTTATCTATTCAGCAAGGACCTGGAAGTGGATTAGAGATGTCTACGACAAAAGAAGGCACTGCTGCAATTAAAAAAGCATATTTGGAGAGAAGCAAATTGGAATTCGACGCAAAATATCAAGTAACTCGAGAGAATTTCACACAATTCGTGAATAAGAAATTTGAGTATGACTTAAAGAATATGGAGAGACTTGCCGATATTCATCATAAAGAGTTTTATAAGTATAACGATAAGAAATATTATATCGGTATACAGTCGGGTAAAAAGCAAAAACGAAATGAAGATGAAGCGAGCGACGACGAAGACTACGATTTTGACGCAATTATATCACCGATGGAGCCGTTGAAGGATAAAATTCTAGCACAATCCGATTTTGTAAAACGTCAATATGATATAATGCAATTTGTGACTAGTTTTACTCGTAAGGCAAATGAAATAATGGGCGAAAATCCGAATTGGCTCTACTGTATTAAATCGAATGCGAAATTGATGCCGTCTTTTTACGAAACAATCGCGATCGCATTTATACAAACGAGAGATGAGAGCGCGAATGTACGAGGCGCGGTATCACTAAACGTTGTTATTGATACAATATGTAAAGAACGAGGAACAATAAGTGATGACGGAGAGGCGTGGGTTGATAAACATAGTGGTGCCGTTATTAAACGCATTGAACACGTGACTGAGGAGGGATTCGATGAAATGACTGGATTTAAACTTGTGACGAGAGATATAATTGAGGCGGATGCAGGTGAAGGAATTTTAAAAGTCGCGAAGACAGTGACTGAGCCGAAATCTGGTGTAGAGTCTGCTGCGACAATTATCGCGAAATACGATAGTCCGAATGCCCGTATTATAAATAATATTGTAACAACAATGACTGGTTATATGGGTATCGATATCCACGAAGAGCGAGAATATATTATTCAGAATACGTTAATAATGATGGAGACGGCTGTTCCATCAGAAAAGGTATATAATGATCGTTCTGAAAAGATGTTTCGAGAGAAAGGAAAGAGGCTTCCGCCATATAAGGACGCTTTTTTCCAGTCATTACTCTTAATAACTTTAAGTCACTTGATAATTGCTATACAATGTGCGATACCAACGCCAAAAACACGTAAAACACACGCTGGATGTATTCGTTCATTTTCCGGATACCCACTAGATGGAGAAGGAGATGTATCTGGAATAATGTATGTTGCGTGTATCGCGCATAAGATAAAAACGAGTATAGAACCGTGGAATACGCTAAAGTCGTTCAAGACAGAAGGCGACATTCTTGCGAAATTGAAGACGATGATTGATACATTAATTATGCCGAAGGCATTGACTAAAGAGCGCTTGCAAACAAAGCGCGATTATTTGGTGCAGAATAAAGATGGCGGTAATGGCGCGTTTATACCGAGCGAATTATCGATCGCACGATGGATGAATTTTTTGCCTCCGATGAAGAGTCTCGACAATATGCCTACACCACAAAACGTTGCGTCTGAATTTAGCAATCAATTAATCTCAGATATGAAGCGCGGCTATCACGGTCAACACGATAAACTAAATGTATTGGAAACGAAGTCAATGTATTTCAGTCTTTCTATACAGCAAATGATTCACGAGATCGTGAAAAATAGTAGTCCATTATTAATGAATATCGCAAGTGAACCATTCTTAGAAAATTCGTGCTGTCTTGAACCAACTGACCGCCGAAATATACGAACCATCGATTATTTTATGTCGAAAGCCCAGAATATTCATCATCATAATCGTATTATCGGATTTCTAGAGAAAACGTTGCTTCAAATGACTTCTATCACAAGCGCATCTACCTTAATGGATAATCGTAACACTCGTTTTAATTATCCAGAAATACCTGCCGCATTTAATGAAGAGACGATATATCGAGCATTTATTGCGTATTGTAAGCTAAACCACTCTTTCAGTAATTTACGCGCGAATCCAGTAACAACAGCATTGCATCTTATTCCTGAAATACGTGATATGTGTATTGAACCACCAGATGATTGGAATCCGAACGATCCCATCGATCAAAAAATACAGAAATTAAAGAAGGTATCGAATCTATATGATACAGATAGTTTAGATAGGCTACTTCGTGGAATTAATGCACACAATATCATCGATAATAAATACATAAATCCGACTCGTTCGAGAGAACCAATGCGTTTTCAGCGATTTCGTGATGCTATACTAGATTTGAACCGTAGATATGAAAATTCCGACCGCGAAGAAGAAGAACGAGTTGCGAATATGGCGAAGGACGTTGATGCTGATGCTGATATGCCGTTCGGTATTGGCGCTGAAAATGCGGGATCAATACTTGACCGATGTATTATTCCTGCAAAACTTAGGAGGCTTCTTATTGCGAATATGGATACAAACCAGTCAACGGTCACTGAAGATACGGAAGAAATGCGAGATATTAAGAATTATTTACATAGTCAGAATACGGAAATGCGTGAGCATATCCTCTCATTTCTTCAACAGAATGGAAAGCAAACGAAAGCGAAAATCCGTGATATCGAGAAGATAGTGAAGACGATTATGACGTTTGAGATTAATCAAAGTAACGGAGTGCTAATGTCTAGTTTAGATGAAACGGCGACAAAGAGTATACAATTTATGAAGAATAGTATTAAGAGATTGAGTGAAATTATACCATCCATTATTCTTCGCGGTATTGATTTTGATAATACAAATGTTCCCAAACATTGGGGATTCTCCGATATGCATATGAAGGATATTAAGACAATTATCTCTTCGCATTATACATCATTAAAAACATTTTATAATGACTATATTGTGAAAGAAGTGATACGCCACGCAAACCAACATATAAAAGATATCAAAATTATGATGGATAATACACCGTTCGAAGCGGAGGTATTCTTTGATGAGAAGAAGGATGCTCGTATTGCAGAAGCTGCCGCCGCCCTCGCAACTGCACCTAAACAAAGCGGATCTGCTGCATCTACAGTATTATCGAAACTTATTCCACACGAAGTGGATATTGCGAGTTTATCAGGTGAAAATGGCGGTCCTGTTCCACATTCTAGTCGTAAAAATATATTCACGACATATTCGATATTTGATAGAGACATTGTCCAGAATTTGCATTTGTTCTACTTTCTCTCGATGTTTCAGACATATATCTATTTAGTTATAGAAACACCGATCACAATATACCAGAATGAACCTACAAGACTTATTCGTAAATCAGGTAAATCGGGTAAAGTTGGTAAACAGAGTAAAGTCGCGCACGAGAGTGATGCGTCAACAATATCAGCTGGAAAAATAATTCGCTCGTCTGAAAAGGCGAGGCAAGATGAAGAAGAACAAGACGAAATTCCACCAGAATCAGAACTTCATTCAGCCGAATCAGTAAATCAGCGAGATCTGGCTACAATTAGTGAGATGGATATTATTTTAGGAAATAAAAAAGCGCTAGGTGAAAAGGTAGCCGAACTATTGATTGCGTATTTACGGATTATTGAAAAAGACAAATCATGCATTGATTTCAATTATGCGAATATTAAAGAGAAACTAACTCGTGTACGAGATAAAGAAAAGGATGGCGTTGTTGAGAGAATAGGTGCGATGTCTATGACTGAGCGTCAATTAGAAAATAATATGAAAAAGCATAAGATGGGAATATGGAGTAGAGGTACAACGCAAACTGGTATTGTTATATACGACCAAGACTTTTATGACGAAGAACGTGAAGAGATGGAGAAAATAGCGCAAAAAGAGCGTCAGATGGGGAAGCGTGATTATGTTACCGATATGAACCGAGAGATTTATCTAATGGATGCATTAGAAGAGGATCGGATTGCTGCTGAGATTGAGAATCACGAACTGGATATGCGATCTGGAATTCCTGAAGACGATGACGCAGGAGATGATGATTATGCATATATACTTCAACACGATGATGAAGGTGAAGGGGAATTGGGTGGAGGATATGACGTAGGCGGTGGTGGCGGTGGTGATTACGATGATTAGTATTTAGATTCACACGGCATAATATTATAATATGTTTAATATTTATAAATAGTAGAGTAATTTATAAATAATATTACTATAATGCATCCGATTTATATAGTGATATCAGTATTACTTTTATGGCTGTATTATACAAAAAAGGATATATCGATACTTGCTGCATTTGTTGTGGTCATTTTAGCAACATTTACGAATAAACGCAAAGAAGGCTTATTTAATAAAGGTGGCGGTGGCGGTGGCGGTGGCGGTGGCGGTGACGGTGATGGTCCTAAGTGTAGTGACTACGGTTTCAAAGAGCCCAACATCAAAAGCGATAAGAAAGACAAGACGTTTAAGGATGCGATCGAAAATATAAAAACAGTTGCGAATAGATACTGGAAATATGATGATATTATGGGAAAAACAAATAATAAGAAAAATGCAGAAATATTAGAAAATGTAAAAGCTGCGATGGATGTTGCCGGTACGAGATATGTAGAAGAAAATGGCGAAAATGATCAGGAGAAATCAAATGTATTTATCTCGTTTTGTGCGAATGCTTATGGAATTGTTACAGGAACTGCGGATGAAAAAAAGAACGCGAAGAAGGCAGTGGAAGAATTAGACTTAGATACGGTAATCGAAGGTGGTGAATCAATTGTGGCTTCTTATAATTATGTTTATTCATCTGATGAAGTAAAGGAATTAAAAGAAGACGAGAAAAAACTTACGGGATATATAGTGTGTTTGTTTTCCCAATATTTAAAGATCGCAAAAGCCTTAAAGGATGCAGAGTAATAATACATTAAAATTATTCGCAAATTATCATCGATATATGTATAACTTCACATCATATATTATAGTTGTAAATATATAATTACTTGTTTTTCGTATTTTACCGCTATAAATTCGAACAAATAATAAAAATAGGTTATTATATTACTGATAAGAACAACAAAAAGTAATATAATAAATATATTAGATAACAGAAAAATGTTCACATTAAAACTGTTTATTCGAAATAATATTGTCGGATGTGCGATATTCATATATATTATTATTTTTATGCTAATACAATATGCGAATCCGTCATTTCTTTATAATGAAGATGGAAGTCTACGAGAATTTGGACTGGGTTATTCAAGTAAAACAATATTGCCTATATGGATAGTTGCGATTATAATCGCGATATTATCTTATTTAGCCGTATTTTATTATTCAAGACCCCCCCGAATTCTTGTGATGTGAAGAAATAGAATATAGGATAAATCTATCACTATTTCTTTCCTCCTATCGAAAATGTACCACCAGTATCGGAAGAATTAGCATTCGCATCTTTTCTAGCCTTATCAAGTGCTTCTTGTCTTGCGAGCTGCTGTTCAGCTGTGAATGTGCAACCTATATTTATTAAATAGTTATAACTAATCGATACAGCAAGTAGACCAGCGAAAAAACACCACATAAATTCGCCGACTATAGATTTAAGCAAAATAAATTTACGTATTTTATCCTTGTTTTCGTCTTTATTCGGTTTAATAAGTTTTGATTCCGTAAACCCCTTCCAAAAATCATCAAGATTATCATTATTCAATTCATTTAATATAATAGATTGATCTGTGTAAATTTGTTCTAAAGCTTGACCTAAATCACGTTTTTGTCTGTTTTCCAATTCTTTTAATGGATTACCTGTACCACCTTTTTGTATTTCGGGAGGTTCGATGTTAAATCGAGGGACTAATATATCATTGAAAACATCCTTTAGATCGGTAAAAATGGAAACAAATATATAGCCAAACGTATTTTCGAATGGGATAAGCCAACCAGGCAATATAGCTAGTACAGCATCTAAAATACCTAAAACCAATGCCCAAGGTAATATAGTTGCGATAATTGCGGATGTTGGTTGTGCTGCACCTTGACAGATATTGCTAGAAATACCCAAATTTAGAAAACCTTGTCCTATAACTAAAAGTAAAAAAGTAATCATAGTAACACCGGGGCTTACTTCACCATCGTGTGAATATTTATAATAACCGTATATTAGAAAAATGATAATAAAATATCCGATTGCTACAGATGAACTTACTTCAACCATTATGTTTGCGTTTTAGTCAATTAAATTATACAAGTATTATTATTTTCTACGATATATAGTTCGTAGGAATTTTATTGTTATTTTTTACATATAGTGTAAAACATAATACACAGAATACACAGAATACACAGAATACAGTAATAAAATGGATATGTCTGATAAACCAACTCTTATTGAACCCGGTGTTAAGTATTTTTTAAGTAGATCTCTCGATAACTGTCGTAAAATGAAAGAATTTTATCACACTGAGACGTTTAATTTTTATATGGGGGTTGGGTTTTTTATATGTTTAGGGATTCTATTGTATGCGAAATATAAAGGAAAGCTAACTCCAGAAGAGAAGGAAGCGAAACTTCGTAAACAGCAAGAGTATATTCTCTCGAAGTTAAAAATGGTAAATGCTACACATTACGCGCAGAGTAAAGGTATTCCTATGGATTGTCGCGTGAATCCAGCCGGCAATGGAATGGAAATGCTTACGAATTTGCCGAAGTGGAAAGGACCAGATGAAGAATATTGGGCACGTAAATATGCATAAACAAAAATATATGGAATATATAACTAACAATACGTAATAACATCAATAATGCAATCACAAACTATAAAAAACCTATTGATTGGTGAAAGCCAGTACGGAGGCGGCAGCGGCAGCGGCGGACAAGGGCATGGTGCGTTATATCAGGATCTACACGAAGCCATAGAAGAACGCAATCTTAGTTATAGCGGCGGTGGAAAAAGCGCAGCAGCAGCACGGATTATGCAGTCAAAAAAAGAACAGAAAACCCGCGACACATTAAAAAAAGCGACAAAAGTTATTATGGATATGAATAGAAAACAAGAGGATGCACTTAAACGTCATATACAAAAAGCATCAGATCCTGAAGATTTCCGCGGTTTCATTTATCCATATCAACTGATACCCGAAGAAGAATATAACAAAATAAATGATGCGATAAACGAGTACTATAAATTAAAAGATAAATATGAAAATATTATGAAAAAAAAACGTAAAAGGTTAATGGATGATCCGGCAATAAGTTGGAATACATTAACTGCACAACAAAAGGCGAAACGTTTATCTATTATTAAGCCGTCGTGTATATTATGTAAGCAAGATGGTGGAACGATTTTTACTGAGAAAGAAGGTCGATTAAAGGCTATTTGCGGTAATATCTCACAACCGTGTGGACTACATATTGAAGTAGAGCGAGGGAAATATGAGAGTTTAGAGAAATTAATGACTGATTCTCTAGAAGATGCCCGTGCAACGAAAGACGAGATTATTCGAATGAAATTGGATGTACTTTTTCAGTTTATCACGGAAGAAGAAGTTGTGGAGAAGTTTGAAGGTGTGCAACACAAATTACAAGAACAACTCAAAATGTATGCCGAATTTCGGACATATTATTTAAATGTTATAGACAACGAGGATATCCGGAAAGATACTGAAAATTTAACGAGGGTTATTTCGGATAAGATATCGCAAATAAAAAATTATATTAGAGAATTTAAAGAAACAGATGGAAAAAATAAAAGTTTAATAGATGATATATTAGTAATTTATCAAGATGATATTGAGCCTGCGTATTCGAAAATAAGAGAACATAAATATGTATATTCACAAGTAGAGACAAATGAAAACATAAATGGTGGATTAATTGATATGTATGATGATGGAGAATTTTATTTGACGCAAAAAAAGTATAGTTTTCACGAGTTGTATATGCCGGTTATTATGCCGAAGTGGATCGCAGATAACCGAATTATAAGTAAGCCAGTGGGGCAGGTGGTTGCGCCGGACCGTTCGTCAGTTCAGCAACGAGAAGCGTCGGCGTCTGGGTCCGCGTCCGGGTCGGCATCATCAGCTCCTTGGTATAAAGGTAAGACTGCAGAGCTAAAAGCATTACAACTTGCGAAAATAGGCGAAAGAGAGGGTGCTGCTGTGATGGAAGCATTGCGTTAGTATTCGATGTTATTATCGCAACAATATATAATACGTTATTTATTCCATTCTTATTCATTCTATAATGTTTAACTTATTTAATCACATTTCACTTCCAATTTTCATTGTGAGTTTATCTATTGGTCTTTTCTACGTTTATATTTCGGTTCCAAACCCCAAGATTATTTATGTTTACCCAACACCTGATAACATTCGTAAATTTCAATATAAAGACCACGCAGAAAATTGTTTCACATTTGATGCGAAAGAAGTAAGTTGTGAGAAAGCCAAATCAACAATAAAAAAGATTCCCGTTCAGTAATATGATAATTAATAATTATATCAAATACTTATATACTTGTATATTTATTTGACATGACCTTAAAGAGTGTATTTATACAAAATAGGCATTTTATTTACTGGTTTTTACTGGGTTATATTTTTGCTGTTATATTTAGAAATGTGATGGGAGTTGGTATATTTGATGCAATCTATCGTTTATTCACAACTAGTACCGATTCTAATGTATTCTAATCTATTATAATATATATTCTATCGAATCATATTCTATTGAATTATAATGGGTTTTCAACGGTTATTACATACAGAAACTGGGCGAATATTTATATCTATCGTATTAGGTTTAGGGATTGCGTCGTTATTTAGAAGGGTTTGTAAGGATCGTTCTTGTATCGCATTCAGAGCACCCCCTATTAAAGATTTAGAGAAAGATGTATATAAGCTAGATGATAAATGTTATACCTATAAAACAAAGGCAGTCAAATGTGACTCAACTAAAAAAGATGTCCAATTGAACTAATAATCATATATTCCATTACATCATTTGCGTAATATATTTATCCTATCATTCTTGTTATAAATATATTAAATAGTATAGGAATAATGTCTGATACAACTAGCATAGATGATTTACCATTAAGTAGTCAGAATAGTCATTTAGGACATTTCGGCGGTGGCGGTGGCGGTGGTGGAGGTGGAGGTGGAGGTGGAAATTCAATGATATATTCACCAAATGTTGATAATGTGCAAGTAAATAAGGGATACTCGTCACAGCAAAATGTACCATCGAATATAATGAATGAAGTAATGCTAGGTGTTCAAAAGGCGAGTGCTAATGGTATGACTATGATTCCAACGAGGGATATTCCTATGAATCCAAACGCATTCACACACGATGAACAAATACAACCAAATTATATACCACAACCACCACCAAATGAGCGTGATTATATTCGCGATTATTCGTCAATGGAGGGAATTATTCGAGATAATAATCGCAAAGAGAATCGTTTAGATACATTAGAAGCGATTTATATCGATTTACAGATTCCGATATTATTAGGTGTTATGTATTTTATTTTTCAAATGCCGGTATTTCGCGCACAACTACTGCACTTTGTACCATCGATGTTCGCATCAGATGGAAATTTCAACATCGTAGGTCTAACTGGAACGAGTGTGATGTTCGCATTATCGTATTTCGTAATTATGAAAATCTTCAATAAATTGGGTGAAGGGTTTAGGTAGGTCAATGATTCACACATTGCGGCGAACCCTGAGTAATTGCGTATATGATAGAAATGTATAATATTAATAGTATAATATTAATAGTATAATATTTTAATGCTTATTAGTTTTGATGAAATCATAAAGACTTTACACGCAAACAATATACAGATTGGTGGTAGTTTTCATATAGGTGCTCACGAGTGTGAAGAATTGCAGTTTTATAATCAACTAGGATTAAACCCCGAAAATGTTATATGGATTGAAGCGATCACTTCAAAAGTAAATGAAGCAACAAAAAGAGGAATACCAAATGTATATAACGCCGTGATAACAGATAAAGACGATGAAGATGTAATATTCAATGTTTCAAACAATGTGCAGTCGTCAAGTGTATTAGAATTTGGAACTCATTCTAAAGAACATCCGTATGTCGTATACGTAGATAAAATTAATCTCAAAAGTATTACTATCGACACTTTTTTTGAAAGAAATAATATCGACGCATCTAAGTATAATTTTTGGAATTTTGATATTCAAGGAGCGGAACTTATGGCGTTGAAAGGCGCACCTCAATCTATAAAATATGCTAAAGCGATATATTTAGAAGTGAATGAAAAAGAATTATATAAAAATTGCGGATTAATTCACGAGATTGATGCATTTTTACTCCAATACAATTTTAAGAGAGTTTTAACAAGTATAACACGCCACGGTTGGGGTGATGCATTGTATATTATTATGAATAACTAATTATTGTTATTTTTATTGTTATTTTTTATTTTTTTTGGTAGAATTTTTACGTTTTGATGATTCCAGTTTTTTTAGTGATTTGTTATGCTGTTTTCGGTTCTTTAAATATTCCATCGGTATATACCGCAAAAACCATTGTTCATATTCTTTGCTATCTTTTTTATGTTTTAATTCTTCGAATTTTTTCGTTTTTTCGAATCGCATTGTCTCTAACGTATCTTGTTTTCCATAACATTCAATACTAAACCGTTTCAATAAACCTGTCTGTTTTAAACGATTGTGCTGCTGCACATCAAATAGAAATTGCGACATACAAACGATACGATTTTGGTCATAATAGGGTCTATTCGCATAAATAAACGCCAAGTAAAAACTCAACATCGTATCAATTGTCGCGATTCGAATATTTTTATTGTCTATTCGTAGGGTATTGTAACTATGGCACGCAAGTGGTTTGTATACAAATGCGATGATTTCGTCATCAATGCGTATATCAAAGTGTTCGGAAATAACTTCGCCTACGCCTTTATGTTTCACATATTTTACCTTTTTATAATTACGTAATAATAATTCTGATACGACATCTTCACACACGATTCTTGGATCTTCTGATAATACATCAAAATCAGGTATTTTTTGAATAAGACGCCTTTGATGCTTCGGCATATATCTAGAATATAATATATTCGCATAACCACCAAAAAATACTACATTGTTTTTGATAAATGTATCTCGCACGATTGTATAAATATTCGATTGTTCTAATAATAATTCCTTTTCTGTAGTGTATGATAGTCGGGCAATATCAACTGTATATGTATTCTCGGATTTGCTTTCGGATCGGTCCTCGGATTTGCTTTCGGATCTGGATCTCTCGAGAGATTGTTTTGACGGAGATCTCGATGATGACTTCGTCGGCGTTTTTGATGATAAATGCGAATATGACCTAGACTCCGATTGCGAATCATCTCTAGAATTACTTCTTGATCGTTTATGTGAACGACTTTTCCCACCAGAATGCTCCGATTTTGACCGGGTTTTCGACCTGGGTTTCGACCTGGATTCCAACGAAACACTCTTTGACTCATCGACTATACCTAAATTAGAGTCACTTTCCACTTCAAAACCACGCTGATATTGGATTTTGTCGCAGTCATACCCTTTTAAAGGATAATGATTATTTAATAAGACAAGACGTTTTTGCACTTTTTCCCATCGAGAAACATCTCCATCCGGTCTAGATAATTCGAGATACATAGCCATTCGAAGAAAATTCGGAGGCGCATATCGTATATTATTTCTAATAATCGATTCTTTTGAAATTGATTTGAATAATTCAGGTTCCATTTGCGTGATATCGGCTATACCTGTGAAATTCACAAATACCTTATATGTTCCGAAATGGACGCCGGCTTTGGCTTCTACATCTTCATAACCAGCATTATAATAAATATCCGCCAATTCTTTTGCGTGTTCAAGAGCATTATCTGAATAAAAATCATAATCCGGTAATTCTATATCCTTGTCGTAGAATTGCACGTCCGCTGGTAAGATGTTATTAATCGCAGTACCGCCATAGCAAACTAGTTTTTTGTCTGCTATAAATTTCTCAACCGTTTCTATAATTTTTTTTACTTCAGGATCACGCATCGTTTCTTTTCCTTTACGCGCTTCAACCAAATCCACCGCTTTACGTAGAATTTCTAATTCTTTATCATCATAGGATATCTCATCTTCGCGCTCATTTTTTAATTTTTCTAAATAATACGTCTTGTTATGCATATTATATAACTGTTATTGTTATAATATGGATATAAAATAATATGGATATAAAATAATATGGATACAAATCGAGGATCTTGTTTGTTGTGACTATGTGATATACAATACACAGTACGACAATCTAAAATGGTGGTAAAGCGCCAATACCCGGAGCTTCTGCCGGCTTTCCTTCGAAAGATGAATTTGGATTTGGCGGTTTTGGCGGATCGATCGTGATAGGTATATAACGCAAGTCTTTGGGTTTGAGAATGAATGCAAATCCAACAGCATCAAACATTGACTCATAAGCAGATAATTTTTCATCTCGCGCGGATTCTTGAAAACACATTGCTACAAATTGACTTCCCCACGTATATGGACCATTATGACCTTCATTTTTAGGTTTCACAGCTTTCATCGGTAATACTAGCGCCATATTCTTCTTATTCGCTTCTTTATACTGATTTGCGTCTGCGATATTTTTAACATCAAAAAATGTCTTCTTCGACAAGAAAAATGTGTTCGAACTGATATTCACATATTTGTAAAAGTTTGTCTTTTTATAAACTGGATTTGTTGAATCTACAATGAGAATTATCTTATTCTTAAAATCTAATAGTGGTTCGTCTCCGATATCTTTCATTGTGCCGTCTACACCATAATCCATTCCATATTTAGGAGGTAATAACCGTCTTGAAAGACTTTTACTTTGTTTAATTACTGTTTCTAGGTTATTATACATTGTGATATTTTCAGACATTATTCGCATATGAATGAAAAATGGATCTTCTGGATTAGGACATTTTGCCGAAGAAAATGCATAATTTCCTAATACTTCAAATGCTTCGGATACAGGAATACTATTTTTGGATTTTTTACTGGAAAAGTCGTTTTTGGAAGAAGATGCGATAACCGGGACATTATCAATTGAATATATCTCAAAATCGATAAACCGGCAACCGCGCGATAATACGTGGATACAAGCATCCATACTTATCGTTGAGTAGTCGAAATCATCGGTATTAAATGAATTATATGAAGACTTCACATAATAATCACGTAATTTTAATGTATTCATATTCACATCAGTCAATGATGATATTCTTACCTTTTTTTCTTTACTCGTTTTTTCTTTTTTGTCGTTTTTATTCTCTAAACCTTCTTTTCCAACATTACCAAAATTTATAATTGTATCGGTTAAATTATTTGACGAAGAAAATGGTTCTTGATGCGCATATTGGTGGTCATATATTGTTGCAGAGTGATTTCGTTGGTTGATAGTCATATCATTCTCGCTTGTTTGAAATGAATAATCTTCGCTTGTTAATAATTTACCGGTTTTATCAGTATTAACTGTGATAAAGCCTTCCACTGTGAAACCATTAGTAACATTTGTTTTTGCGGATGAATTTAGTGCATTTTGCGCGATTAATTGGTTCGCATCAGCTAATATTTGATCTGTTTCACTAATGATATTTTCGGTTTTTTTACGCTCTTCTTCGCTGATTTGTATACCTTCGGTTACTTTGTTGTTTCTTGATTTTTGATCATTAAACATTTGTATCAGCGCTCCTGCTATTTTCCAGGATGCTAGTATTAAAATAACTGCGAATATGAAGATAATTTCCTCTTTGTATTTTTTTAAATTCATCTTCTCGTATAATCTTTATTATCGTATATACTTCAATATCTTATATAAATGAATATCTTTATAAATGAATATGTTATATATTCAGTATATAATTATTAGAAATTATATATTTTTATATAAAGTTATACTAATAGATTATAATAGTATACTAATTTAGTTAATCACATACGTAAAATGACTGGTGGGTTACTAAATCTTATAGCCACTGGAAATCAAAATGTTATACTAAATGGTAATCCTAAAAAATCATTTTTTAAAAGCACATATCTTAAATATACAAATTTTGGGCTTCAAAAGTTTAGAATTGACTTTGATGGGCAAAAAAAACTCAGATTAACTGAGGAATCCAAATTCACATTTTATATGCCGAGATATGCGGAGTTATTAATGGATACATATATTTGTGTTACACTACCTTCAATATGGAGTCCGATATATCCTCCAGAGACGAAGGGTCAGATGTGGGCGCCGTATGAATTTCGATGGATTGAGAATATTGGTACACAAATGATAAAAGAAATCGTGATATCTGTTGGTGGAATGACTCTTCAAAAATATAGTGGACACAATTTGATGGCTATGGTAGAGCGTGATTTTGATAAAACGAAGCGAGATTTATATGATCAAATGACTGGTAATGTTCCTGAATTATACAATCCTGGATGCTCTGGTGCACGTTTAAATCAGTATCCAAATGCATATCGCAGTGATAATCTTTCGGGTGCAGAACCGTCCATACGTGGGCGTAAGCTATATATACCGATTAATGCTTGGTTCACACTTTCATCCAAAATGGCGTTTCCTTTAGTGTGTCTTCAATATAACCAATTGCAAATCGATATCACATTACGTCCTGTTCGTGAGTTGTTTACGATAAGAGATGTGAGTGATCCTGATAATTATTGGCCGATAGTTCAACCTAATTTTTCGAATCCGAAACACCAAATGTGGCGTTTTTTGCATCCGCCACCAAGTATAGATTTAACACTTGATTCCTATGCGAATATCAGAACAGATTGGAATGCTGACGTACATCTTATATCAACATATTGTTTTCTATCTGATGACGAATCTAAAATATTCGCAGCGAATCAACAAAAATATCTTATTAAGTCCTATTATGATTGGACATTTAACGATGTGACTGGAAATAAAAAGGTAAAAATCGAGAATTCTATGGGGATGGTTTCTTCGTGGTCATTATTTTTCCAGAGAAGTGACGTTAATTTACGTAACGAATGGAGTAATTACTCGAATTGGCCGTATAACTATATGCCGTATGATATTATTCCTGCACCAGTCGATGATAATTGGAAATGCGGTCTTCCTTCATATGAAAATATTTCTACTACTGCTGGTGGTGATTTGAGTGATCGTCCAGAAAAATGGACGGTCGACTATCAAAATGATCGGTATTATTTTGATAAATTTGGAAAAAATGACGGTATTGGACCAGGAATTAATCCGGTGGATTCACGTTTAACCGGATTACACATCACAGGTGATTTTCAAATCGAAAATGAACGCGATATATTGTTGACTATGGGGATATCATTGAATGGTAAATACAGAGAGAATATTTTAGATGCCGGAATATACAATTATGTCGAAAAATATACTAGAACACGTGGTAATGCGAAACCCGGTATATACTGTTATAATTTTTGTATGAATACAGATCCATACGATACGCAGCCTAGCGGCGCTATAAATATGAGTAAATTTAATCAAATTGAGTTAGAATTAAGCACGATATATCCTCCTTTAGACTCAAATGCGGTAGTCCGAACTATATGCGACCCATTAACAAATGAAGTAATCGGCATAAATAAACCAAACATAAATATTTATCATTATACATATGATTTACACATATTGGAAGAACGATATAATGTTCTAACGTTTATTTCTGGAAATTGCGGATTGATGTATGCTAGATAGATAAATTTGTGAAAAATAAATATTCATAATATATAATCATAATAACGGAAAATATTAATTGTTTATATATATTAGATTAAAGTCTAGAATAAAGTCTATCATTGTTTAGAATGTCGGGAATTACGAGTGAGTTGAATTTAAATAAGATAGCGTCGGTATCGGAGGATATTGCCTACTCTTTTTTATATTTGATGATTGTCTCTATACTGGCTGTGAATGTATTATTCTACGCAGAGAAAGGGCGCGATTCAATATCTGGTAAAGTTAAGGGGTTAGATAAATTATTTCCGTTTTCGCCAGCAAAATGGCCATATTGTTATACAATTGGATCTGAATATTCAGAATGCCCGACAGAGCCGGATAAGTCGTGTGATACTACCAATGCAGATTTTGGACATATTCACGAAAATACAACAAGTAAAGGAGATAATAGTAAAGGTCTAAAATATTACTTCTTAGAGGCGTCCATTCTAATGGAAAAACTAATTTTTAAAATGTTTTGTTTAACAAAGGAAGAGTACGAAGAAACTAAAAAAAAAAATGATAGCGAAGACGATGGTGATATATTTGATCTTTTATTTTTAAAGACAAGATTAAAACAATGGATCAATAATACACTTGTGTTTCATTTTTCAAAAAGCAGAGAATATTTGATCAAGGTGATTGGGTTGATTAATATAATACGCGGTTACGTAGAAACTCTTACCGGACTTGGGGGATATCTCGAACCATTTATGCTAATTATTGGTTTATTGGTATTCATATTATTATTTATGTATTTCGCATTAGGTCCATCATTTCTTCTTACGATTATAGGTATGATTAGTCATAAAACGCTACATTTACCTGATGAGAAAATAAAGACATGGGGCGGTGGACTCTTGTGGACTTTTATCACGGGAATGGGATTTATGGGACTAATTCCTGCGGTTGTATCTTGTTTGCAGTTTGTTCAGTTTATCGGATCTTTTATATTTTATCCATTATTGAATGATTTCAGTTATTATTTCGAAATTTTTACAAGATATATACCTATTATATTTTTCATTTTTAATGTGATTATTATCGTTATCATTGGTACTGAGTATGATAACAACGAAAATGAAATCGAATTCGCAGTATATGCAGTATCTACTGTATTAGTTGTACTTGGTATATTATTTTGGCCAAAATTAACAGATTTTATTAATATGCGTAAAGCAAAAGCAGCAGCAAAAGCAGCAGAAGAAGCGGCAAATGCAAGTTCTAACGTTACAACTGTATAGACTACTAGTCTGATATCACTGTCTCTTTGTTTTTTATGATAATATGTGTTGAAATACTATATAAAAGTTAATATAGTATTTAAGATAATAAACTTATAATATGCCCAAAGGTAAAACGAATAGTACTGCTACTGCTATTTCTAGTGAAGTATCTAAGTCAAGTCCTGAATACTTTAAAAAGTATCCATTTGTGAGTGTATGTACGCCAACCTTTAATCGTCGTCCGTTTATTCAGGCAATGATTTCGTGTTTTAATAACCAAGACTATCCGCAAGATCGAATGGAATGGATTGTTATTGATGATGGTACTGATCCTATTGAAGATTTGATTGCTTCGCATCCACGGGTTAAATATTTCAAGTTTACAGATAAAATGACTCTGGGTAAAAAGAGAAATTTGCTGCACGAGAAATCGCGTGGTGAAATATTAGTATATATGGATGACGATGATTACTACCCTCCTGAGCGAGTATCACACGCGGTTCATATGCTTATTACTCATCCTGACGCCTTATGTGCTGGTTCAAGTGAAATATATATTTATTTTAAGCATATTAACCAAATGAAAAAATTTGGTCCTTATGGTCCGAATCACGCGACTGCAGGAACATTTGCGTTTAAGAGAAAATTGTTGAAACAGCATAAATATAATGATGATGCGTGTTTGGCTGAAGAGCGCGCATTTTTAAAAGATTATACTGTACCATTTGTACAATTAAACCCGATGAAGGTTATATTGGTTTTCTCACACGAACATAATACTTTTGATAAGAGAAAATTACTAGTAAATGCGAACCCGCAAGTTGTGAGAGATACACCAAAACGTGTTATGGATTTTATTAAAGATCCAAATCTTCGTAAGTTTTATATGGTTGACTTGGAGAAATTATTGTTGGATTACTTACCTGGTAGACCGGAAATGAAGCCAGATGTTATCGCACAAACCATACAGCTAGAACGGGACCGAGCGAAACACGCAGAAGAGTATGCACGACAGAATGCTGCCGGCGCAGATAATGGACAGATTATTATTCAACAGCCAGGACAAGAACCAATCGCATTAACGAATCGTCAGGTAGTAGATATTATGCAGAAACAACAAACAGATATTCAATCACGTGATAACCAAATTATTGAGATGAACGAAGAGATACGTAAACTTCAATATGAGTTGCATATACTTCGAAAAAATATAGCAGATAAAGATGATGATTCTGATATTAAAGTTGTTGAGGTAAAAAATAATAACGTAGATACAAGCAATACACTTCAAAATTCGTGTTCTGCTGATTTTATAAAACGATACGAGGAGTTACTTGATGAAAATCGTAATCTTCGTAAGTTATTAGATGATCTTCCAAACGCTAATACAGTTATGATGTGAACATTATACAGTTATGATGTGAACATTATACAGTTATGATGTGAACATTATCTATTGTTATTATTCTTATTGCGGATATTATTATAAGAAACAGTCAATATACCGATAGATATGAATATACCTACTATTTCAAGAATCATTTATGGTAATGATATAGTATAGAGGTCTGGTTTGAGGTGGGGTGGTAGTGGGTGGTTACTTCTAGAGGTTATAATGTATATTTATATAATAATTATAATAATTATATTAGTTATAATAATTATATTAGTTATAGTCAATAATGGAGCGATACCCTCAGGTGGAAAAAACACCTTCTATGGAAGAATTATCACAACGTATTATCGAAGAAGAGATCGCAGAATATTATGCTTACAAACAATATAAACTTAATAAAAGAAAAGAATCCCAAAAAAAATCTAAATCGAATTGGTGCTGTTGTTATGGTGAACGATGACTACGTGTTCTACATTTATACCTTAGAAATATCTACACTGGTAATATTCAACATAAGCATATTCGTTTTTGTTTCGTGAATTATAAATTCGTTATTCTTACTGGCTACATTAAAATTCTCTCGAAGAATATTCAGAATATTAGATGAATCGACCTCATCTTCCTTCGTTTTATATTCAGATAATGTCCTATTTCCATCATCCTCATCCCGTTGATGCTTACGTTTATTGTTTCGACTAGAGCTGGATGAGTCTCTTCCTCCGTCCATATCATACTCGTTATTTGTGGTCTTTTTCTTACTCTTTGATGAGTTTTTAGGTGGAATATAATCCCACACGCCAACTGATTCAATGCACTTATTTTCTGGATCATAAGATACGGTTTGACTATCGAATACCAATGATGTATCTTTCATATAACCGTATGGTTCAAGATCAAATTCAGTAAGTTCATCCAATATTTCCATAAATTCTTTCCCACGAACATAACTTCGAATATACCCAGCAATATCAGGTGTTATCTTAACAGTAACACGTTTAAGCTCATCATCACTTCCGCTACCACTTCCGCTATCGCTATCGCTGCTATTACTATGTTTGTCTCTATCACGGTGTTCATCGTCACTTTCAGATGATGATCCTGCTGACTCAGATTCGCTACCTGAATGCTCATTATGATGTGTTTTATCAAATTTTACAGATCGTTTTTCACCGCCACCATTCTTTTTATGGGAAGCAGGTTTAGCAGATTGCAGTGTGAGGCATTCTACTTCAACATCCATACTAATCTTGTATTTTGTATCATATGAGATTGTAGCACCCATTTCAATAATTCTACTACTATAATTTTGTATATTGTTTATATCTTTTCATACCACATTAAACGCGCAAAATAGAATTCAATCGTCATTTTCACTAAATTCATCATCACATTCTAATTCTGTACGGACTGTTTCAGAATCCGCTGCTCCTTTTAATAAATATTTGTCTAAATACCGATAGATTCGGTTAATATCTAATTTTGTGATTTCATAAGTTTCAAGTAAACGAGGTATTTCTTCTTCCGAATATTGATTTCGTAACGTCAAAAAAAATGCGAACATATCTTTTTGATCCATCGATAATTGCATACACAAATTTTGTATGAAAATCGAATTATTATACTCTGTGCTATACTTTGTTAAAACTTTTGTAAATCTAACTTCTGTCGGATTATACTTCGGCTTTTTAGTAAATCCATTATGATACAAATGATGATTATAAAATGTCTTAATCAAAGAACACAATTCGTTAAATAGCCATATCTGTTTTTGAAATGTGATACGGTCAAAATAATCGGCTAAACATATATTATCTAATAATATCTGATAAAACGGAATCGACGACTCTATCGGAAACTTTTCAAGTACATCAATTATATTTTCGTGCCATAACAATCCAATAATCGTGCGGTCTGTTTCATTTATAAGATTATTATGCTCACAAATAGGAAATGATGTATTAATTATTTTTTGTGTGATCTTTTTACTGTCTTCATTGTATGTTTTTGGCTGAAATATAGATTGTAATATGGTTGTTTGTAATAGTTCGTGTTGTTTTTGGTTCATTTCAATAATCGCATTTAATTTTCTTAGGTTACCTTGAATAAATATCGTTATATTCTTGCGCAAAATATTATCTATGTTTGGGATTGTTATATCGATTAAGTGGTTCATTTGTTGTATCGTCGGTGTTTTTAGTTCATATACGTGACTTACCTTCATCAATTCTTTTATTTTTTTGTCGATATGATAGTTGCCTATGCATATAATTGGATTCATCGTAATTTCTTCTTGTTTCTGTTTTTTCGTTTTTTTAGGTCGTATTAGTTTTATGAGTGATGTTATACCACCCTTATCACCGTTATTCATCCCATCTAGTTCATCCATAACAATAACTATTTTTTGTACCTTTTTTTGAAATACAGACATAATATTTTTGTCTGATATGTTATGCTGAGTTATCGAGTCAATTATTGATTTATTTCGTATATCTCCTGCATCGTATTTTATGATATCATAATTTAAGTCTTTTAATAATCTATTCACAAATTCTGTTTTACCTGATCCTGGCGCACCATAAATATATATGCCTCTTTTAAACGTCAAATCTTTTTTATTTTGTTGAAAAGCTTGAAGAAACTCTTTTATATTATTGTATATTGCTTCACGCCCCAATATTTTGTTGACGTTTAATTCTAGTAATGTGCTTGTTTTACTATTATTATTATTATTATTATTATTATTCGCCGATTTCATTGTTTGTTTAACATCACCCATCTTGTAGATTATTCTGTTATTATTCTTTTATGTTTTAATCTATTCGATTCGCTATTATTATTATCTAAGATATTTAGAATCACTGAATATCGCAAACGTTTTGCATTTTTTTCTTTATCTATATTATAAACGATTTCATATAGTATATTCTTTCTATCGTATTACGATGAATAACGGTCTTTCTGATTTTTTTGCACCTCTCGACAAGGATTATTGCGCCTTGTTTTACTGGCTCACAGTCGTTAACTTTATTTTTCTCATCGTTGCTGCTTTAGGATTCGTGGTTTCGCTTGTTATGTTGTTTAGAAGTAAAGTTACTCTTATGAGTGTTTTATATTCCTTCTTGATGATTTTGGTATATGGTCTTATGTATTATCAATCTCGTTTATTTTATTCTATGTGCGTAACTGGTAATATGAAAGCCGGCACATTTCTGAACAGTTCTGGTGCTGGCGATTCGCTTCCATCTGCCGCGAAAAATGCTTCTATGGCTGCCCCAGGTTCTCTTAGAATGTGAATGTGAGTATAGTGATTTATTATTACTATCGTAGATATAGATATTTTGTATTGAATACTTTTGTATACAAAATATTTTAACATTTTAAACTTGAACTTCTTGATCTTTCACCGTCTAATACACCTTCCCACGGAATATAACCCGCACTAAGATTGTTTGCGTACTTACTATTTTGGATTGTCGTATAATTAGCACAGTTATCTATATTAGAAGCAATAGTTCCGCCACTATACAACCCAAATGGATCACTACAAGTTGTACCACCACTATCTAACTTAAACCGATCAGGACATCTTGAAATCTCTGGTGGCCATTTTTGCGAATTTTTTGATTTCCATAATAAAATTGCAACTGTGATTGTTGATATCACAAGTGCGATCCCGGCTAGCAAAATAGCCATCTTCTGTATTGTTAAATTAAAAAAATTGCTAAACCATCCTGTGCTGCTTCCGCTACCGCTTCCACTACTGCCGCTTCCACTGCCGCTTCCACTACTTCCAAATGCAGAAGAACCTGTATTTTTTGATTGGGAAATATAATCGTCCATTTACTTATGAATAAAGAATATAATGAAATACTATTATATATAATATATAAATTTAATATAATATAATAGATTATAAATAAAATAATTAGTTATGAATCATTACGCATATAAACAATTACCTGAACATACTATTATAGGGCAGCCTAAAAATGGGCGTCTGGATATTATAACTCCCCCTATTCAAGATCAATTCGCACTATACGATAAAAACCCTGTTCATCAATGTGTTACTTATAGAGATGCACTAAATGGTATATGGGAGAATACTCCTCTTTCAAATGCTTATTTTAGCAAAGAAAATATGCAAATCATTCAAAATGGAATTCGCGCTGGTGTGTATAATCGATCCAATGGAAAATATGTTATTGGTGAACAGGATTGTGATACATTGCGTATCATAATGCGGACTATATATCTCCAAAATTCTACGAATGCTCCTACAGATATTCGCGGGCAAATTATTGAGCTTAATAATCTTGTTTATGAATACTGCATCCCACGTATACACGGAGAAGCTGAAGGATACGTTCAGTATAAGCGCGACGTGAGTAATATGTATACGCCGATGTCTCGTCCGAATTTTTCTGATTACAAGCATAAAACTCTTGAGTTAAAGCCGTGGTTTTAAGTTTTTGGTTGATCTTCTTACTATTTGTTCGTTCGTTATTGACTAAACTATCTTGAATGTATTCTATTACCACTTTTAGGAGTACTTGTATTATATATTGATCAGTTGAATAATAAAAAATATTTTATTTATTATTCGTTAACACGTTATACTCCTCTATTTATTGTTCCACTACCTTCTTCTTCATCACAATCTTCTTTTTTGTAGCCCCTGATGATGCAGATCCGCCTGCTGCATTTCCACCACTTTCACTTCCTCTACCATCCGATACCCATTTACGATACTCTTGATCAAGTTCATCTAAATCCTTGCGCCACAGATTTTGAATCGTTGTATCAGTTAATTCTTGATACTGTCTACGCTTATTATCACGTTCCTTGAGAAGGTCCTTTACGTTCTCATCGGTAACACTATCCATCGGCATTTTCAGTAAATATTTAAATTCTTCGTCTCCATCAATGTGTTCATATCCGTGTGCAGTCATCTTCTCAAATACAGCTTCTTTCGTTTGTCTTCTCAATTCCAGCTTATCATCAAGTACTTCCTGAATATATTTTGCTCGGTTTGTTAAAATACGAAGCTCGTTACCCAAATGGGATAACATTGCTATCTTTCGCTTAGAATATAACTCTAAGCGTTCAACGAAATAATCGTCGACGATATTATAGATTGTCGGATATTTTCTTAGTTTTTCGCGGGGGTCGAAAAGATTCATATTTGTTGTGCTTTGCGTTGTGAATAACCCAAGTATTTTTTCCAGTTTGTTTGTCCCCGCTTCCGCATCGATAATAGCCATTTCTAACTCCTTCGGTGTGTGTGGGTATGCAGTATGGAACGTAACAGTTATATCGATGATTGTATCAGTCGACATATCTACATATTCCTTGAGTACAGGAGGTGTAGCACTTCCTCCAGCAGTCGACTGTGTTGCATCCATTAACTTTTCCAAGAACTGCTTATAATCATCGGTCCACGTTCCAATCGGTAATTCAGTAATCCGGACCTTACGGTCTGCGATGATCTCATATACACCTTTGATAATATATTTCGCTGGAGGCGAAATCGCTGGAGGCGAAATCGCCGGCGTAGTAGTTTCACTAGCAGTACCAATGTTTCGAATCGTTCCTTTGAATCCTTTAAAATAAGGTTCAATCACTGGACGGTCATTCACGCTTGTTTCGTTAAGCAGAGCGCGAATATATTGAATGATTTGAAGAGGATTATGCGGCATAACATCTGTACTAAATCCAGTTCCAATACCCTTTGTTCCATTCACAAGAATCATCGGAATCGCCGGAGCATAATAGATTGGTTCCACCAATTGCCCGTCGTCATTAATATAAGATAACACCGCGTCGTCTTCTTGACGAAATATAAGACGAGTGAGACGATTCAACTGCGTGAAAATGTATCTTTCGCTCGCAGAGTCGTCTCCACCGCAAGCTCTACTTCCGAACTGACCATTTGGCTCGAATAAATTAATATTGTTGCTTCCCACAAAATTCTGCGCTAATCCTACGATAGCCGCATTCAAACTCGCCTCACCGTGATGATATCCAGAATGTTCTGAAACATATCCACTAAACTGCGCCACCTTAATTTCTGTCTTCAGACCACCCTTTTTAAAGGCAGAATACAAGATTTTACGCAGAGAAATTTTAAGACCATCCATCAAATTCGGTATTGATCGCGCATTATCGTAAATTGAGAAGTGAATAAGACTACGGTCTACAAATTCTTCGTACGGGATTTCCGGCTTAGATGTATCAAGATACGCTTCACGCGAATATGTAGACAACCATTTCTTTCTATCATCTGCGCGCTTTTTGTTAAACGCCATATCTAATTGATCATTTGAGTGTTGTCCAGTATGCACGAACGACACAATCTTCTTGTTTTCAAAATACACTTTGAACTCTTTCCCGGTACTTGTTCCCAAACCTTTATAATATTTCGTGTTCCAACTAGCTGGAACTATCGAGTTTGGAAACTGTTTTTTCCACTCTTCGAACTCGCCATCATTATAAAATACGTGTTCTTGTTGTCCACGCCTCGCCTTCAAAATCGGCGTATTCATAAACCCAATAAATCCTGGTATCTTTGTGAGTGAAGGCCATTCTGACTGAAACAAATTAATTCCCAGTCCTTGAATATGTGCACCATCCAAATCCTGATCCGTCATAAATAATACCTTTCCATATCGAAGTCGCGTTGCTACATCTTCTGGTGTATACGTTTTTCCAGTTTCAAGACCCAATATCTGTTTGATCTCAGCAATCTCACGATTCTCCGAAATTCGCTTTGTCGTCTCACCGTGAACGTTAAACAGTTTACCTTTCATTGGATAAACACCAATGAAGTTTCTATCCTCTTTACTCAAACCAGAAACAATCCCCGCCTTTGCTGAATCACCCTCGCACAGAATAATAGTGCATAAAGCCGATTTGTCGGATGTTCCTGCATAATTTGCGTCTATCAACTTTGGAATACCACGAATTGTTCGCGTCTTTGAACCGTCAGTCTTCTTAGCTGCCTTTGTATCTTTCACCTCTGTGAGTGCGCACGCTGCGTCCATCACACCCATCTTCGATAGCTTTTCGATAAAATCGTCGCTTACTTTACACGTTGATCCAAAGTTAGCAACAGCAGTTCCTAACTCGTCTTTCGTTTGACTCGAAAATGACGGATTCTCGATATCGCAGCGCAAGAAAAGCATCAGTTGCTCTTTGATTGTATTCGGCTTCACGTCCACTTTCTTCTTCTTCTTGATGAGTTCCGCCAACTTTCGCACAATCTGGTTTGTGATGTATTCAACGTGTTTTCCACCTCTTGGTGTATATATACCATTCACAAAAGAGACGTGACTGAATTCATCCGTCGGCGTAAGACATACAACATATTCCCACCTCGGATCAGGGTTCTCATATATGCGTTTTGTATCTCCCTTTCCACCAATATACAAGTCGACATATTGCTGAAAATGCTTCACAGGGATGAGAGTGCCGTTGTATTTCACTTTAATACTCTTGTCTGTTACTGCTGCGATATCGTATGTCCGTTTCAAAAACAATGCTAGCATATCTTTAGTCAAATTGTTTGACGCGATACCAAATCGCGCGTAGTCTGGGCGGAATGATACGCGTGTATATGGTTTGACTTTTGTTTTCGTAACAACCGGTGGTTCAATCTCTGATAAATTATTTCGGAATTCTTGCACATATTTAAGTCCGCGCACGTGATCAACTGTTTCAATTCTACCCCACGTCGACCAAATAAGCACTAACTTGAAACCAAATCCGTTTTTCCCGCCAACAATTTTCTCCTTTTTGTTCTCGTCATAATTGGTCGATGTTCGAAGATGTCCGAACATCATTTCGGGAATCCATAATTTGTGTTCTGGATGTTGCGCAACATCGATGCCGTTACCATCATTCGTAAGGTGGACTGTTCCGTCATTTGGATCAATCTCCACTTCAAGAGACGTGACTGGGAGCGCGTTTGGTTTTCCGTCGGATATGGCTTGTGCTTGTCGAACAACGTGATCTCGCATATTCACCATCCCTTCGTCGAAGAGTTTGTATAGTCCAGGAATATATGTGATTGCGCGGCGATTTAGTTTAGGAAGAAGAACGGTATTTGGCGCAGAGTCTGATGATGATACAGCAGATGCAGCGGCATCAACAATATCAACACCAACCATATTATCATCCATCACATATTCAGTCATATCAGTAGTCTCAATTGACCCGATATATGTGTCCGGTTTTCTCAATATATGTTCGAGATCCGTCATTTTTTGGTATTTGTTAAGTTCATCGCTATCTTTTCCCGCTGCAGATTCTCCTCCTCCAGCAGCAGATGGTTTTTTTACCTTTTTTTGTATTTTCACTTCGTCACTTGTTGCTTGTACAGACATTTTATACTTTTAAAGAATTATTCAGTAATAACTCGCAAAGGTTACGATGTGAGGATGCCTATGTTTATATTATCGTAAATGTTTAATTCGTTTTCAATTTTATTGTGGGTATATTGTATACTAATAATACGAATTATATAAATGTCTCACGCACCACGTTATCGGCTAAATACTGGTATATGTAGCGATATAGTATTGAACTTAAATGACCGAACGCCCTATACGAAATGTCCAACTCTTACAAATCCAACCGCTGGGATGGCTACGGCTACAAACGATACCAATATTTCTAAAAAAATGCGTTTTGCGCAACGAATACGGGCTGGTTCCGCTTTAAAAGGTGGTAAGAGTTTTTATTCAGTGAATAAAACAAACACGTTTGGAAGTTGGTACGGCGCCCCAAATGGATATGGCGAACCAATTCGTAACGCGTTTTAATTGTATTATATTTAGGCATAATAATGTGAATAGTTCTTCCGCGTATTTTATTTTTTCTAATGTTGTAGTATAAAGCAACTTTAGAAAATGGTGAAGCGTTGTGATAGAGGCGATGATGGTTATTATCATATGAATGGACAAAAATACGAGATGTTAGAGGGATCTCGGGCTCAAGTATGGCACGGTACTGCTTACAAAACGCCAGGTGGTCTCTGCAAAACCGAATTAATCTTCAATAAGAATGGTCGTATTGTTTCTGCAAAGAAGCACAGGACTGCTAAGAAAGAGAATCGTCTTCGTAAGTATGGTTACACCGCTCGTAAAGGCAAGTTCGGCGCGATCAAGATTAACGAGAAAACTGGAAAGCGTCATCGTCTTGTGAATACTCGTAGAAGGTAAATTTATGAACGTATTTTATTATTATATATAACTTCTATAATTATATATAAAAAGGTTATTGATACCGTATTTGGCGATTATTTATTGAATGATTTTGATCGTAACAAATGAAATCCATTTAGATGCAATTAATAATATACGAAAACTATATTCTTATTTGCGTAATATGAATATACCCTTTATGACTGTGAAAAAATGCGATCCAGAAATAACGAAACGTACCGATATTGAAGGTATCATTATTCCAGGATCTAGCGGGAATATGCGTATTTCTTTAGATAAAATCCAACCAAAATTAGAGTTAGAACTATATTATCTATTTCACTTTCCGAATCTACCTGTTTTAGGTATATGCCATGGTTGCCAATTTTTAATGGTATATTATGGCGGTTCACTTATTCAATACGATACTTATTTGAAGGGCAAACTTTCTACTGAATTCGACTTAAAATCTCATATGTTATTCGAAGGATGTGAAAAAATACAAGACACACACTTTCACTTTCACGATTTACCTATTCAAAACGGTGCACATAATAATAATATTAAAGAAATCGCATGGTTTACGTTTCGAGATAATAAACGTCGAGCTTGTGCTTTTGAATTCGAACGCGGACGTGTATATGGCGTTATGTTTCATCCTGAAATGATAGATGAGTCGCATGTCATATTGTATAATTTTTATTATAATTTATGTATCTGAAGAACAGGAAAAAGTTAGACCATCGTAGGTGAAATTCCTACTATTGATTTTACGCTTTTTTCTTATTTTTTTGCTCTATAAAATGGGCGTTTAAATGAGAAAAGGTGTAACAATTGGGTTCATCAGTCACAGCATACATGTGTACTCTTCATAATAATAACAACATCTGCACATTAAAAAAATTCTTCTTTATATTCATCGACTGATTCGGTGTTATCGAGAGATAATGATGTTGTTATCAACCCATTCTCATCTAAATAATCAGAATACTCATCAATCAAAAACTTCTCAAAATAACGTTTGCTTACTGCGCGACGATCTTTAGATTCATAACATTTGCTACAATAATACTCGTATGCGTTGTATAACGGCTGTGGTATCGAAATATTATTTGTTATACATTGCATCTTAAATAAGTCCAAATATAACCGTATTTCGTATTTTTTACTCCACATCTTACAACCAACATTAATAAGATATTTGTCATCTTCTATATTTACATCTGGGTAAAAATGACGTATCATTCCAAGAAGTGCAGCATCACTTATATTATGATATGAATTCTGGCTACTGGTGGTTTTTGTATTCTCGGTGAACGAAGTCAACGTCGATGTCGAGAGATATTCATTAAATAATGTAGATAACTCGTCTATCTCCATTTCAATTTCGTCGTCATTTACGCTACAGTTTTCATTCCAAAAACTCATAAATTTACTAACTGTGGGAAGATGCCGACTTGTTATATTTGTGAATATATCGGCGGGTGGTATTTGGAGCGTATTATGATGATCGATATCTTCTTCATTGTGACTTCCGCCGATACTACTAGTACCATACAGATATTCTGTGATCCTAGTTTTTAATACTGCATTAAAAATCATACTCGGTATCTGAAATTCACTCAAATACATTTTCCATAAATAAAGCATATTGTTCCAAGTTATCCCGCAATCAGCTGATGATGATGGCTCTGTTGCGAATTTCATAAATTCATCGATAATTTGATTCTCGGTTCGTGTCTTAAAAAACCAAGCGTTATCTCTAACTTCGTGTGTTTTACATTGACGCATTAAAAATTCATCTGCATTCCCGTATCTTTGAGAATAATGTGATGCAACGCAGAACAAATCAATAATTGATAACTGTAAATCTGTACTACGTATCACATCTGATGATGTTGCTGAATTATGCGCCTTCATATTCACCATCTGAAAGTTAACAACGCGACAATCCGCATAGGTATGTTCATAATATTTGAACTTAAACGCACTATTAAATGCATTACTCCCGAATAAACTTCCACATTCTGCAGCCAGATCTTTTATTAGCTCTTTCGCGATTGCCGGAATAAAATAGATGAGGGGTGCCGATTTTCTCAATAAAACATCACCAAGTAGTGTTAGAAAATATTTAGCGTGATCGCGTGTTCTGAATAATTTCGGGTATATTTGCCCTATCACATATTGAATCGTGTTCGATTCAGGTATCGATTTCAAAATATCCCGTTCTTGTATATTTTTTATGATTCTGTTTTTTATTTTATATTTCCAGGTTGATATATTTGTTGTTACATCTCCGAGAGATTTCATACTTTGATTTGTTATATCTGTTAATATTCTGTGATGTATTTCATCCTCATTTATAATCAAATATCTCACTTGGTTATATGTGAAGTATAATTCAGAATGTTGAGAATAGTAATATTTATTACGATTTAAAAATGTTTCTATAAACTCTTCGGATATGAGTTCGAGAGATTTCTTACGTGTCTCTCTTTCCATATGGGTTGATGTATAGTTTTTTATCATTATTGGTAACTGATCCTTGATATAATAATGGATTCTCTCGAGAATATGTTCATTTCCTGAAATATCTGCAGATGTTTTCCATAGTTTCGAGAGACTATCTATCGTATCTTCGAGAGAAACAATAATTTTTGTTACAGGTATTTTATTATAAGTATTTGATAACGCATCCATATTTGTCGAAACTATCGGTTATTATGATTATCACATATATTTATTTTTATTATTGTTTCGTATTATTGTTTCGTATTATAATTATATATTGTGTGGAGTATTTATATAAGTAGATATATATTTATTATTGTTATTGTTATTGTTATTACGAGTAGTGTTACTATGAATGCTCATAGTTATCGACCTGTTACTAAAATAAAGAATTATCTTAACAACAAACCTAATCCACTAATACATAATTTTTTAGAATACTATTTTGATAACTTTGATAGTTTATTACTCAGTGGAAAATATTATAGCAATTTTTGGATTACTTGCGGAAATATATTTATGCCTGATTCCATTCATTTAATGCATCCAACATTTAGTACAGAAAGTAATCGTTGGATATGTACGGATATGGGTCCAGGAGGTGTTCATCAAGTATATCGCGATTTTTTAAGTCATATTATTATAAATATCGAAACATATACTGATACACAATTAAATCAGATAAAATATTTACTTTTTAATATGTTAGAAGAAAATGGAATAGCACGTATTTGTTATATTGATATCACCGCGAATCAAACTGTATGGGCAATATTTGCTAAGTTTCATATTGAACGGGGTGAAGATGGTACAAAAGTGTATTGTACTGGAAACACCGTACGATTAGTAGGAGGGTTTGAGATTAGTAATTCTAGGGTATGTGAGTTAATTAATGAAGTATTACGAATAAACTTCTTATATACACAAAGTGATATAGATCTGTATATTCAAGATAATTATCCGGGGTCTAAAGCTCGTTGATTTGCTTTTACAATTTGCTGAGTATATAATCTTCTGATGGATGTAAAAGACGACCCACAGATTCCTTCGCTAAAATCTCTCGAACAATACGTTTTATATCTTCGGAGTTACCGTAATTTTTGATATAATTATCTATA